TATTACCGTTAGACATAGACCTCCTGTATCCCCTTCAGAGGGTAATCAATAACTTATCCCCTAAAAGGGATAACCAACATGACCAGTATACACGACTGTTTACGGATTGCAAGCAATAAAAAAAAAACCGCCCGAAGGCGGTTAATTGATAAGTGTCGTATCTAAAGGCGTGAACTCATAGACCCTTGTACCAAGCCCCGGGAGATAGCCGGAAGCGGTATTCACACCAACCCCATACAGGATGTTGTTACTGACCTTGTAGGCCCCAGAATAATTTGCCCGCATGTTCGTGAAATCACCAACCACAGGTGTTACAGGCATCTCTGTAAAGGAATACCTGACAGGAGAAGCCCAAGCCAACCCCCCGCCCTGCTGAGAGTTAGAGTTGGTCCCTGTGTACATCTCTTTGAGAGTCACCGGGTGAATAAACCTTGCACAATACAACCCGACCTGAACAACAGGTGGACCTCCAGACTTACTTGTGACAGTGTATGACAACGTCGGGGTTGTCATGTTTGTCGAACTTGTTTGTCCGGTCCCCAAGGAACCATCGAACTGGCGACCCTGCCCAAATATCCTATAGTCTGACGGTGTCTCTACGACACGAAACCATCCGCTAGCCCCGGCAACGATGTCGATGCAAGGTGACCCAGAAACAGCGACAGCCTGTTGGGTCCATGTCAAGACGTTCCCGCTTGCCACTCCGGCGCAGCCTGTTGAAGAATCCCCTGCTGCAAACACCCTTCCGTCATTCAGTAGCATGTATGACGTATCAGGAAGTGCCCACTCAAAATCAATTTTCTTGACGTTAGTGAAGTCTGTTCTCATTGTCAGGCCACGGACAGCCGTCTGGTTACCAAGCCCCAGGCCACCGTTGGAATTGGCACCACACATGGCATACTGACCATTGGTGAACACAACTGCCAGGGAATAGTTCCCGACAACAACCTGCTTAATGCTAAGCCCCGCCGTGTATTGCATATAGGCAGTTACATCTTGCAGGGTTGTGGGACTTGTCCCAATGGTAAGCGGGAATTGGCGGTTAGACCCCATGAACATCCATCGTCCATCAACCATCTTAACGAGAAGTTGTCGGTATCCGGTCCAAAATTCTTCAACACCCGATCCCACCAGGGTCCAAACGGTTGTAGTTCCGCCAGTTCCACTGAACCACGAGTCCCCGATGGAGTACAGATTACCGCTCTTTGAAAGGGCCACAATGGCATTTGCGCCTGTACTGAACTTTTTTATGTTTCCCGCCGGGAGTGGTGGCTTCCCCATAGCAGTCATCATTTCGAACATAGATCCTCCTTTTAAAAGGTAATTTTATCACACATCCCTGTGAAATTCACCTTACAGAGGGGCGATGTCTGACTCCGGGACCTCTTGAATCACCGGGTTCAGGCCGATTTTAACTTCCACGTACCAGTTCTCCGTATCTGGAACGGCAGAAAGTGTTTTCCCGGTCAGTCCTTCAAAGGGTCCGGAAACGAATTTGATTGGTTGATACTCTGCAAACGACATGAGTCCTCCTCGTTGATGAAAAGTTGCATATCCGTATGGTAATCGTAGGCTCTGCGCCAGAAGACTGCCATGGTTTCCACCACCATATTGCCATAGATGGTGCGGATGTAGTTTATATCCCCGTAGCTTAGTTCACCCTCGGGGAATCCTTCAACAAAACAAGTCGGCAGGGGAAATGTAAACTCAATCCCCTTCCAACTGGATGTGAACATGGTCTCCGTCTTGGAATCCCATCGGTACTTGTCCCACGCATCCTGACCAGCAGGTCCGGGTTCCCCTGGTGCGCCTACCGGACCCATAGGTCCAGGTGGCCCTGGTGGCCCGGGTGTGTTGCAAATTTCCGCCGCTGCTATAGTGCGGATGTAAGAAAATATCTCCCCGGCGGGCACTTTATACCCGGCCCGACGAAGAAGATCCTCTAATCCCTCACAAAGATCGAACTTAGCCAAAGATAATCTTCCCGATGAAAAACATCACCGTGTAGTAGATTGGCAGGCCCACAAGTAAGTATGCGAACAGGCCCAGCAGACCTTTGATCACATGGCTTGCCATTTCCATGCACCAGTACAGGACATATACCAGGCCTACGACCGGGAATATTACCCCGAACACCCACATAAATATTGCCATCAATGTTGCCATTATTTCACCGCCTTGACGCCATCGAGACGATCAATCTCGTCGCGGACAGATTCGGCGTAGTCCTTGTCCACGGTAACTACGATCACGGTTGTGGTTTGAATCTTCTTCCATCGACGGAAGAACGTTACCAGTGTCACATCCCGGGAGTGGTACTCATCACCTTCCTTGTACACATAGCCAGATTCGATGTTAACAACAGCGTCGTCAGACGGGTTGTCATAATCTTCCTGCTCAACACCATCAAATGTCACAACGGTGTCATCGTGATAATAACCTTTCCAGTATTCTTCGTCGTTATAAAATTGCTTCCAAAGGGCACCTTGTACTTTCATTTGAGTTCTCCGATAAAGTTTGAGACGGGAATGCCCGTCAGGATTCACCAGCGCGTTTCTGAGAGGTTTTCTGGGAGAAGATGATAAATCACCTTGCCTCGTCTTAAAAGCTCTCAGAACGCGTTGTAGAGCGTTTTAAGGAACCTGTGTGCAACTGGCATTGGGACTGCCTTGCATTAGACGACAAATCATCGTCTTTTCGGAAGTCTTTGTGATGACGTAGTCCGGGCAGGCGATGATCGTCGCCCCGCCGCCATGGTCATGGATGGTACAATTCTTCACCTCTTCCTCGGCACTGGCCCCGAAGGCCAACAGTCCCAGTAAAATCAGCACCTTTTTCATCGGCGTTTCCCCAGCATAAGTCCGATCCAAATGCAGCACCCGATCCAGATGACAGAGAACAGCGCAGCTACGATGTACGGTCCAACCATTCGTCATACTCCTTCTGCAAACCCTCAAGGGTTGAGTTCATGATAAGAGGATTACCCTCCACTGGCTCAATAACATACAGAGCGCCCGACACGTTGTCAACCTCAAACATCATCTTTTTGATGTCTTCCCGGTCAAAAACTTCCCGGGGCATACCCGGAAAGGCGGTCAGGATCATGCTCTTACAGTTCCGGGCAAAACCGCAGTTGGAGGCTTGTCCGCCAACAACTGCCATGTATACAACACTTCCGAAACGTGACCGCATCAGTTTAAGCTCCCAAAAGAGCCTTCTGCCACTACAGAAAGGCTTTTGTAGTCAACAACTTGGTAATCACCGTAGGTGATCCCTGAATTGTGGATCAATTCCTTGGCGCTATCCACGGAGAGAGCCACACCTAAGAAATCTTTCCATCCGCCGACGGCATGATGGTGACTGTTTGCAAATACCAGTAACATCCGGCCCGGGGTGTATCCCGCCGCATCCGTCAGTGCCTCGATAGTAACCTCTTTGTTCATTTGAAGCATGATTTAGTCCTTATCCCAGTTAAGTTTGTCTGCCCGGTGGCAGATTAGCAACCGGGTGGCCTCTGTTTGTTTACCTTCGCCAAGAAGTGTATTGTAATCCCGGCGGAACTGTAAGTCTTTTATGATTTCATCCAGTTTTGGTTGCAGAACCTCCATGAGAATATCTGCCTCCTCTGGGTACAAGGTCTCGAAAAGATCCCACCCGGCGTCGGTATCCTGCTCGCCATCCAAAAAGAATTTTTCTCGGAGTTCAGGAGACATCGCATGAACCAAAAGCGAAGAGTATCTTGTGTATTTTCCCATCAGCTACGCACCTTGTGCAACAGTCCAATCACACCCGCACCGATAATGCCGGAGATTACACCGATAATCGCCGCACCTGTGGTGCCTTTGTCCGCCAGTACAGCGACACAGCCCCCGATCAAGGATAACGTGCCGATAATCACTGCTTTCTCGCCGATGGTAACTTTACTCATTTTTACTCTCCTCGTTGTTTGATGGGTCCATCATACAGGACCAGATGTGGATGTCAATCACTTTCGAAAGCTTCGATCGCTTTTAGTTCTCTCCATGCATGAGTCCAAGACTTCCTTATCTTCTCGTACTCCTCGGGGTAAGTTACCCGCACAAGGCGTAACTCATCTTGAGTTATCATCCTTTCGTCCTCGAAAAATTCCATGGTTGCGTCGAAAAGACTCACCACAAAAGTGACATCTTTGAACTTCAATGTCCGGGTACGTGACTTTGGCTTGTCATCAGTCTCGGCGATCATGCCCGCACCTTTCCAAGGTGGGTTGCTGTTGAGGATATCCGCCAATCTCTTGCGCTGGAGTTCCCTTTTGGCCTCCTCCCAGCGGGAGAAATCAGTGTTCATAGACGGACCAGTCAGCCAAGAGGGGTCTATCTGACCCGATCCTGTTCCAGAGTCATACAGGTTGCTGCTGCTAAAAACCTGCTGGTATGTCTTTTCTGTCATAATACCACCCCTGCTTCAAACTCTTCGTAGAGGCCCGCCTCAAAAGCCCGGTGCCCCCGGCGCTTATGCCATTCTAAACACCACGTCTCGCGGATCTTCTCCCATTCATCCTTATCCATCATCTTGATGAATTCAAGGTCATCGCCGTTAACCTCGGTCGCGTCTTCGATCATGGCAAAAGTACCAGGCTTCAGCCAGATTTCGAAGGGCAGGCCAGCATAGCGAAGGATGTATTTTTCCCTTTCAATACCCGGAGTCCCTGGTTCTCCCCTCGGACCTTGAGGTCCCGGCCCCGGTCCCATCATACCATTAACCCCCATTACGCCACTGTCTGCACTAAACATATTTGCCATAAGTTGCGCCCGAATTTGCTCGGCCCTCTGCATAGACTCAATTTGCTTTTGGATCACCATATTTCTCCTTCAATAAACGGTCAGCTTCGTCGAGAGCGCCCGCAAACAATGGCACCATCGGTGAAAGATCTGAGTACAGCATCTCGAACAGGGCCACTTCTCCCTCATCCACATCGTGGGTGTCCATGAAGATCTCCTCGATCTTCAGGCGCTCTGTGCCGCCACGTCCAAATGGGTGATACACAAGGCGATCACCCTTCTCTGGGTCGGTTCTCCACTGGAGCAGTCCACTCATGCTCTTGGTCCACAGGCGGAGGTCCCCATTTTTCTTTTCGTGACGCATGGTGAACTCACGGTGGGTATTCGGCCCGGTAGGGACCTCAATGCCCAATCCCCGGAGTTTTCCCTCCAGTGTGGTAATGATATGGCGGCGGGTAGGGTGATTAATCACCGAGTCCCAACTCCAGTCTTTAGCCAACCTCTCTATTACATCTTTGATTTCGCTCATCAAACCTCCAATTATTTAGGGTAGAACGTGCTGATCGTCATATTCCCAACCGCCTTATCAAACTTCCTGGTGATTCCGAAAAATTCACGGTTGATATCAATAAGGATCTGCTCATCGCCGTACAAAACTTGGAAAAGATCCAACTCTTCGAACGTTGGTCGCCATGGGTCCTCGAACATCTCCGATAGGGTTACCGATACCCCGTCAGAGTCTAACCATACAGAGCAGTTTGCCATTACCGTTAGCCGTGATTTTCCGTCCCCACCGGGGATCTCGACACTTGACAGGTCTCCAGTTTGGTTGTCGATATTGACTTTTATCATATCTTTGGTGGCCCAGTTAGACTCCGTCCTGGTTCTGAGGTAAAAGGATGCCCGGCTACCAAGGATCGTTCCTTGCTCAACCTTGTTCCAAATATATTTGAAAACAAGCTGATGAGTTAGCCAATGGTTCCAGCCGATCCAGCGGGAACCTTGTCCAAACACCTCACGGGTAATCTCTTCTTGGCTTTTTCTCATAGTAGTCTAACTCCCATTCGTCAAATTCTTCTTTGGCTCTTTCGATCGCCCATCTGTGTGCCCACCCCTCTCGGAACTGTTTGAATTCCTCAGGGTACATCATCTTGAACATGCCCATGTCTTGCTTGGTTAGATTATGCTGTTGCAAAAACATCTCGGCTATGTTGTGTTCAGACTCGATGGTAAACGATATCCCCCGGTAAGTCAATTTGTTCTGATGGGTCATAAGCCCATCGGTAACATACACAGGGGGCGGTTGAATACACTGTATCTCTCCACCAAGACCGTGCGATATTTGAGGGCTGGAATGCCTCAATACCAAGTTTGACCAGTTTACACCCACCCAAGCAAAAGCTCTTTGCTGGTCCCTTGCATACACAACGTCACCGACCATAGGATCATTTGGGAGATTTGTTACTGACTGCACCTCTCCGAGATACCTCAAACCAATCGGGAGATGGTCTGGGTTAAAATTGTATCTTGTTCTACTTGACATATTTGTCTCTCCACACGTTCAGTTCATCAGATGCCAATTGTCTTGCTCTGTTCTCCGACCATTCCGCCTCGAAGGCTTTGTAATCTTCAGGGTACGTCGTCTCAAATATCGCCAAATCATCCATATCAAGGTTCTCTGGGTCAAAGAACAGGGATGTTATTTCGTTCGACGACCAAATTGTTGCAGAAACGCCGTTGTAGGTCAAGGTGTATTGTTTCATCGCCGACCAACCACCTGTTGGGCCAGATATTGGACCCACCCAGTTCCATTGACGACCGTCCCAGGCATAGAGGTCAGAACCCACGATATATGTATCGCCAGCGCATACTGCCTGGGGAGGGCATGGCAGGCCATGTACGCTTGCAACCGTCCCCTTTATGGTCAACCCTGCGTTCATATTACCTCCAAAAAGAAAGGCCGACCGCCTTTCGACGATCGACCCGATTATCCAAAGAACAGCACGATGACTGTCACAATGGTGTAGATTGCAGCCCCGGCGATCAGGATGATCCCGAAAGGCTTGCGTGTGAAACGCCGAACACGGTTTGAAAGAGAGTTCTGTTTCTTGTGGTCCGCAACGATCTTCTTGCAGAGCGTCAAGAATGCATTAATCTCCCCCTCCTCGCCAGAGACGGCAAATGGAGTGTGCTTCAACTCTCCGGGGTTCGGGACTGGTATCGGCCCGGAAGGTGTCTCAACCACCATTCCTTGACGATTTACCCGGTAAGTAACCCCTCGGACCTTATCCTCCAAGACATATGCCCTGAATCCCCAAGTGTCGGCCTTGGCCCGGCGGATAGACCCACTGGGGTACTCAAGACGATCTCCTCGGATCAGGTCGAGGTTACCCTCTACCATCGGAAGTTGATGAACGTATGCGTAAAACATAGCCTTCCTCCCGTTGTAAGATTCCGCACAACCATTTTACCATGTTATGCAAAAATACAACAGAAAACTATTGACAAAGAGGGCGTGTTGTCATTTTACACAACAAAATCTCCGTTTCACATTTAAATCCGTAAAATAGATTTTAATACATCGAAAATGCCTATCGTCGGGATCTGGTCAATAGGCATAACCTTGCAATGAATTTTTAGTCAAAAGTGCTTTCACATTTTTGCTGGAAACGCATCAGTGCGATCGATGCTCTCGGCTCGGCTAATCCGGTGCCATAAACATACGATTTTCCGGTCATGGTCCGCCTGACTCCGAACGATCCAAGTTCCAGACCGTCATACATGACATCGAACCCATCCATCGTTTCTACGAGTTCAGTCGGCATCCCGTAGAACTCGCTGAAGAACTTCTGCATTTCCCCAGCCAGCCACATGGCATCGGAACGGGTATAGAAATTCTTTTCGTCGCTCAAACGGATCAGTTCCAGCTTCAGAAACACTGGCAGGTGTACTTCGTCGAGAACGGGTTCGTCACGATAGCACGGTGTCAATGCCATCCAGCTACCAGGTGCCAATTCCCCGTCCTTATCCAGTTGGATGAAAGACTGCTCCGCTGATGCGACGACCGTATCCGCCCCGGCCCCGTATAGCCGATCATCGTGTACGTCCGGCGGGCAGGTGTGCGCCATCACATCCGGGTCAACCAAGCCCGGCACCCTTTTGGCACGAAACCAACGTGACCACCACGCATACGCATCCATAATTACTTCAGCGCTGATTGGATATTTCATTTTACCCCCTGTGCCCGTTTTTGAACGCCCGCTTAGTTATGTCGGAGAATTTTTTGAGGTCATGCATCTCCATACCCGGGAATCGCTCTTGCAGGTAGCCTTCGATCGCACCGTACAGATCGGAAAGTTCGACCAGTTGCATGATCTTGCTCCCCTGTTCATGAGCATCGTTCAACTCTTCAAGCTCTTCCATTATCTTTCCGAAGGACCCGTAGTTTCTCTTCTCGATCTTCTTCAGGTGGTATCCTGCATTAAGGCTGTCTCTCCACTCAGGGAATGGACTCATCGGATGGTTTGTCCCGTCGTACCACCCACCGTTGTAACGGACGTACAGCCCCTTTTCGAAAGTGAATGCGTCGAAGTCGTTGTAATCACTTGGCGTTAAAGCTTGGAACTTGTTACCAAACTGTCCACGCACCTTGAATTTTTCAAGAGTGATGATGTTCAATTCACCACGATTTTTAACCTCGTGGAGGATATTGGCGATAGTTTTGCTCATCTCTTCTCCTATGGGCAGCAGCGCGGCCCGCCACCACAATAATATTGCCAGCTTCTACCCCCGTGGTAGTTTACTGGCCCTGTTCTCTCACACCCGGGTCCGCTGCACTCCTCTTCCATAATGTGATAGTCAATGGAACATGAGTGAGGGTGGTCCAGCATATCGAGGATCTCAAAGCACATGCCTCTCAGCCAGATAAAATGATTATGCTCGCATATTTCCAGCAAGTCAATCTCTTGTTTAGTTGGTTTTGACGGGTTCTCAAAATAAGGTGTTGACTTCCAGCCCGTGATGACACTGATCACCTTTCCGTCTTCAACCTCGTAGTCCACGTTTTCAACCAAACGGATAGTAACTTCTTGAATAACTTCTGCACACGCCGTCCCGTAATCCGGGTTAGCCTTCCCTGTCCGGATGTTTTCTTCTATCCAAGAGATAACCGGGCTTTTGGCCCGGTGTGTATCGACAGACAGAAGATATGCCATTCTTCCGTTCGTCATTTTTCCCATGCGGCATCCTGGACGTTGAGGATCAGTTCTTCCGCCAATCGCTTGTTGCTGTTCTTCGGCAACTTACTCTCGCGGTAGAGAACGTCACGGATCAGTTTGTCCTTGTCGGACGCCCATTCCACGATATCATCGTAGCTGTGGGTCCCGTTGCGGATGCCGAGCAGTTCATCTGCGTCAGGTCGGCGGACGATAACCTGCCCGGTCTCCAGGATTTCCTCCCCCATTCGTAGCAGTCGCACCAAGTGCATGGCATGTTTGGTGTCGTAACCGAACTTCTCTTCCAGTTCGTGCCGGGCGGCGTTACGGTTCTTCACCCACTGCCAGTAGTTGTGGTGCTTATCCTTGGCAACCATGTGATCCTGCCTCAGATACTTAACGATGAACAAAGGAGGCTGCTTTTTCACAGACTCCGGGATCTCGTCGTACTGCAACTTACGGATCGAGCCATCCGGGTTGAACATCGGGCCAACATTTTCACGGTGGTCCGGTACAACGCCGTAGATATCCGCACCGAACGGCACCAAGGTGCAAATGCCTTCCATGTTGTTCAGTTTACGCATAAAGTCTTCATGCTTAAACACCTTCACGTCGAGATAGCTCTGCACCAAGCGGAAAAACTCCAGTTGGGTAGGCTTGGCCTCCGGCATAGGGTTGTTGATATGCTTGTTGTGGCCTTTGATGCGTTTCAACTGCGCCATGGCATAGCCGCCGAAACGGAACGCAACGTTCTTGTTAAGCAGTTGTGGCAGGAAGGACCTTAAATAGTCCCAAGCCGGGTGCTTATACAGCGTCGCCTGGTCATCGGTGAATCCCAGTTCGATGATGTTCGGGTTCATGTCGCAGAACAATTCCATGAAGTTGTTCAGTTCGTAAACCTTGCCGTCCTCCTCGTCCTCAATCCCCATCTCACGCAGGGTTCGGAACGGTGCCCGGATTACTCCCGGGCGGGCCACGATGATGCCACGGATATCGGTATCGCTAGTCGGAGTCGCCGTCCCATACGCATGAGATCCGGCGAGACATAACATCAGCACCTTCGATACGTCTTTGTGACTTTCCAGCTTCTCTACGATGCTTTTTACCCTTCCACTTGCCACAATGGTATTTTCCATTAATCCTCCAATCGTGCAAATCACACAGACCTACCCATCCGGGCTTTTTAACCCGGATGAAGTTATCGCAGTTGGTACAGTCTTTGGTTAAAGACATGACAGGCCATACACGATCAACGAGATCACCATGCCGCCTGTGTACAGAGCGCCCCAAAGTGCCTTCCCTAAGGTGTACTCTACCTTACGGCCTGAAATGCTCAGGGAGTACAGGAAGGTTGAGATGACCGATGCCCAGTGTACCAACAAAATTCCTAAGCCAAGAGGTCCGGTGTACCACTGGAACAGGGAGTAGGAAGCGTACATCATAATGCCTGACACAACAACACGGAAGAACAGGCCGAACGCCGTGTCGTAATTCCCACTGGTCATTATTTTACGGTCTGCAAAGACAACCGCCGCCACCCCGATAATATTTAAGACAAAGGCCAGGGAGAACATGATCATCATCGTGAAATACTGCCACATTGGTGCCAACATTATAAACGCTCCTCTCTAATATCAGTAATGAGGTCTGAGACCTCGAACGGTTCAAGTTCTTCGACGTTGACCAGTCGCAGAAGTCGATTGATCACGAAGTCCTTTTTCACGAAAATATTCGACAAATGCTCAATGTCCTGCTTGCCACGAAGGCCGCTGACCAACTGTTTGTATCGGATATGCTCAGTATACTCTTCACGAGAAATGTCTGTCAACATTTTTCCGCCTTCCAGCTTCAAGAAGACAGTCCCGTGGTCCCAGTCGAACCCGTTGTGGGCAGACTCTACCCCGACACGTGGTGTACCGCCGATCGTCACGAAGCCTTTGTCGATCTGCACCGCCACTTTGTCTTCCGGGTTGCATTTCTGCAACTCAGATATCAGTTCGGATACTTTCACTCGTCCACCCCCAGAAGTTTAGCCACTCCGGCACCAGCCAAAACTATCAGCATGATGACGGCAACAAAGGCCAAGATGATTGGAGAAAATGCCACAACACCCGGGGCGATAAACCCGAAGATCACCCCGAGAACTGCCCCGACAGCAATGTGGAACTCTCGCTCGTAAGGGGAGGAATTCTTAGCGAATAGATAGATTGTCCCCACCCACGTCAGGACACCCAACGGAACCCACACCCACGGTAGGGAACAGAAACTGAAAACGGTATCAACAAACTCACGCACAAATGCAAACATGTTACTCTCCTTTTACCCCGAAAATTTTATGAGCGAACTTTTCGTTGCCGAGAGTCTTCTCCCATACCCAGCCGCAGATGGTTACTACCCACGACACAACATAGAACAGGATCAGCACCGTCCAACAGAAAGGCCACGCCACAGATATGATAAACCAGCCAAGCATCAGGAGTGTCCAGTCGATACGCTCCGGCTTGTCAAGCGGGTCAAGTAGATTGCCATCATACTTACGAGGCATTGGCAGGTAATACCCACGTTGGCGAATCTTGATTCCCAAGAACCACACAACCGCACTAATACAGACGCCAAGTAGGTAAATTGGAATCGTCATAACCTTCCTCCTCTCTTAATTTTTTAAGTTCTGCCTTTACCCTGACAAGGGCGCGGGCAACGTATTTTACTTTCATCGCTTTGATCTCTGAAGAGATTAATTCACGACGACCTGCCAGCCGGGCGGAGATCTCTTTGCTTTTCTCAGAGATTTCCAGTCGGTTCTTGTGCAACTCCACAGCACAGGCCCATAATACATGAGGCTGATCGTAGATGTCAAACATTTTCTCTGGGCCACGGCCCCGTGCATCACACAGGCAAGCCTCCATAAACTTCAAGGCAAAGTGATTTTCGTCCGGCTTATGAGCCTTGATACGCTCAATCAACTCAAACACCTTGCGTGGCTTCAGATCCATGATCCGGTGCAGACGGGTGTGATCGGCACAAACACGCTTGGCGAGGTCCACCCATTTGTTCGGTACGCCGAAGCGATTACTCAGTTGTTCAACCAATACAACACCGAACTCCTCGTGCCCGTGCAGATTTCCGTACTCAAAATACTGAACTTTACCGAGGTCATGGCACAGAACAGCCCACTTTGTTTCCGGGGCCGACATGATGCGTTGGGCGTAATCCAGGCACAGGAGGGTGTGGATGTATGCGTCGCCCTCTGGGTGGTGAGATTTAGGCTGTAAAGCACCACGCAGGTTCGCCACCTCCGGCATCTCGCCGAGATTGCAGAGCATATCGATCATCAACGATGGTCGGTTATCATTGCTCTGGTCCTCGAAGCATTTTCGGATCTCCGCCATCTTGCGCTCTTTCGGGAGCGCCGCCAGTGTCGCTTTTGCACTCTCACAAATGAACATCGTTGAGTGGTCCACCACAAACTTGCCGCCGAATCGGGCCAGGAAGCGGGCCAGTCGGTAGATTCGGAGAGGGTCTTCACGCATCGCTGCCGCTGATACGTTCCTCAGGACACCTTTTTGGATGTCACGGATGCCGCCGTATGGATCGATGTATTCCCCGGTCTCCAGATCCTTTGCGATCGCATTGATAGTCAGGTCCCGGCGGGCCAAGTCCTCTTCGATGGTCACATCCGGGCTGAACATAACTTCGAAATCGTGGTATCCGTCCCCGGTAGAGCGCTCTTTACGTGCCAGTGCATACTCTTCCTTTGTCTCCGGGTGCAGGTACACCGGGAAGGCAGCGCCGTGCGGCATACCGAACCCCAAGGACAGCATTTCTTCATGGGTTGAGCCAACAACCACGTAATCACGGTCCTTGCTTGGCACACCCATCAGTTCATCGCGGACTGCCCCGCCAACCAAATAAATTTTCACTGCTTCACCTCTCTCCAGTTGGTCCATTCGCCGAGGAACCAGTCCAAGGTCTCATTGCTCTCTGCCGATATGCGCACGGTGATCGCTTCGCCGTAGTCTGCCTGATCAGTCCCTTGGAATCGCATGTTTCTTGCGTCCCAAGAGGGGCTGTATACCGCATCCATGAATTTCTGGGGTATTTGGCACCCCTCGAACAGATAATCTCTTACTACATGACTCATACTCGCTCCCCTCGTAAGTTAACAGACCAGCGGTCAATGTCTTTTTCCCAGCCGATCGTGCGTTTGGGCATTTCTTTCTCACCACGCAGGTATCTTATTATATTCAGCGGATGCTTGTCAACAAAAGAAACATCACTGAGCGGGTCGTACCCACTACGGAGCATGTTCTCAAAACGGGTGAACTCATTGTCCGCCGCAGGCTCGATGGTCATAACGTCGAAGTCACCCGCCGGGCGGGGGGAGTCATGAGGGTACACGATCATCTCGTAGCCGGAGAGTTTCCGTTCTTTCTTGGTGAACACTGGTCGGTAAAAGATGTCGTATTTCATGGTTGTCTCCTCTTCAGTGGTTGTCATTATACACATCCTCTGGCGCAATGCAACAAAAAAGGCCACCCGAAGGTGACCTTTTTATTATTTTGGAGATACCCAATAGAACGGGTTTGCCAGATTCAGCTTTTTGAGCGGGTCCCAAATAAAGAACCCGTACCCGGCACCGTCCGTCTTACCGTCCTCTGTGAAAGATGGGCGCTTCGACAGGGTGATCAGGTTGTCCAGCGGATACTTTTTCCAGAACTCCTCCCGGCGCATACTCTCCAAGAACCCCAAGCGGAGAAGCATAATCACCACGTCAGCATCGTTGTGCGCCTTCTCGACGAACTCCTGCGCCAGCGAGTACGGGGGGTTGGTGATAATGCAGTCCACACGATCGTAAGAGGTATTAAGATAATCAACACCTTCCCGGATCTCTCCCCACGCCGAACCAATCGGCAGTTCGTTGTAAAAGCGCCCGGAGGCGCGGCACGGCTCCATGTACGTCCAGCCCTTTCGGATTGGAATCAGATCGAACAGGCATTTGACGGCCCACTCGGGTGTTTCATAAACGTCGTACTCTTTACGCTCACCCTTTGGCTTCAATGCCGCCATTACTGCTCACCCCCGCCGTTCTGAATTTCCTCAATCAGTGCATCAACCGCCTGATAATATGGCATACCACTCAGATCTGCACCGAACGCCTGCCCCATCTCGACGATCTCGTCAGTATTGTACTCTGCAAAGTCACGAGGACCCAGGGTGCTTAAGCGGAAAGTCTTTTTGTACCCGTCGTCCAAGGTGATCTCGAACTCATCACCTTGTTCAAACTCCGTTGCCGAACGCACCTTCGTCTCTGGGAATGGCAGACTCACCGTAGACGTTGAGGTTCCACGCATTGGGTTCTTAATCACAAGATCCCACCATTCCTTCGGTGTGAGTTCCCCACGGGCCTCTGGGCTTACAGTGATACCATACCCCAGCATGTTGCCATCCCCAAATCGCATAACAGCCCCGGGTTTACCGTCCCATACCCCAGCTACCGTCTCCGGTAAGTTCAGCGTCTCCCTACGACGTTCACTGTTTTGTAGACGTTCACGCATTTCCGCTGCGGACAGGTAAACTTCCCCGGCACGGTCAAACAGTTCAGCCAATTCTTCTTTGTTCAGGACTTCCGCCATTTGGTGGTAGGACTTCTCCTTGAACAGGCGTTCGTAGAACTTGGTTCTTCCGAACACATTTGCAGAATCTCCACCGAGACCACCGAACTGCACGTTGTGGAACATGAAGTAACAGCCATCATCACACACCCGCTCATGGCCTGCCAAGAAAATCGTTGTCGCCGCAGAGCAGCATTCCCCGATTGCACGGGTGATGATCTTGGCCTTGCTGTCAGCAAAAGCCGCCAAGTACATATCGGCGATGTTGCAGTATCCTCCCGGAGAGGTGATCAGAACCTCTACTGTATCTTCCTCTTCCGCCGTCCGGATCATATCCAAAGCTTCGATATGATTCTTTGGATCATCCCCGAGTTCTGTCACATACAGACGCCAGTCCATACGCTCCTGCGGTGTACACCAGATATTGCCACGGTACGTTGGATCGATAATATCTTGCTCTTCCATCAGGCCCCCTTGCTCAGTTCAGTACGGACACGAATGTGGTTCTGGAGAATCCAGTCGATCACTTGGGAACGATCTGAATCCACAATCACCTCGTGGTGACGCTTAAACATGTCGAGGATCTTAACAGCCTCCTCGGCGTACTTCGCCGCCCGGTGAACAAACACCAAGCGCTCCTTCCCCTCTTCTGTGACAGGACAGAGGAGGCTCGGAACCTCGATCTCGGACAGGTGGTCAACAAGCTCCTGCCGGGTAGAGAACATCAGAGGAACTTCTTGTTCCACTGGCATGGACAGATTAAACAAGCGGCCCCAGAATCCCTTTTTGGTGTCCAGCTTACGTACAGCAATAATCTCCTCCTTCATGTTCAGGAAAAGAACTTCCGCCAGATCCTCCAGGCGAGCGGCATCTACAGCGCCACAGTTTTTAAGCTCCATCAGCTTACGATGTTCAACCGTAGCAAAAATACCCTTATCCATAAACTCTCCCTTAGATACCGACGAGGTAGTGAAATTTTCCGTCATCTGACGTAATTTTGTCAATAACGTAGTACCACTCATTGATACCTCGCTTAACACTGATACTTACACGTTCACCCGGTGTCAAAGGCACATCTGACACATGCTCCATCGCTTGACGGAAATACCGCCAATGGGTCATCTCCTTGAAGGAGCAGATCCGCTTATTGGAGCCGTCGATGGCCCACAGCGTTTGATTTGCCCACTGTCCAACAGACCACTTGCCTGTCTTCTTGTCCTTACCCAACGAAAAAGCGTTGTTAAGGTTGCTCTTGTTTAATGCCACGCTTAACCTCCATACTCACCAAGAACTTCTCAAGCACCTCTCGGTTTTTATCGTGGAGGAGATTCAAGGTACGGATACCCTGCTTCTTCGCCAGATTTACCGCCGTCGCAGTACCACCTTTTGGATCACCCTTCTTGGTTTCAAGAGCGTAATATATCACGAACTTGCTTTGGTTCAAGTAGGCGTTGCCGAGATCCGCACCAAACAACTGATGGACGTTACGCTCGTGCAGCTTGCGAGCGCCTTGGGACAATCTCTCCCATCCACCATGCACTTCTTTAACCCAATCCCAACGCATTTCTGCGTGTTCTGGGAATTGCCTGTCCACAGCATCCAAGGTTATGTCCCAATCGCTAATCAGTCCATCCCCGCCTGTGAACCCTCTCCACGGGATAAAGATCTCGCACTTTGCACCTTTAAACCTCTGCGCCCCACGTTGGAACGCCGCATCGGCCCCGGCTGCTTTTCCGGAACGCAATACAAACCCCATTCGGGCCAGTCGGTAAGCGGCGTCCTCCATGACGCCTACGACTTCATCCGGGGTTTCACGGGAACCAATCCCGGTGTATGCCGTCATTAACCCTCCAGGTCTTTCTCACGAGCCTTGACGACTGCCTTACACAGGTCGCTTCGAACGATATCGTCGCTCGTCCCTTCCACGTAGTCAGCAAAGTCGAACAGTTCGTGTCGATCAATGAACTCAATTGCCCAGTTAAGACCAGTCTCACGACTCTTCATATCGTTCTGGGAAATATCACCCAAGCAATACAGCTTAGAGCCTTCCCCGGTACGAGTCATGATCGTATACGCTGTTTCAATGTCGGTGTTTTGGAACTCATCGACGATAACCACAGCGTTCTCGAAAGAACGACCACGAACGTATTCCAGCGGAACGAACTCAATGTTACCACAACCCAACTGCGTTTCATAGAAGCCGTGACCGTAGCGATCCTTGACAACCTGAACCAGCGCTGCCAAGAACGGCTCAAACTTCTCCCGGATAGTCCCGGGCAGGAGGCCGATACTGTTACCCATCCCCACTGTTGGGCGGGAAAGAATGATTTTATCGATCTTGCCTTGCTTCAACCAGTCGATAGCGGTACTCATCACTACAAACGTCTTACCAGTCCCGGCGGGCGCGTTAACAAAAACGGCCTGATGCTGGTGAATGGCGTTGAGAAGATCCTTTTGGAACCGACCCTTTGGTGTGATCGGCTTTTTCAGTTCCGGCTCCGCCTTCGGTGTCACCTGGCGACCCGCTGAAAATTTATCCTTACGACGATCCTGACGTGCCTGACGATTGCTATGACGCATAGTACCTCCCAAAGCTGTTTATGGCCCCCGGCGGGGGCCGTCAGTTACTTCTGGCAAAGGCCCAGTTCAACGTTGTACTCCGGCATCTCCCGGAACACACGATCGTACCACCCGTAGGTGAACTCCTCGTTGGCCTGACGCTTCTCACTGATGTCCGTGTAATAAGACACCTGGTGGCAGGTCAGTGCGAAGGCAAGGATATTTACTCCCTTGTCTCCACGCGCCTTCTGGAATGCCTTCAGTGCTGCGAGGGTGTTTTTACCCATGCCACCATCTGGCTCGATATCCCCGTAGAGTTTACCTTGGCGATTCAATACGTTCAACATACGTTGGAGGGTTTTAACTGCGTTTGCACGTCCGGAGTTAATCCCGAAGTCAAACATGCGGTCAGCGATAGCCGGGCTGATAGCCAAGATATCGTCCAACCACATACGCTGCCACCAACCCCGGTCATAAATGTCCAAGGCTTGGGCAACTGTTAAGTCCTTCATCGCACCTTTGTAACCGAACTCCCGGGCGGTTGCAATAGTGATCCCATGATTGGTCTCACCACCCAGGTCGTTCTTGTTGTTGACATATCCGGCCTCGATGTTCACCTTGGCACGGATAATGCCCTCTTTACTAAAGCGTTCTGGCACTACAACTCCTTATTGCAGGGTTGGCTTACTTACTACGCCATAAAGAAGCTCCTGCTGCGCTTCCTCAAGCGCCGGGATGATCTCTGTGTTCATCTGCTCAATGGCATCCTGATACAGAAGATCGGAATGATACTGCTTCAGGTGAACCGGAGCCAGCTTGGACAGATGCTCAGTAAACAGATTCCGGAGACGATTTCGATAATCGTTGCCAGAGAGCATGTCTACCAGCTTTTCTTGTTCCTTGATGCGGCGCAGATCGTCGGCAGTTTTATCCTCAATATCCTGGAGGAACTCCAGTGTACTGTAGGCCACCTCGATCTGTGGTTCGATGTTCATGTCGGCAAGGCGAGTAGCCACGCTATGAACGATGCTCAGATGTGCATCTTCTGGTGAAACAATGGTGCTTGTCTCCATTCCCTTCTCCTACAGTTCGCCAAAATAGTCGGAAGGATTGATTTCTTCCGGCTTGTTGAAATGCTCAACTAAATCAGTGTACCCACCGATGTACTGATCGTCAAGGAAAATCTGCGGCACGGTAGAAGCAGGTCGTCCCGTCGCATCTTTTACCCAAGCGTTCATTTGCATGAAGAACACTTCGTCCTCCAACACATCCTTGTATGTAAACTCCGCCATTTTTGACTGGAGGAGTTCCTTCGCCCGCACGCAGTACGGGCAGTTTTCCTTACCGAAGACTGTAAAGTACATTACTCCTCCACCACTTCAAAGGTAGCCACGATGGCGCTGTCTTCATCACAACAGGTCTCCCGGACGGTGATTCCGTCAGGCTCAAGCTCCCAGTTGTGGTCGGTGTCGTCAAAAGAATGGTTATCAGCCACTCCATATTCCAGATCCGCCCCGTAAACCTTTCCCACGGTGAAGAATTCACCATATCGCTTACCGACGGTCAAACATTTCAACTTTGCCATAAAACCCCCTTAGAGTTCCATGCGGAAGTCATCCGCAGACATTGAAGAATCAACCTGACCGGACAGGTATTGCCCGTTCTCAGTTTCCTGTGGTGTTACCTGCACATTACTGGTGCTCAGGTGACTATTGATCCAAGGGATCGGGTTCTTAGTCGGCTTACCGATCAGTTCCCCCAGGCCAACTGCTCGCATACGCTGGTCGGTGATGTAGTCGATGTATCCGTCCAGCATACCTTTGTTCAGACCGATCATTGAACCGTCTTTGAACAGGAAGCTACCCCAATCTTTCTCCTGCACAGAAGCGTCGATAAAGCCCTGTCGTGCTTCCTCGTAGCAATCCTCTGCCACACGAGCAAACAGGTCCCCTTCGTTACCATTTTGCATTTCTCTCAGAATATACTGAGTTCCTGACAAATGCAAGGCTTCATCACGAGCAATTAACTCGATGATGTTGGTATTGCCCAGCATCACCCCGCGCTCGCCGAAGGCGAAGGAGCAGGCGAAGCTCACGTAGAAGCGGATCGCCTCCAGTGCGTTGATGTTGTGCAGGCACAGGTACAGCGCACGGGCGTGGGTGTACGGGTCAACCGGGAGGTTCAGGGCCTTACGGCAGTTCAACACGTACAGGTCGTCATACATCTTCGTCACAGCTTCGGCGCGGGCGATAATCTCCGGAGACTTCATGATGTCGTCAAAGACGATTGAAGGGTCCGCTATGATGTTGCGAATAATGTGGGTGTATGAGCGAGAGTGGATAGTCTCACTAAACGCCCAAGTCTCGATCCACGTTTCCAAGGTCGTGTCTGACACGATCGGCAGAAGAACTGCGTTCGGACCACGGCCCTGTACAGAGTCCAGAAGGGTCTGATACTTCAGGTTGCTGATGAAGATGTGCTTCTCGTGATCCGGCAGATTCATATAGTCAATTCGATCACGGGTTACGTTCACCTCTTCCGGACGCCAGAAGAATGCCAGTTGCTTTTCGATCAGCTTTTCGAACTTGGCGTGTTTTTGCTGGTCATAACGAGAAACGTTCGGAGTCTCGCCGAGGAACATCGGCTGAGTCAGAAAGTCGAACTTGTTCTGGTTAAACGTGCTGTAAGACATTGTTTTCTCCTTTTCTCTAAACTTATGGTCCATTATACGGATGACGGACCGAGTGTCAATACCCTAAGACAGAAAAACCGCCCCGAAGGGCGGTTTACTTACAGTTTACATGCACCACTTCCGCAACCATCATCTTCCTGATCGTTGCCGTCCTTAGTCTCTTGGTAGTACAGAGTCTTCAGGCCGTGCTTGTACGCCCACATGATGTCACGAATGACAACCTTGATTGGCAGCTTACCGTCTGGGAAGCTCCAAGGCTTGTAGAACGTGTTGGCAGAAGCTGACTGGTCGATAAACTTCTGCATGATAGCCACGAGTCCCAGATAAGGGAGAGGGGATTCCATGTCCCACTTGTACTCGTACACCACACTTGGGTCACCAACGCCCGGGACCAACACTGGGAGCATACCCGCAGCGGACTTCTTGAAGGAAATCGCATCACGAGGCGGCTCGAACCCGTTCGTTGAGTTGGTGATCTGACTTGATGTCTCACACGGCATCATGGTTGACAGCGTAGAGTTACGCAGACCATGAATAGCGATTTGAGAGCGGAGCCATTCCCAATCCATCTTCAGTTCAGCAGTGTGGAGATTATCCACTTCCTTTTTGTAACGGTCAATAGGCAGAATGCCTTGGGAGTATGAGGTTTGGTCATACAACTTACACTTCCCAAGTTCCTTCGCCAAATCCATCGACGCTTCCAGCAGGTAGAACTGGAATGCTTCTGCCAGTTCGTGAACCGCATTTGCAGCACGAGGATCACTGTACTTCAGCCCACGCTTCGCCAGGTAATACGCAAGGTTGGTCCAGCCAATACCCAACGTTCGACGATCCTTAGTCTTCTCTGCCGCCAGCACCGGGTAGTTCTGGTAGTCCAACAGGCGGTCAAGTGAGCGCACCAAGGTGCGGACCGGGCCACGAAGGTCTTCCAGACTCTCAACCTTGCCAAGGTTAATTGCAGACAGCGTACAGAGTGCGATCTCCCCGTCGTCCTCAGGGTCTTTGAGGTCATTGATCGCGTGAGTAGGCAGGGCAATCTCCATGCACAGGTTGGACTGTTTCACTGGGGCCAGTTCTGGATTGAACGGGCTGTTGGTGTTGCAGTGGTCAACGTGTTGAATGTAGATGCGTCCTGTCTGACTGCGCTCCTGCATAGCCACGGAGAAGGCTTCCGCTGCGGAGATGGTTTTCTTAGCCACTTCCGGATCGGCTTCCAACTTCTCGTACAACTCTTCAAATTTCTTCTGATCGGAGAAGAAATACTCGTACAGCTTGCCACCTGCAACGTTAGGATGGAACAGGGTGATATTTCGCCCATGTTGCAGACGTGCATACAGCATTTTGTTGATTTGCAGACCATAGTCAACGTGACGAGCACGAGTGCTCTCTGTACCACGGTTGTTCTTCATCACGATCAGATTTTCGAAATCCCAGTGCCACATCGGGTAGAAGTAAGTAGCCGAAGCCTTACGTACACCGCCCTGAGATGTCCACCCAAGACCTTCTTGGTAAGAACGGACGATCGGCACAGTCCCTGCGTGTTTCACCTCTCCGCCACGGATTGGTGCGTCCTGACCACGAATCATGCCAAAGTTAAGGCCGATCCCTGCTCGCTGGGCAGCGTATTTACCTTGCGCCGTCAGTGCGTTGAAGATCTGGTCGATATCATCGCCGGACTCGATCAATACGCAAGAACTGAACTGGCGTGTCGGGGTACGAACACCCGCCATGATCGGTGTCGGCAGAGACACCTTCATCAGAGACACATTCTCGTACAGGTCAACGATACGCTCCAGACGAGTGGCCTTGTCCTCCTTGGACAGCAGGCCCATCGCAATAAGCATCAGTGCCATCTGTGGGGATTCGTAAATCTCCCCGGAGACACGGTTCTTGACCAGATACTTGTCTTCGTACTGACGCATTGCTGCATAAGTGTAGTCGAAGTCACGATCGTGTACGATCTTTCCGTCAAGGAAGTCGATTTCGTCACGGCTGTAGTCTTCCAGCAGGTGACGGTCATACTTCCCATTCCCAACGTTCAGATAAATCTGCTCGAACAGGCTGAATGGCTTGAAGTCACCATACGCCTCTTTTCGGATCTTGAACAGCAGCAGTCGTGCAGCGGCATACTGATAATCCGGGTTCTGGACACTGATCAGGTCTGAAGCGGCTTTGATCAGGGTGTCATGAATTGCCCGGGTTGTTACGCCGTCGAACATCTGGATCTGTGCTTTCATCAAGATCTCTGATGCACTCACATCGAGACCTTCACAGGCCCACTCTACCACACGGTTAGCCTTCTCGGCGTCGAACTTCTCCGTTTCGCCGGAATTTTTTACAACATTAATGCTGGTCAAGCGAATCTCCTTATTATGAATTACTTAGCTTCAGGCTGTTTTACTTCATACTGCTCAACATCTTCCTCGGAAGCCGCACCGAGACGGATCGTTTTACCGGAGTACGGGTCGTGGTATGTATCATCGTAACCCATCGACTCGTCACACAGATCGTTGAACTGCAACCAGCCAATGTACTCGGCTTTGCTTTGGAAGCCACGTTTGAACCACTTGGTCTGCTCGTCCGGAACAGCATTGTTCTTTTTAGTCATGATTACGCTCCTTTCACCAGATTAAAGATGTCATCCGTGTCACCGAACTCTGGGAGGTCCATGACAACAACGTCGCTACGATCCTCACGTTTGGTATACTTGCGGGTGTTGACCTTTTCCACAGAGGGAATGTCAAAAGACAGCGAGTTTACCATGGCAGCGCCGATCGCACTATCCACGTCGAGGACATCCACTTTATCATAAATTCCCACAAACGGGAAGTCACGTTCATCACGCAGGCGACCAGAAAAAACGGTGGTTTTGCGGAACATATAAGGCTTGTCAGCACAACGGACGTTGACGTTATTCATGCGGTCAATCTTGCACGGAACGTACTCGCCAGTCTCTTCGTTCAGGACGGAGACTTGGAATCCGATTCGGTGCAGAACGATACGCAGAGTCTTGTCGTCCTTCGGGTTTAAATCAAGGATCTTCGCACAGGCCAGGATGAAGTCCAGAGTCACAGAGCCATATTTCACATTCTTTCCAAAAGCCATCTACATCTCCTCGTACACAAAATCCCGGGGTCAATGCCCCGGTCATAACAGAATAGGGTAAGGTTACTTCTTTGTCAACACATATCTTCCAGTCACTGAACCCCCACGGCCCTTCGTATCCCTTCAGCCCAGTTCTTGACATGACCTGGGATAAGCTGTCTGTGCTGAATGAATCCCTTGAAGTTTCCGCTCCAGAAGTTACCGTCACGATCAACGTGGGTGATACCCTTCTCCCAAGACCGGAAATTGGTTGGGTGGTTAATAGACCACAGAACCTCCCCGTAATCATTGGTGCGGTGGTACTCCGCCGCAATCTCTTTCGCCTGGTGCTCGAAGGGAGATGCATGGACCTTCTTGCCAGCCACAAGGCGGGTGTAGATATCCAGAGCCTTGTCCTTGGTGCTATCCAGACGGCGATAGCTAACCTGACCACAGCAAGAGGCAGAGATGCGTAGCGCCTCTTCCTCTGTCAGCATTACCGGGCGATCATTCTCGTCCAGAACGCAGTAACCTTCAAAGATGTGTGCGTCGCCCTCCGGCCCGAAGCCGTAAACGTGGTCAACATACGGTGTGTGCCATACGCCAGGCTGAAGCCACTCAGGTTCAGAGTTTTCCAGCGCCTCTTTCATGAGGTTTGCCAGCACTTCGATCGTCGGGTCAGCGTCAGCATCGACACGCAGCCACAGGAAGTTTTCCATCTCCGTTGTGGTCATGACCGTCTTCATCATCTGGAATGGTTCAATCAGACGATTGGCGATCTGCTTGTGATACCCTGCTTCGTCAAAACGCTCTGCCCATCGGCAGGCTTCTTCTGCTGCACGGTGCCATGCCTCTCTCCCGGTACAGTACAGTTCTTTCATAGAGCCGTCTTCGTCTTCGGTCCAACCGTACCAAACCTGACCGTCGTGCTCGACGCCTTTGTCCTGCATCCCGGGTTGGTTTGAGCCGAATCGGACAGGCATTGCCATGTTGGTACGGATCAATTCAACCATCTTCTTGATCGGCACGGCGCGGGATGACATCGCGTTGCGGCTGAACAGTCGGTGAGTCATAAACTCACTGTGGATGATACGGGGGTACGTCAGTTCAAACGTCGTGATACGCCCGCTGCGCTGCCCCACCGAATCCGCAATGATCTGAACTTCGATGTTTCCCTTGCTAAATACCTGACCCATAAAATCTCCTCTAATTACTTCAACTTACGCAAACGGTAAGGAACAACAACATTGTGCCGGACGGCGAGGTACAGGTCAAGCATTTCTTTGCACATGTCCTTCGTCACCCGGAAAGAAGTGAGCAGGTCTCCCTGCTCCGATCTAACCTCGATATGCTCCCCGTACCGGACAACATACCTGCCTTTACCACACCGCATTACAGTGTTTCCAAGAGCCACTCGGCAATCACGTTCCAGTCGTTGGAGGTAAGGTCGTACTGGGTACGAGGCTCCTCGTCTTGAGTGAACGGCGTGTTAAATTTAACCTTAATCACGTCATCCGGGAACTGATTGAGGAACTGGTTACGATCATCAATGATAACCCCACCCGCTACACCAGCCTTCACCTTGGTCGCATAGAACCCGCTACCATCCGTGCCGTTGTCCAAATCCAAGAATGGGCAGTGGCGCTTCAGGAAGCGGACCTTGCTGCTGAAGTGTCCCTTTTTGCAGTAAGACACAAAGCGGATCGGGTGCCCGGCTTCGTGCAGACGACGGACGGCCTCCACAGCACCTTCACGAGGAACCATTTTGTCATACAGGTGCGGGTCTTCCCAAAACTCGTATGGGGCAATAGCCTCTTTGCAACGAGTCGGGAAATATTTCGACAGGTTGTAGTTGAAAAGGCCATGTTCCTTGTGGTCGTTCTCCATTAACAGGCGATCAGCAGGGATCTGGTACACATTTTCCATCCATTCCAACCAAGGCCAGCCGGAGTCTACGAAAGTCAGGTCCACATCGATCAGGATCGGGGTTTTATTATGCGCCATTCAATCCAACTCCTTTAATGTCTTGTACAAAGTCAAAGATCTTGACCACCGTTCCGATCAGGTCACCCTCTTCGTTCAGAATGTCCGTTTCATACGGACGGAGATCCGCCGGGAACTCATCCGCGCTGATGTATCTGCGAGAGTCACCGTCGAAGTTATATTCCGTCCCATCTGGTTTCAGTCGGTGGATTCGGCACAGGAAATAATTGTCCGGGCCAACCACTTCAACAACCGGAATGGACTCTTCGATGAACCCGCCATCGCTAACCACCACAATACGCTTAATCCCCTTCGGAGTCTCTTCCTTCAGCTTTTTCAGCTTGGCGGCAAATGCCTTCCCAAACACATCGTTGCCGAATGTCGGCTTCATGATGTTTTCGGAGCAGTGGATCATCCAGTCACGTGGACTCACGTTAACACCATTGATTTGCAGGTAAGGGCAAGGCTTTTCCTTGTACTCGCGCTCATACAGTGCAAACCACAGCTTACGGCTGACGCCGGATGCTCGGATGGCGATGTCGAACAGCAGTTCTTTGAATTCCATGTGGATCACTTCGTATCCCGGGGTATTCACATACTGCTCGATTTCGGCGCACAGGGCATCTTTTCCAGCGCCCGCCGGGGCATTCAGATTAATCAGGATCATTATTGCTCAAACTCCTCTTTGTACCAAGACGGCTTTTTAGCCAAATAACCGTTAATACGCTCAAGCTCATCAATTACCGCCCGAGCCTTACCCTCACTGGCGAACTGGCGGAGAGTTTTCCATCCTTTTTTGTGAAGCGGTCTCCCCACATAAGGCTCACTCTCAACATACCTGAACTCCTGAACCTTGTACTTAAAGAAGTATGAGGTAGGATCATAGAAAAGACGGTACTTGAACTGGTCACCATTATCCCGATGGGACTGCTTTTTGTCAAGAGCCGCTTTCATTTCTGCCGTAATATACATATTCCCCTCGCCAAAAGAAAAACCGCCCCGAAGGGCGGCTTTGATTACAGAATGTTCGCCAGCGTTTTCTTCATCGCTGCCTTCTCACGAACGTTCTGACGGTCACGAGCGCAAGATCCGCACTCCTGACAACGGTACACCTTGAACTTGGACAGGAAGGTGTGGGCAGACTTGCCTTTCTCTTCCACCAGGTCGTCGGAGCCACAGCGCACACAGCGCATCACTGACTGATCCGGATGGAACAGGGCGATGTTCGGGTGCTTACGCATGTACGGACGAACAGTCAGGTACAACTCTTCCAGCGTCGGGATGTCCCCGATGTTGTACTCCTCCATCTCGTCGAATGCGGTAGGATCGCCTTCCACACAACGACGCCACAGTCCGAAACCTTCGTGAGACAGCTTACGGCTGTCAAGCTCGAAGTAGTTACACGCTGCTTCCAGTGCGTTTGAAGGAAGAGAGAACGCCTCCTTCAGCGCCGCAAGGGTGTCGATCGTGATATATGGGCTTGGCGGCTGCATACCGTAGTATGCGAAACGCTGGTTGGCCCAACCACGGTCAAAGCGGGCATTGTGTGCGATGAAGATATCACACTCGTCCAACACTTTCCAGAGGTCTTCGATCAGTTTTCGGTCAGACTGGTGATCCCGGCTAAACTCTTCCGGATAGTCAGTCAGCTTGCGGCTGAAGATCGACGGGTTGTGCAGCCACTTTCCGGCAAACGTCAGCATGTACGGTTCCATGATCACCTGTTTCGGAGCAATGAATTGCTTGAAGCGACCAAAGGAATACGCGATGCTTGGGGATGTTTCCACGTCGCCCAAGAACACCTTCGCGCCGGGGTTGCTATCACGTACATGATCGATGAAGCTCTTTTGGATCTCGGCTACGGTTTTTCCGGAGCTAACCTCTTGCTGCATAAAGTCAGCATACTCGTCCGGGGTTGGGATGCTGTCAATCAGTTCTTGGACAGAGTCCAGATTACGTGCTTCCAGTTCACGCTTCAGCATGTTGCGTACAGTTGACTCTTGAGATTCCTTGCCCAGTTGACGGGCCACCTCGCGTTGGGACAACCCACCCTTCATCAGAGCCATAACCTGTTCAACAGTGAAAGTTACATTAGCCAAAATTAATCTCCCGATTACTTACAAAATTCGATAATGTCTACCAGGGCAAAATCACGAACGTCGTCTTTATCAACATCGTGGGCCTTGATGAACCACTGAGCACCCTTATGGTACTGACTTTCCCCGTACCAGAACATCGGGGCACCCTTGATGGTTCGATAACCGCATTCACCTCTCCAGTTACGGTAGAAGAATCGAATGTATGGGGTATCCAACCCGGCGTATAAACTTCTATCAATGCTACTCATAAAGATAGTCTTCCTCCAATTTCCGGACAAACTCAGTAACGTAGATGGTAATCATCACGCCCTTGTCCAGGTTCTCGTCGATAACGATACCGAAGTTCAGGTATGCGTTACGGGCGATAGTCTCCTTAGTCCACCTCTTGAGTGACTTTTTAAGATCCGCAACAATCTCGCCGTGGAACTTACGGTGCGTCTGGTCAGTCTCAAGGTAGTCTGCCAGTCTACGCAACGTCTCACTCATTGTCAACCCTGTTTTACCTTCCATGTGCTTTGCCCATAACTTCTGGACTCCGCCTTCAAACAGGTTCAGTGTGGAACCAATCACACCACGGCACTTACCGTCATAGTGATCATGGTCCAAACATGGGTCCGTCATAGGCTCCCCAAGGATAGCACAAACACCGCCTTGCTCCAGCAGGAGTTGGTCGCGGTAAGCCGCTATGCTCTTGGAACCAGAAACCCACTTGTCCTTACTAAGCGGAACTCGAATTGGCGTTGTTGCCTTTACTTTGGACGTAAAGGAGGGCCTCTTCGATCGCCTTCTTCTCCCGGGCCGTACTGCCACTAATATTCTCCATTGTCAGCGCGAAGAGAAATTCCTCACGTGTTGGACGGCGGTAATCTTCAAAATAACCCATCATGCTTCGACGGAAAAGTGAAACAGGGAAGTCAAATTCTTCCGACATTGTTCCGACATCATCCCCGTTATCGAGCGCAGTGCTTTGGGCTGTTTCCAGCCCCAACTTTTTCACTGCTTGGCTGTCGTTTTGCGTGAGGTAGTAAAGAGACATCTCCAATACCGTCCCATTCCTTTCCCTCCGAGAAAGTGTATCAGCCAGTTGTTCCGGGTATTGCATCCTCTGCATACCGCGCCGGGTGATGAGAACCTCGTCATACCGGGTGCCCCTCATCTTTTCGTACCACGACCACTGGTTCGTACTGATGAATTCCACCAAGAACAGGAGGTTTAGCGCCTTATCGAGCACCAAGAGTTCCGTCCTGTTACCACGAGCACGAGAGATATAGGTGTTGTCACGGCCCAGTGTACCACTAAGCCCGTGCAGCCAATACTCACAGTCGTTCCGATCACCGCAGAGGACGATTTTACGTGTTGCTTCCCTTCTTAGCGAAACCCAGTCGATCTCCATTTCTTTCAAGGAAACACCCTCCAATCAGGATGGCGTCAGCGAGGTCAGTTGCCCCGCCATTCTTTCCGGACTTGTTATAGCCCTTCAAGAACCCCGGGTGGAGGATCTCGCAGACACGCATCATTTCGTCTTTGCCCATCTTAACCTTGTCCATCTTGGTGCCTTTCGCATTAGGAACTTCCTGCTCTTCGCCGGGAAGCCATTTACGTGCCCAAGATTTAACGGACGTTGGCGCGATGGTGTGGATATTGTCCATGCTATACCCATCACGAAGCAGTGTCAACTGGATTCCAAAAAATAAACCAGCCAGATCGCGGGTCGCATTGCCAGCGGAGCCGAAACTCAAAGATTCAAGCACGATGTGCTCGACCTCGAAAGACTCACACACATCCGCAATTTTACGGGAGATGTATGCGATCTGCTCCGCCGGGTGTTTGAAGAACAAACACCAGTCTGAAGACGAGCCTGCCTTTTTCTCAGACCCGGTCGTATGCAAGACCTCTTTGAAGATCGGAACCCCGTCATCAAGGACAACATACGCACAGGAGGCCATACTCTGATCAATCGACAATAAGCGCATCTTCGTCCTCAGCAATAAAATGGTACTCGTTCATCAAAAACACGTAGTTCTTAATGACCTTACTGATCTCGTCGTACACCGTGAACATGGCGTACTTGTCCCCTGGGTAAGGGACACCCACCGGGTAAACCTCACACAGGCTGCGGGTACGATTATCATACCACTGGATACGCCATGGCTCTTCAAGCATTGTCCATGGCTCCTCGATGAGATAAAAGTTCTTTGAGGAACCGGGCACAAACGCCGCCCGGATCTCATCGGCCTTAATCATCTCCTCGACGCGAGAATCTAAACCCTTGGCGTCGTCTTGACTCATTACACAACCCCCGCTTTACGAAGAACATTTCCCAAAGTGGTGTTATCGTCCGGTGTACGCTTCATGTAGACAGCCTGGAAGATAACCGATGCCCACTGCCCGGCGGTGAACTTACGAGGAACACCCATGTGGTCAGTGAACTCAACCCCGTCAGGGAACCACTTCTTGTACTGATTAACGATCGCTGCCCACATGGCATTCTCGTCCTGACAAGGAGAGATGACCTTGAAGGCAGATGTTTCACCAAACCGGATCTTGTCGAAGTTCTGGTACGGCTTGACGTTATCCGACTGGTCACCGAACAGCATCTGGTAGCCAAAGAACTTCTTGCCCCAGCCCTTAACCTTCCCGCTCTCCATCCAGATCTCACCCATGGAGTCATCAATGAGCCACGGGAGCGGGTGCTTCCAGTCGCGCTCTGTCGAATCGCGCATGGTGTTGAAGATCAGCCCCGGGCACTGCACCTGATCCTTATCGAAGGATGCCACAATGTAGTTGAATTTGCCAGTCTTTTTGTAATGCAACCAGCCTTCATACTGCTTCATGGTCAGGTAGTCATCGGCCTCGATACCGTCGATGACGATCGCGCCGTATTTACGCTGGACATACTCACGAGTGTCTGCCAAAAGGAGCGGCCGGATAGTATCCTCACGGTTCCCTTTGTAGATCTCCGGAGTAGGTAAAACCAGCCGGAAATTACCTTCCCCTCCAAGGACGCCCAGCCCATTGGTTGTGCCCATATGCTCAAGGATCGCGTTGATCTTGATCTTCAGCAAATGCAGGCAGTTCTCCACGGGTTCCGGGGTCTGCTTATCCTCGATCGTGAAGTCCTCACGGGTCCAAGGTTTGAATTCCTTCCCCGACGCCAGCATTTTGGCTTCCATGTTGGTGTTCTGGTCCTTCAGCCAGCCGCCAACTACGGTTTGCTGTCGGCCCCAGAACTCCGTCTTGTTCTTGAACTCCATCTGGCGACCAGACTTAATGTGGGTTGCGATAATGGTTCGCTTTTCCGCGCCCGCCGCCGCAACATAACACGTCTGATCCAAATCAAGAACAATAGTAACATCATCCGTAACAATATCCTTAAAGTTTTCTACTACAGGATAACCCATTACCTACTCCTCTTAGAACGCATCACCAAAATCATCCTTGTCTTCCTTGACGGGGCGCTTGAACTTGAAGTCCGGCCCCATGTACTCACTCAGGTAGTCGATGTTAAGCGACCACTCCTGCTGGCTGCGCTGCTGCCATGTGGCGAACTCACTTTTCAGATAGGCAATGGCCTGATCACGACTGATCCCATTGACCTTCATGAATTGCTTGATCGCTCTTTCCAATTTCCCGTTCTTCTCTGCGAGTCCCGGGTGGTGGAACTCATGGCACGGCGGACACAGGCTCATGAGGCCGACCAGTTTAACCTCTCCGTTTTCGAATGTCCAGCTTTCATGGCACTCAACCGGATGTTTTCTTCCGTTACCACCCTGCCCGCCACAGATCTGGCAGGTATAGTTGTGCTCGGCATAGCACTTACGGCGCACCTTATCCCACCCAGCTTGGGTGAGGTAGGAGCGAAGGTTGTTATCCCACGCCGTTTGTGGGATTAGACAAATCTTATGCTTGATCTGCAAAATCACCTCTCACACGGTCATATCCGCCGCAGCGATCAATAAGGGCGTCAGTCGCCCGGTCCCACGCCTTACCCAGTAGGTTCAGGCCCAGCCAGTTGGCCTCGTCATCAATCATCGGGTGATCTTGGCTCAGACCCACACCCCAGATGCGATCCCGGTCAGATGCCTCGACGAAACTGCGGCCCGCCAGTCGGTGCTGTATCGCCTCGCAGCGGAGGCCGAGGTCGAACACCAGGCGGCAGTAGCAGACGTTCTCGACGATCTGCTCTCTGGACTTCTCCCACAGTACGTTGTTGAATCCCTTTACCTTACGGCCCAGCATCTTGGCCTCTTGCGGGTGGAAGACCTCTGTGATCTGCCGGGCGATATTGTGATCGGCAAACAGCATGGCCTTTTCGTACATCATCATGTGCTCCCCAGTGTAGAACTTCACACCTTCCTGCTCATGGCGCGGTAAAGCGAAAGCCCGGTCATTGCGGTAATGATTGCTAAACATGTCCTTCCACGAGTAAAAGAACACATGCTTATCGGTTACTTTCATTATGCTCTCCCAATAGCTACTTCAGTGACACGGTAGTCAACATCCATCGGAACGTTATCGTCGGCGAACATAGATGCCTCACGATATGACGAGAATGTCGGTATGACTTGATGACCATCAATGCGGAACTTGATCGGCGTCAGGCCATTTCGCTGAGTGATCATGTAAAAACCCGCAACATAACTCATACGTTAAACTCCCCGGCAAGTCGGTTGTACTTTTCACGGAAGAACTCCAAGCGAGCCTCCAGATCGTCGATGTAATCAGCGGCCTGATACATCTGGTCATATGGATCACCATCGCAGTTCTCTTGGTTAGCAAGGTCCCGCAGGACTGTCTGGATCGGGAACATGCCGTTTTTGATTGGATGAATCACTTTCATGCGTATACGCTCCACACCACTGCCCCAAATCCGAGCAGGATTATATCAGAAATTAGGGTGATCGTCAGGGTGAAACCGACCACATCTCGGGCATACAACCCGTAGTCTTGGAACACCGGGATCATAATCGCCGGAATAATGCAACTCATAGCGACGATGAACACGACATAGAGAAATGCAAAAAGAATCTTAATCATAGTCCATCTCCAAAAATTAGGGACGCCGGGCAACTGATGCGGCAGTCTGCCGACAAAGGAAGCTCCGGAAGATACTGCGCCAGCAGAATACTGGAATCCTCTTTGTAATACCCGGGGTTGATGTGGATATAGGAAATCTTCCACGGGAACAACGGGCTGTCAATCAAATGGGCGTCAAGAATATCCACCAATTGACCAAATCGGGTCAATTTCTCACCCTTCGCCGGAAGATACAGTCCGAATCGTAGCCCCGCCGGGCCAGTAGGCTCCATCTTGCGGAACCCGACAGCCTTCGACATATCCACCGCAAATACTTCGATAGTCACAGTTTCCATCACATCACCTTCTGCACGACGATTACACGATCATCTTTGCCTTCTTTGTCGCCGTAGATCTGACCCAGGCGCACAAGGGCGTGAATATAGTCTTCCGCCGGGATTTGGTACGTTTTCTCAACGCCATCAACTTTGTAAAAGATTGTCCAGATTTTCATTAAATCCCTCTCTCCTTATTGTACCAAGCGCTCATTTCTTCAGCGCATCTTTCAGACATGTACTTGTTTCTGCACTCATAGAAGTGAATCATAACCTCGCCGGGTGTGTCGTTTCCATACCCCGCCTCAAAGAACGATGTGGAGAACCATTTCCAGTCGCGTGGGGACGCATACTTCTGGAATTGTGATAAAGTCATAAATGGATTGTCATGACTTTCACCGACCCTTAACCTACCCATCAGTAAAGGTCCTCGCTGAATAATTCGTTTGCCGGACCACCTTTTCGACGCCAGCGGTCAATCTGTCCGGCGTGGGTGGCGATGATAACTGCTTCTTCGCGGGTGTGGTACTCTCCCCACTGGTCGATGAACCCTTGGTCATCCCCATGCACATGATCATTCACCAGTTTGTCGCGTACTTGGTCAATAACCGCCGCCATATCGCGGGAGTAGTGACGGGCACCGGGGATAACCAGAGTCCCACCGTCCTTCAGTTCGAAGCGATTTGCTGCCGACACAATCCGGCGCTGCAACTTACGTCCGTCCCACCAATCCGCCACTTTGTAGCAAACATCCGGGAGACCTTCAGGAGCCATCTCGTCGAATACACTGAAGAGATTGGCTTTCACCTTGCGCTCAAAGTCCACCAGCAGCAACATCACTTGTGGGTCATCATAACACCCGTGGAGGTCCTTGTGCAAGTCAGCATTGCCGTTGGACACCAACATCGCGTACTCTTCGAATAAAGTCATCAGTTCCTCCAGTATACGTTTTTGTCTTTTTTGATCATGCGGCTGACCTCTTCTGCCGACAGACGATCATAGCTGGCACTGCCTTCCCGGTAAGCTCCGCATGGAACCCAGTCTGGTGTGGCGAAGCTGTAGTGCTGATAAAAGATCGTCCCCTTGCAAATCTCCATCTCCAGCCACGGCAGGTGCGCTGACTTAATTTTGAAATATGTCATTGTCACCTCAGTGCTTAACGTATTTGGAAGGGCAAGAACCGCCCCCCTCGTGAGTGATTGCCACAGTGGTTCGACCGTTGCTGTAGATGCATACCTTGTCGCTGCCGTCGGTGTAGTAATCCTCCAGGTCAAGCGTCTGTGCCGCCTGTGCATTACCCATCATAATGACGGCAACCAGTGCTGCGATAGAAAAGCCCAGTGCGAAGTATTTCATTTTATTTTCTCCATCATTTCCTGTAGACGTTGACGAAGGATCTCTTCGCCGGGGATTGGACCTTCTTTCAAAAACTGCCGGGCCTCTGGGAACTCCGTTTCCGGCAAAGATCCGAGAATCTGCTTCAGAAAACAGAGAGCCTGCATACGATGACCATCGAACTGCAAGGCTAGGTCACGCCATTTCATATCTGTCCTCATTCCATTTCCTTCAGTGTCAGTGATACGTCGTCTAAAAACTGTTTTTGAATCTGATCGGCGTACTCGCCCTCTGTCGGCAATCGCAGGATGTCAGCACCCCAGCGGTTTGCGTTCATTATGATGTGCAACTGACCACGTCGCCATTCCAAGTACCATTCGCTCAGTTTCTCATGCTCTTTGTGCATATCGTTCAACTGGTCGATCAGATAACATGCCGCCTTCAAAAACCTCGCAAGCAATTTCAGGATGTTCTGGTAATCCGGTGGGAATCGGTTGTATTCGAACAGTTTATCAACCACCACCATCTCCCGGACAATCTCACGAACAGTGCCTATTGGGTTTGGCACCGGGGAGTCCTCCCAGTTGAAACGGTATAGAGACTCACAAATCTCCTTGCAGCGCTTCTCTTTCTTCTCTTGGCTCTTTGGAGCTTGGAAGAAAATCTCTGCCGGAGGGTAGATCGATACATTGTTGATCCATTTTTCGATGAAGGTCAGGTTAATGCTGTTCGACATGATATTTCCTCTTTCGTTGTTTGATGTGAGTAGTATACAGGATGGTTGGCAGGAGTCAATAGGGATATAAAGAAAAACCGCCCCGAAGGGCGGTTATTTTAGTATTGGTCTTCAGCGTAACGGCGCTCATTCTGATTATCGCTTGGCAGAACGTAGAACGCTTGTTCTCCGCTACGCACCGGGGCCGGGCGCGGTGTCGGGTCCAGATGTGCCAGTTGCACACCCGCCGGAAGTTCGTTCAGAGTGAAGGTGGTGTTTACCAGTTGGTCTGCCAGTTCATCCATACGCATGGAAACGAATGCGGCTACGGAGCGACCTTCACGGTCAGCCAGGAAACGCAGTTTTTCGAAGGTTGCATCGTTGAAGTTGATATTCATGGGTAAATCTCCTTTCTCAATTATTATTTGGGGTTAACCGCCCCCGGAGGGGCGGGTACTGCATAGCGGGGTATTACTCGCCGTCTTCGTCGGCCTTACGACCCATCAGGATGTCCAGTTCGTTCAGTTGTTCGATCTGGCCTTCCAGCGCCGCACGTTTTTTCTCTGCGGCATCCTGCTTGTCGTACTCACCATTGATCAGGGTACGCAGGAATTTCGGATCGATGTTAAGGTCTTCTTTGGTGATCGCCAGGATGCTTTTCAGATCCTCTGCGCCATCTTTCTGCTTACGAATCGCATCAACACCTTCCTGAACGATGTTTGCCAGGCGCTTACGGACAGCCGGATCAGAAGGCAGGGTGTTCAGCAGTTCGATTTTGATTTTAGCCATTGTGTATTACTCCTCTTCAGTGAATGTGTGAGCATTATGCTCGTTTTAACTCAGCGTGTAAACAAAAACTTAAACTTTTTTCAGAACTACCACAACCTCAGGTACATCTCCGGTCAGTTCTTTGATGTAAATGGTTTCCACACGAAGAACACCGCAGTTGATCGAAACTTTACGTTCGCCACCCGCATGTGCGCCGATGGTTAGTACGCCAGTATTACCGACACCGATCTTCTGGAGGAACTCGCTCACGACCTGAAGATGAAGCTCGTGAGTATCCTCCTCAACACGGCGGTACTTCAGTGGCTGTGCAAAACCAGTTACGCGATGACCATCGAAAATCACAGCGTTTTTGGTCGGGTCGTATGCGAACGGTACCAGGCTCTGCATTGTCATTTTAGTTTCCATTAGTCCTCCTATCGGACGAACATTCGCCCTTGTTCAAAATAACCATTCTTAATGCCCCGGGGAGCAGAAAGAGACTTTACCGCAGTACCGCCGCAATTGCAAGGGGCAGTTTCGCGCTCTGCAATCTTTCGATTCTTGTCAAATACTGACCCGCACTCGGGGCATTTGTAAGAATACATCGGCATTACTTGTCGGTCTCCAAGATCTTGCGCTCGGTTGCCAGATCGCGGTTCTCTGCCAGTTCGTTATCGAACTTGCTTGGGTAACGAGCCTTTAGCTTACGGATCACACGATCCTGCTCCGCATCGAAATCGGTGTTCAGTGCGTCCATCGCCAGCGCCAGATACCACAGCAGGTCACCCACCTCTTCTTTCAGGTTGGTGGTGTCCAGCGGCTTACCGTAGAACAGTGACTTCTTCAGAGCATCCTGAAACTCTGCCGCTTCCGTTACCAGACCCATAGAGGCGTGAATCAGGCGCGGCCCAACCGCATCCAGATAGAAATTGTGGGACTCGGTACGAATGGCATCTTTAATAAACTGCGACATCAACTTCTCCTTTTCTGTTTCAGTGGGGGCCATTATACATGGCCCCGGCACACTGTCAACGACTTTCGTAAATCTTTTGTGCTTCTTCCCGTCGGCGCTCGTCACGGGCCTCCCTCTCGACGGCACACGCTTTACGATACGCCTTCCTTCGGGCACCGCAGATCTGCTCGACCAGTTTAAGAACTCGGTTTTGCTCCCAGCGATTCATCCAGTCAAGATCTCCGGAGGTAACAGCAGATCCGTGGAAGGCATCCCGGTACATGAAGGTCTTTGCGCCGCGCTGGGTGTCGAGGATCACATAGTCAACAAAGTGGCTACAGCGATCCCGATCCGCTTGTGACGGATTGTCGTACACTTCCAGCTTCTTCTCTGCAATAAGCTCCATGATCCGATTTACCGGGGGCCGGGTCATACGCTTTGGCGTTATGAACTTGTCCCAGTACCAAACACACCCGAGAATGACGCAGGCGACAGCACCGATCCAAAATCCTGTCATTCCAGGTCCTCCGCGATGGCCCGCAGCAGATCCAGCAGTGAGTCAGACGCCTCGATCACTTCCGGCAGACTGTTTGCGACCGTCTTGTCCAAGCGGATCTCAACGAATTTGTAGTTGAGGCGCGGCAGGAACAGAGACTGAAGCTCTTTGGTCTCCGACTTCGTGATGTCGTTGGCCTTGATCGTGATGATCTGTCCGATGAAATATTCCGCAGGCTTCTTACGAAGCGCGTCGGTCAGGCCGGAGCCGACACCAACTTCAAGCAGTCCGTCACGAGTACGACAGATCAGTGAGCCGATCAGTGTTGGATCTTTCTTGTGCGGGGTCGTCCCGACAACTTCCAGATCCACATCGAACTCGTTCTTCAGTTTGACGCCTTTCTTCGTCTTATTGTCGCCCCAAGGCATCGCGGCCTCTTTCAGGACCGTGCCTTCTTTCTTCTGGAGACGCATCTCGATGAAGTGATCGATCGCCTCTTTGAGGCTGTTGATCTGTCGACCTTTCACGAACTGCATGTGCTCCGGATCTTCCACCCACCAGGCGAGGCCCTGCGCAGACAGGCGGCGTTCGCTGTACGGACGCTTCGACTTGCGGGCAATATACTCATCCATCGTCACACGGTCCCAGATCACCAGGCGAACACGGTCACGATCGATATCTGCCGGGTCTTGGTTCAGGTATCCGTTGCCTTCGGCACGTTCCATAACACCGTGCAACCCGTTTGGATCAATAACCAGACCTTCTCCGTGTGCCACGTATGGCTTCGCCGTGCCGTCATCGTCAACAGCCGCTTTCATCAGCGCACGTTCAACGTTCTCCGGGGCGCGGAAGTTCAGTTCCTTGCCGGAACGTGATCGGTAGACCACCTGCTCAGGCCACACCATGATGTCCGCATACAGGCCGTCCATTTTCTCGTCGGAGAAAGCGCCCTTGTAGTTGAACTTACGCAACAGGTCCTCTTTGAACAGGGTGTAGCTCTGGTACGGAGGTTCCGTGATCAGGTCTTTCCACACCTTGTTGGTCAGCGTGGTCTGGATGCCACATTCCAGGTCTCGGTTGATGATCTTCATCAGGGTGTCCGGCTCTTCGCAGGTCTGCACCAGTTGGGTCATGTACGACTTGGCATCGTCACCAGTATATACACGCCCGGCGATGTTTTCAACCAACATTTGGACACTATCTGACAGTGTCCGAAGGCCGGGGGTGAAGAACGGGACACGCAGCCCACGAACGAAGAAGTTCAGTTCTTTGGAATATGCGATCTGGAAGGCTTGTTTAAGGCCATCATTATCCGCATTTGCTCGCAGGATCGCTTCCTTCTCCTTCAAGGATCGGGTTGCTGACAACTCTGCAAGAATACTCGTTACGTTACTCATTGTTTCTCCTTCAGTTTTCCACACATTGCACCTTCGACGTAGTCCGGATTATCTCGGAAAAATTCGTCGTTTGCCTTAATCAGTGCCGGGAGCCAGCCTTGCAGGCGGCTTCTCGCCTTAACCGCCCGATAGTAGATCCTAAAATCTTGCTTTTTCAGGTCAGCCTCAATCTCCTTTACACTTCTCACCGCCGACACCTCCTGCCATCGCCATTATGGTAAGTCCGGCGAGGACAACCCCGCCGAAAACCAAGAATACCGCAAGGAACCGAACCGCGTCAAGCATTATCTGGTGACCAGAGCAATACCGACTCCTCTATCTCAAAGTCGTAATCATCAACTTGACCAGACTCCCGGTCAATATGGGTGTGATAACTGCACGTCCAGCGATAAACCCCTGGGTCCATGTCATCCACGTCCGGCGGGAGGCCGAGATATTCTGCCTCCGGGCCGTTGTCCAGCAGTGCCGGGTGAATGTTCGGGGTTTCCAGAACAGTTACCCTCCCGGCGTAATCGACAGCTACGATCCACACACTTCCGTTAGGTGAGTCGTACTCCGGTTCCTCCTCTTCGTCAAAAGGTTGGATATCTTCTTCATTTGAGAAATCCTTCAACTTCTCACGAAGGGCTTCCTCAATCTTAGGCTGCTCAAGGCAGCGGTCGATTCCTGCATCCAACCACATCTCCGATAAACTCTTAGCCACGAACCCACCCCTTTTCTTTCATGTATGCCTCCGCAGAAGGCCACTTGTTGTCCACGATCGCCTTCAGATGCTCGTGATCCATGCTGTCATGGACATACGTCTCATACAGTTCATCAAGACCGTCGAGCAATGCCTCTTCTCCATGGTGCCGCAGGAAGACTTGGATTTCATAAACCCGGCTCCAGCGCTTGCATTCTTCACAGTTACACATCCACTTCCTCCACGACACGGAGTCTTTTAGCCAGGACCCACGTCCCACCTTGGGACTCCGGACGCTGGAAGGTTGTAATACCCTGAACCTCCACCTTAAACCATTTACGCACTTCACCGGATTTCAGGTTGGTGCTTAGGTGCGGGGCCACAGGGGCCAGTGTGCAGTGCCAGCCGGGCCGTAAAGCGAACCCTTTTGTCGGGTGGCACTCTGCCTCCATCCACTCACCAGGGGCCACCACGAGCTTCCTGTTGATGAATAGGGGGCCTATTGTGCCATCCTTCCGAACACGAAACAATTTGTAGGCGATGATTGTCTCATCCATCAACATGCTCCAGTACCAACAGGTGCTTGCACCGTTTATTGTTTGCCCACACAAGCAGCGCCATGTCCATCCATGCCACTTGATCCGGGTCTCCTGACACTGTCAAGTGCATGTTGTCACAGTTCTGTTTTACCTTGGTCACAGTGAAGTCGATATTGGCCCGGTGCATCCGTTCCTCAAGATACTCCAACTGGTCATTCAGATCAATAGACCACTTGTAGAATCGAGGCTTCTCTTGTGCCCGGTAGATCTCCTCCATCCGATCGACAACACCATCTCGGAAATTTAAAGCCATTATTTCTCCTTCATTCCAGCCCGGCACTCCGGGCAGTACCAAACACCCAACCCGGGGCAGTCAGAATCCTCCACGTAATTTGGAGGTGCTGTGGACAAAGTTATTGATTGCCCGATCACCGCGCCCGGTATCTTGTAGAAGCAGATATGTGGTCCAACACCGTAGTGAGGGTATGAACCATCATCACAGTTACCACACATTTCGTTTCTTCCCACGAGGGTGCATGTCCAAGTCAACCGCCAAGAACGGGTTCTTCCGTGCCCAGCGCTCCTCTTTAGTCTCCAACCCGTGGTCGAGGTAGGACAGCATCCATCGGCCAAGCACAATTCCAAGCACAATGATCACCACAAAGGCCACCAAGTCCAACTCGCGTTGATTCAGGCCGAAGGCCACAATATCATTCACACACTGTTTCATCAGATCATCTCCATCGTAATCAGTACATTGTCAAGGTCATCAGCGGTAAGCTGGAGTTCAGGCTTCATACTATCTTCCACACGATGATAAATCAAGCCCTTCTCAACATATTTGATCATCACACCATAATATTTACCCAACAGGGTGTCCCATCCACACTCGTAAACAGACACCATGCAGACCTTCAGGCCAGCTTTCGCTGAGTGCCATGCCTCACGCACAGCTTCCAGATGAGCTAATTCCAGTTCATCAATTTTATTACGTTTCTTATTACTTAACATTCTATAACCCTCATACGGTTGTCTCGTTTCGATGTATTCATTCTATGATCTGATGATCCTCCTGTCAATACTTTAAATTTAAAATTTTTCATGTAAGATCTATATAAAGATCTTTAAGATTGATAGAAATCTTCTATTGTTTTCTTCTTTTTAATAATTATTATGAATGAATATGAATAATAATTATAAGATTAATAATTTATGAGTGTAACGAATAAATTATAAGATTAATAAAACCGTAGCCCGGAGGGCGAGCGTAGCGAGGTTTTATGTAGTTATATACTCTTGTGTGCCTTTTGGGCTACATGGTTGACATGTGGAAGACAAGATGGCAAACTGGAGTCGGGTTAGAGTAAGGAGGGCAAGTGGAAGAGTTTGATTGTTTCGTCCCGGAGGGTGCCTTCATCCAGTTCCCAATGCAGTGGGTGATGGACATGAAGGGGGACGATGTAAAGAAGATGGTGATTCTTCATTGGAGGTTTGGATTTTTTGCACGTAAGGCGGTGAAGGAAGGTATCCCGGTCGAGAAGTGCTATTATGAATCGCAGGGTAAGCTTGCGGCTCTCTTTGGCATGTCTGTAAACTCAAGAACCAAGGTTGGACAATTCCTGAAGAGGATGGAGGAGATGGGTTACATCTCGACGCACAAGGAAGACACCGTGTACGAGGGTAAGGTGAAGTCCCGGCTGTACATTGTGGTAAATGACCCGAATATTTTAAAAGGCTCTTGACGGGGCCTTTTTATTTTTGTACCATGCAGACACTTTAACTGAGAGGAGAGAAATATGATTCGTGCATATCTTGGCGGTAGCCAACTGGATATCGAATTTGGAACATTCGCCGGGGGTGAGCGCAGCGTCCGTATCAACGGGTATATGCTGACCAGCCCATTCAACCCCGATCTGAAAGAAAACATGCCGGAAGGTAAAGACCTGGTGGTCTATGCCAACGTGGACAGTTCAGATGCCATCATGGACCTGCTCCTGTTCACCGACGCATTCAACCGTCTGGGTCGTGGCACCGGGCACTTGGTGAAAAAGGTTTGCCACCTGCCCTACATCCCGTATGCCCGACAAGACCGGGTTATGGTTCCAGGTGAGCCGCTGTCGGCTGAGGTGTTTGGTCGAATTCTGGGGCTGTGCTCCTTTGACCGAATTATTGTGGATGACCCGCACTCAGACGTGTCCCCGTCCCACATCAAAAACGTATCCGTCTTCGAGCAATACGAACTGGCTCTGGATATTCTCGGCCCGGGCTTCTTTGATGACGCTGTCATTGTGGCACCTGACGCCGGGGCGATTAAGAAAGTCACCAAGCTGGCGAAGAAGGTTGGTCACCGACATATTGGTGTTGGTACGAAGCACCGAAACCTCATTACCAATGAGATCACGGATACCACATACTCCGGCCCTGACGTTAAGGGCAAGCGTGTGATTATGGTTGATGACATCTGCGATGGCGGTCGAACCTTCATCGAACTGGGCAAGGTCCTTCGTGACCAAGGCGCAAGCGAAGTCATTCTGTACACCACCCATGGGATTTATTCCTACGGTGCGGATGTGTTTAAGGATGTCATCGACGAGGTTTACTCCGCATACCCGTGGATGAAGAACCTCGAAGGCCGAAACGAAAATAAAATTTTCAAATCGGTTGACAAGATGGTGAAGTTCCAGTAACTTATATCACGTTCCGGGGCACACCGCCCCGATTTTTAACTGAGGAGATTCATATGTTACATAATGACCTGCCTATTCTGTTTGCTGACTGGTATAAACCAAGCCACATCTCCATGTACAGCAAAAAGTCTGAAATCGTACAGGACAACATGACACCACGATCAAGCAAGCACTTCCAGCATTTCTCCGACAATGACCAGCGCGTCATGTCTGCCGGACTGCAAGGTTTTATCAAGTGGTTCCTGATCGACCACTTCAACCGTGAGTTCTTCGGTCGTCCGAAGGAAGACGCTATCGGCGAATTCAAAGAAACCTGTGACCTGGCTATCGGCCCGGACATGGTTGAAACGTGGGGCTTTGAAAAGCTGCACGACTTGGGTTACCTGCCTGTTGAAATCCGTGCTCTGCCGGAAGGTACACTTTCTCCGGTACAGGTTCCGCTGTTCACCATTCAGAACACGCATCCGGACTTCTACTGGTTACCTAACTATCTGGAGTCGGTGATCTCCTCTGAAAACTGGAAAACCGTAACCACGGCAACCATTTTCTGGCAGTATCGTAAGCTGGCTGAACTGTGGGCGCAGAAAACCTGTGACAACAACCTGCACGTTCCATACCAGATCCACTGCTTTGCTTATCGTGGTCAGGCTGGTACTCACGATGCGGCGCAGTCTGAGTTCGGTCAACTGATGAACTCCCAGGGTACAGATACCATCCCGGCGATTCTGTATGCAAACCGTTATTACGGTATGAAGGGTAAGTTCGTATCCGGCTCCATCCCGGCATCCGAGCACAGCGTTGCAACAACGAACATCGGCTTCATCATCGGACGCCTTCGTTCTGAGCATCCGGAAATGTCGCTGGATGACCTGCGTTTCCACGCAGAGGTCGAGTTCCTGCGTCGTTACATCACGGAAATCTTCCCGAAAGGTTTCGTGTCATATGTCGGCGATAGCTATGACTGGTTCCGTCTGATCACTGAGGGTGTTCGCATCCTGAAAGATGAAATCATGGCCCGTGACGGTCGTGTGGTATTCCGCCCGGACTCCGGCGTACCGGAAGATATCATCTGTGGCACACTCGACTGGCGTAAAATCGAGGCACTCGATGAAGCTGGTACTCTGGAAAAAGCGGCAAGCTGGGCACTGGAAAGCGCCGTTGAAGAGGTCCGTCAGGATACTCCACATGGTGAACGTGGCGATGACATCGTTGAGCGTTTCTTCCTGTTCGACGGTGAACTGTACCGCATGAGTGGCTCCATTGAGTGGAACCGTGCTGAATACACGTATTACTACGTTGATGGTAGCAAGGTGACGGCTATCGACAAGCCAGAACTGACCAACGAGCAGAAAGGTTCTGTTGAACTCCTGCACGATGTGTTCGGCGGAGATGTGAACTCCAAAGGCTACCGCACTCTGGATACTCATGTCGGTCTGATTTACGGTGACTCCATCACCGTGGCCCGCGCCAAAGAGATCTTCGAGCGTCTGGAAGCGAAGGGCTTTGCATCAAGCAACGTTGTGTTTGGTGTTGGTTCTTTCACCACTCAGTTCAACACCCGTGATTCTCTGGGTCAGGCCGTGAAGGCAACTGGCGCGGTTATCGACGGTCAGCAAATCATGGTCGTCAAAGAGCCTAAGACCGACCTTGGCAAGAAGTCTGCTCAGGGCTTCCTGAAGGTTGTTCGTGGTGAAGACGGAGAACTGAAGCTGGTTGATAACCTCCAACTGGAGCAAGTCAACGATGCCGATAACGAACTCCGTGTCGTGTTCCGTGACGGCAAACTGTTGGTTGACGAAACGCTGACTGAAATCCGTGAGCGTGTCACAGCAAACCTGAAATAATTTCAACCGCCCTTCGGGGCGGTTTTCTCACAGGAGAAAATATGAAACCTCGTAAGGTAAAGGCAACTATTACCCGGACCATCACTGAGATCGCCATAGTGTATTTGGACCGACAAGGAAACATTGAAGACTTCGAGCCTCTTGATGAACTCGATACCGTCGATGTTGAACTCGGAAACATCCATTCAATCATCTCGGAGCACAGCGAATGAGAAACCTTGTCGCAAAACATGACAGGAACCGTGCAGCAACCCACCTGGATCGCTCTAAGGAGCCACAACAGACCGTAGACGAGGGTTTGCTTGACTACTACGCAGAAAACGCTGAGAACGTCGCACAGCGCGTTTATGACAACAAGGAAGTCAGGTGCTTTATTGACGGGGAGGAAGTTAAGCCCCTGGTTGACTTCACTCCTGCCGTAAAATGCCTCCCTCTTTCCGAGGAGGATACGAAGAGCCGGACGCTACGTGTCGAGCTAACCTTGACCCCAACCCCCGGCCTGCTTGCCGATTTCCTTGACTCCTTCGTCAAGCGTTGACTATCGTTAAGTCCTCCAGTAAAATGACCATATCACTTGATTAACTTACTGTTGGACTTATGAATCCCTATAAACTCACTCTCAGTTTTGTCACCCCCGATTACACTTCCGAAGAACACTCTGAGCATTACCCCACACTTCAAGATGCCCTCGACGATGCGGACGATTTAGCCTTCAGCACCGTAGGGTTCCCACTTGAGCATTGGCAAAGTGTTGACTTTGGAGATGGTAACCGTTTATACTCGTTTTACCCAAATGAGGTTGATAAGACCTCTCGTTATAAACTGGCAATTTTGAAGGAGGAAATTTGAGAAAATTTCAGTATGTCGTTACGATTGATCTGGATGATGATTATCTATCTACACCAGAGGTCATCAAAGAACTGAAGAATGTGCCTGGTGTTGACGAGAGTAACCCGGTATACTCTGTAGCGGAAGACAAGTTCCCAGAGGCAATAACAGAAACCTTGATGCGGGGGATGGGTGAAGCTGGAGCGACCAAAGTCTCTGTAACCTTCGACGGAGAGGTTAAATGAAGCAGGTTATCGAAGTGAAGGTCACTTTTGAAATGGACTACAGCAATGCCGACTTGGCCCCTTATCTGGAGGAAAAGTTGAAGCAGTTGTCTATGGACCAGATCAAGGTTGAAATGCATAAACTTCTTGCATCCGGGATTAAAGAGCTTGTCGATAACGACATGAAGGGAGATGGTCTCCCGGGATTAACCTACTATGTGGAGGATATTTCAGTATGAACAGCACTGAATTGGTGATTGGATACGGAGATGGTATCCGTGACGAAGAAGATTTTGAGTTCTTTGAACACAATTGGGGAGTCTGACATGAAAGACGAGTTCGACGGTTTCGTAGGCTGGGGTGAGGGTATAAGAAATGAAGAGGACTGGGGAGTTTTCGATGAGCGCCCGGACCTTTAATCACCTGCCGGGGGCTGATGACCCCCGGAACCACGAATACAAGGGCTACATCTGCCTCTGTTTCGTGTGCGGTAACCGATATCTCGGTCCAAAACGGAGTATAATGTGCAATCTTTGTGCAAACGATAAAAAGCCTGTTGACAAAGAACATGACTCCAAGTAATCTGAATATGTCCCGAACGAGATGACAATCAAGTAGGTGGATGGATAAAGTGGACCCTCTGCGATGACGTTGGGCCAGTTCAGCCGGAAGACAGCGGCTCCATCGACGACCTCTGGAATAGCGACGGTTGCTTCAGGTCTTACGACCACCCGTAACGTGAAACATGTTTTGCTGGACGGTAAGGGGAAGTCAACCCCACGGGCATACGTCCTCTGCCCATTTCTCCCTCCCCCGGAGTGTAACAGCTACCGGACTTGCTGGGAGATTTGCTGGATTAGCTCAGTTGGTAGAGCAACTGATTTGTAATCAGAAGGTCGCGGGTTCGACCCCTGCATCCAGCACCAGATCATGCAACGTTGCCGGAGTCTGGTAACGGCTCTCGCTGCAAACGAGGTGTTCACTGGTTCGAATCCAGTACGTTGCTCCAAGCCCCTCTGGCCCAACAAAAGGTAGAGGCTCTGCTTTCAAACGGCAGGAGTTCCCGGTTCGACTCCGGGGAGGGGCACCACACATTGGCGACTGAGGTTGAGGAGAAATGGGAATCGCTCAGGCATGAGTAGACCATCTATCCAATAGGGTACTTCGCTCCCGGGTTGATCGCCGGGCTGTTCGGGTTCGAATCCTGGAGTCGCTGCCAATTTTCATGTAACCTATTGACATAGTGTAATTATACTGCTAAGATGAATACACTAACTCAATGGGGGCATTATGAGCAAGGCTGCGATTGTAACTCGTAAGCGTGGTCGCCCAAGCAAAGAGGAGAGTACAGCCATTGCCCTTGAAAAGGCAATGATTAATCTCCGAGGCGAATTAGCCCGTCTGACGCCGAAAGCTATCTCCACTCTCGAAGGTCTTCTGACCTCCGGCACAGAGAAGGTGAAAGAAACGACGGCGAAGTATATCCTTGAGCAGGCGAAAGAGGTTAACAACCTCTACACTGAAGAGGATAACGAAGACGACGCAGCAGGCGGCACAACATCTGCCTCCTCCCAGACTCACTCAGGTTCATCTGATGAACTAAAAGCGGTTATGCCATTGACAACCGAAATTCGTGAGTATAAAGTGGTAGGGGAAGATGAGTAATTGAAAGGCCCTCATTAGGGGCCTTTATTAAAGTTCTCTTCTGTCGGGCATCTGTTAACGAACTCGCAAGATAGTCACGGTGTACAACGGGGCGGTCCAGCGAATAAGGTCTATATGAGGTAGCGCAGCCTCATGGATATCAGGTGAGCCGAACAAAAGAGAATTTCGGGGAGTTATTTCCGTAGAGGTAGCGGTGCAGACTGTAAATCTGTTGTCATTGCGACTCGGGTGGTTCGACTCCATCACTCCCCACCAAATTTTAGTAGGATGGCTGAGTGGCTTAAAGCAGCATCTTGGAAAGGTGTCGGATCAGGTAGCCCCTGGTCCCGGGAGTTCAAATCTCCCTCCTACTGCCAGATCGGATCGTTAGCTCAATTGGTTAGAGCAAGGGACTTTTAATCCCGAGGTTCGGGGTTCGAGTCCCTGACGGTCCACCAGGTAAACCGTGGAAATATCTTCAGGTAAAATGCTTGCATTCCCTGCGGCCCACGGTAAAGAAAGGAAGCGGATTAGCTAACCGCAAGTCGTCCAACTGAAGGTCCCTGTTTACGAGTTCCCTCGACGATAACTGCGTAATCACACCGGAAGGGGCGCACCCTATTATTGACGGTGAGCATATATGGACATGCGGGGGCCTGTTAAGCCCAGGATAACTGGTTCGAATCCAGTACCGTCAGCCAAACAATATGTGTAATTAATCAATAGTCATTTCGATGGCTATTCGTTAAAAGCACCTATCGTCTAATTGGAATAGGACACCGACCTTTCACGTCGGCAAATACGGGTTCGAGTCCCGTTGGGTGTACCAGTTTTTAGGTTGGTAGATTAATGGGGTTGTGGAACTCCACCGGGTTCCAACCCCGGCTCCGGGGGTTCGACTCCTCACCTTCCTGCCATCTTTGAGGTGTAACAGTTAAATCCCGTGTCGGAAGTGCGAATCGCGCGATAGCTGCCAATTGACAACGGGTAAGGCTGTACAAGACTCGGACTCTCATCTCAAAACCAAATTCAGGTCCTATGGTATTAGCGGTAAACATACTCCCCTGTCACGGGAGAGTCGCGGGTTCGAATCCCGTTAGGACCGCCACTTTTGGGGATTAGCTCAGTTGGTAGAGCAGGCTCTTGATAAGGGTCAGGTCGGTGGTTCGAAACCACCATCTCCAACCATACACGGTGTGTAGCTCAGTTTGGTAGAGCGATTGCTTTGGGAGCATTAGGTCCGAGGTTCGAGTCCTCGTACACCGACCAAATTATTGCGGGGTGGCCCAGCGGTAGCGCGGAGGTCTCATACGCCTCATGTCGTCGGTTCGAATCCGACCCCCGCATCCATCTTCGCTCCAGTAGCCCAATTGGTAGAGGCACTTGATTTAGGATCATGTCAGTGATGAGTTCGAATCTCTCCTGGAGTACCACATAAAGCGGGCATGGTATAGTGGTTGTGCCTTAGCCTTCCAAGCTAATGAGTCCGGTTCGATCCCGGATGTCCGCTCCAATTTTATTGCCCGTGGTGATCGGGTTATCTCACCCAGCGTAGGGGATTAGTTTAATTGGCAAAACAGCGGGTTTTGATCCCGCTAACGCGAGGTTCGAATCCTCCATCCCCCGCCATTTTTGAGTGCTTTTGGGTTGAATGATGGATCAGCAACGCTGTGATGGCTTCAACAGGAGAGCACTGAAATGTGGCCTTAATTCAGCAGGTAGAATCCCCGGTTGTGAACCGGGCAGTCGTGGGTTCAAGTCCCACAGGTCACCCCAATTCGAGGTGTGTATGAACGAAATTCTAATGGTTGGTGGTCGCCCGGCGGGCGTGTATCTTCCACCGCCAGATCCATCGACTTGCTTGTTCTTGGCCTCGGCTCAGAATGGCATGAATCCCGATTTGTCTGGTAATAGGTCTCCAACAGGTTATTCTGGTGTAACAAAGACATTGTTTGGTGGTAACGATGTTATTCAATCAAATAACGGATACATCTCGTACAACTACGGGTCAAACTTATCTGCCTTTCGAAGAGGGGCAAGGGTAGACGCCATGGTTTATGTTGATAGGGTGAATGATGTTTATCCTAACCAGATCCACCCCACCCTGATCGGATTCATGGTTCAGAATTCCGGTATAAACTATTGGTCTTTCGGGCTAAAGTTGGTAAGTGATCAATTAAGGGTTTGCTTCTATGGCTGGAATGGTCAAGCAAACCCGATGTCCGGGACGGAAAACGTAAAGACGGGTTGGCATCTTATCTCTTATTATATGGGAAGCGATGGAATCCATCTTTCCTTGGACGGAGTTGAAGTGTTTTTCCAGCCCGTCAGTGATGCCCAACTTTCAGCCTTTGTTAACGCACAAGGTGGAGCTGGCGCAGCACCTCTTACACTTTTCAGAAATTCAACCTACCCGACAAACACTAAAACGGCTTGGATTTCTATCAAATAATGGAAGATAGGGCGTAGTGGTACGCACCCGGATTTGAACCCCGGCCCGCTGTGGCGACCCCACGGTGATAGTTCGACTCTATTATCTTCCGCCAATTTAGAAGAGTGGCGAAATTGGTAGCCGCACCGGACTGCTAATCCGGGGTCCCTAGGGGCCTGAGAGTTCAAGTCTCTCCTCTTCTGCCAAATAGATAATCAGGCTCCGGTTGAATGTGAGTAGGGTTGAGTAGGCGTACTCAATGTGGATTCCGATACTGGAGTAACGCAAGTCCCTGATTATTTTGGAACTGTAGCTCAGTTGGTAGAGCGGTTGCCTGAAGAGCATCGCGTCGGCGGTTCAAATCCGTTCAGTTCCACCACATTCTTATAATAACAGAAATATCTCCTCTCCTTCGCCTCAGTGCCCTCCCTTCGTGGAGGGCTTTTTTATTTGTGCAAACGGTGATAAACTACTCAGAGGAGGGAAGTATGAACGCATTTATTCTGAAATACAAGAAGTATCTGATCGGCATTGCAGTGGCGATCGCACTGATCTTCTCCTTCAACTGGTACGTCGGTACGAAGGAGTCTGCGGCATATGACCGTGGGTTCCAGTCTGCTAATGTCCAGTGGGAGAAGAAAGGGAAGGAGTACGTTGACCTTATCGACAAAGGTAAGGCCGAGAACGTGTCTCTTAACGAACAACTGGCCCGGGTATCTGAAGAGAAGCGCAAGCTTGAAGAGAAGCGTACCCAGGATGTAACTCACAAGCAGATCGAATACAACAAGACTGAAGCCGCCCGGAAGAAAGGGCTGGATGATGACTTTATCGACCTGTACAATGAATCCTTGGGGGACTGATGAGGAAGTTTATTCTCGGAATGTTCATGGTTCTGGCACTATCAGGATGTAGCAATAAAGACAGAATCCCAGAGGTTGCCTTCAAGGGCACCACGATAGAAGACCTTGCAGCAAAGCCGGACAGAGAGCTAATGCGTAAGTCGCCGCCAAAGCAGTACCTGAAGAGGGGTGCTGACAACGGTGAGGCCGGAGTTGTGGTTAGTAACAACAACTTACGTGCAGGGACAATAGAACGCAGGTTCGAAGACCTCCAGCAATACGTCTGCAACCTCTTCCACGATTCGGTTGGGGAAGTCTGCGACAAGGGTAAGTGATTGTGCCAAAAGGCTCTCCATACGTGGAGGGCCTTTTCTTTTGGGCCGTATTATGGTAATATACCCATATTGCATTAGTTGTCAACATTTATTTCAGGAGAATTATGTCAGCTACGTTCGCACCTGCGAGCCGTAAGCAACAGATGGTTCTCGAATCCAAGGCCCAGATCCTCGTCATGGGTGGTGCAGCAGGTTCAGGTAAGTCTTACCTGCTCCAGTTGATGCCGCTCCTGATCGTAGACGATCCTCGTACAGCATGTATCATGTTCCGCCGTACAGTGCCTCAGATTCGTGGTCAGGGCGGTCTGTTCGACAAGGCTAAAGATATTTACAACCAGCTTCCACCAATCGTCAAGCCGAAGTTCAAAGAGAACGAGATGATTGCGACGTTCCCTAACGGGGCGACGGTGAAGTGGCAGTCCATGCAGCATATCAACGATAAGTACAACATCCAGGGTCTGGAATTTACTTTCATCGGCGTGGACGAAGGAACACAGTTTGAGTGGGAACAGCTTGAGTACATGATGTCTCGTTTGCGTTCTGGCTCGAAATATCCTTCCCGCATGGTTATCTCTTGTAACCCGGACCCGGATCACAAACTCCGGGAAATGATTGACTGGTATCTGGACGAGAACGGCTTCCCGATCCCAGAGCGTGACGGTGTCATCCGCTGGTTTGTCCGTATTGACGACAACTACATTTGGGGTGCCACCAAGGAAGAACTCCAAGAGAGATACGGCAAGAAAACTCGCCCGGTATCTTTCAGCTTCATCTCTTCCACCATTTACGACAACCCTCCGATGCTGATCAACAACCCGGAATACCTTGCCCAGTTGGAAGGTCTGAACGACGTTGACCGCGCCCGTCTGCTTCACGGCAACTGGGATGCCCGCCCGGAAGGTGCAAACTATTTCAAACGTGAGTTCCTGAAAGAGGTTGATTGCCTCCCACTGAACGTCACTAAAGTACGTGCTTACGATAAGGCAGGCACGGAGCGCTCCACAGCTAACAAGACCCCCGACTTCACTGCCGGGATCGGTGTGGCGCGTGATGACGACGGGTTTTACTACCTGTTCGGAGATTACCATGAAGACTTCATCGACGACGGTGAATGGTCTACCGGGACCGCAGGCCGCTTTTGTAAAAAGGCTGGCGAGCGTGATGTACTGATCACCAAACAGGCGATCATTGATGGTGACGATACAATCATCATCTTCTCCGTTGACCCGGGCCAAGCAGGTATTTCTGAGTTTACAACGTCATCCAGAGATCTTATCTCCAAAGGGTACTTGGTGGAAAAAGACCCGACGCCCGGTAACAAATCGAAGCTTACCCGCTTCTCTCCGTTCGCCCAATTGGCTCAAAACGGATTTGTCCGGATCGTCAAAAAGTCATTCCCGATGGACACGTATATCGCCCTGATGAAAGAGCTTGAAGCTTTCAACGGTGAGCGTTCTACTGGGTCCCGTAAGGATGACTGGGCGGATGCCGTGGCATCAGGAATTAACTTCCTGGAGAAGACCGAGGTTGTCCGCGCCGTCGCTATTCCTCGACCAAATGCCCCTACTTTGTACGCTTCACGACGTTATTAATACCACAGGGGATATGCCGTGTCAAGAAAACGTAATCGTAATCGCCAAGTTCGTGTGGCTAAGGCCACCAGCGAACAGGTCAACGTATCCCGTATGCGTATGAGTGAGCAGGGGACTTTTGCTTTGGCAAAGGTTCAGGTTGACTCAGAACGTATGAAGGCGGAAGAGATCCGCTGGCCTAACCTGATCGGCACAGTTGAATCCATGAAGCAGGATGCGACTGTTGCGACTGGCCTTGACATGCTGTACACTTTCGTGGAAAAAGCGTTCAAGGACTTCAAGGTAATCCCTGGTGAATCTGAGGAGTCCAAAAAGGCTGCTAAGTTCGTCGAGTATTGCCTGAAGAACATGGATGGTCAGACCCTCCGCCAGTTCGCCCGTGATGCTGCGACATTCAACGAGTATGGCCTGTCCGTTGTGGAGAAAGTCTACACGCAGGTAACAGTTGGAGAATACATCGGCAAGTACAAGATTAAAAACCTTGCTTTCCGACCACAAGCTTCACTGAGCCGTACAAACCCGATTGTCTATAACGAAGATGGTTCTGCTATCGTCGGTGTAAAACAATCCCTGTCGGCTTTCCAGAACTACACAGCCAGCGAAATCGGCGTTGGTGGTACATCCACCCGGATGAGTGACGTAATCATCCCTATCAACCGTGTGATGCTCATGAATACGGGTGGTTCTTCCTCCCAAGCTCTCGGCGTATCACCCCTGGTAGGATGTTACCGCGCCTGGCGTGAAAAGATTCTGATTGAGAACCTCGAAGTCGTTGGTGCCACCAAGGACATGGGCGGTGTGATCGAATTGAAGATCCCTTCCCAGATCCTTAACAAGGCGGCTATGGACCCGTCCTCCCCGGAAGCGGAGATGGTTCGTGGCCTGATGGAAGATGCTGCAAACGCCCACTCTGGTGAGCAGTCATTCTTCATGCTGCCTTCTGACACCAAGGACAACGCCCCTCAGTATTCCATGACCCTGAAAGGGATCGATGGGATGGGCAAGCAGTACAGTACCGCACAGTTGATTAGCGACCGTAAGAAGTCCATCCTTGACCGCCTCGGTGCTGGATTCATCAACGTGGGTAACGACAAGGGCGGTTCTTACAACCTGTCTGAGTCAAAACAGACCATCCACACCCAGTTTGTTCAGCGTGTAAACGAGATCATTCTGGAAGCTCTGAACGAAAACCTGCTGCCACAACTGCTGGCCCTGAATGACATCCGCCTCCCAGAGACAGAGATGCCATACGTCAAGGCTGGGGAGATTGTGGACGTAGACATGGAAGGTTTCTCTAAGGCGATTCAGCGTATCGGTGCCGTTGGCTACCTGCCGAAGACTCCTAAGGTTATCAACCGTGTTCTTGAAGTTCTGGGCATTGATGAGAAGATTGAGGAAGACATTTCTCAAGAGGGACTCATGAAGCTGTTGGGAGAAGATACCAGTCGCGCCGGGGACGGCATGACGAAGGGTTCTTCCGGTAACGGTACTGGTAAAATCTCTGCTGCACGGGATAATTCAGCGGCTAATTTGGATAATTAATCCGGTCGTGAAAACAACCTGTTGCAAAACAGTCAGTTCAGTGCTAAAATAATTATCACGGGAGCAATGATGGAAAACATTACCCTTTCCGACCTTCCTTCACAGGCTATTCTGACTCGAATTCAAAAGAGTCGGTTTGTGAAAAAGGCCAACGACCTTCTGTCGCAGGGTTTTAATAAAGCTGCTGCAATTGACGGGGCCGTTGGCTCCGTCCTTGTCCAGAAATCCGCAGGTGCAGAGGAGATGGTTTCTTACGAGATCATTTATGAACCTGACACCCCGGACCTTCACGGGCAATGGATGTCCAAGGATACCTTGGTAAAAGCCCAACAGGATTTCAAAAAGGCTCAGGAACTCGGTGCTGTCACGGAGAACCTGTATCACCTTTTTGATACCGACTCTTGGAAAATCGTTGACCACTGGATTCAACCAGAGTTCGACGTCACAGTCGCTGAAACAGGCGAAGTAATTAAAGCTGGGTCATGGGTAGCGAAGGTTCAATACACCCCTGAAACATGGGAGTTGAAAAAGGCCGGAATTATCGGTGGCCTGTCACTTCAGTGCGGCGGAATGCTGAACGAAGAGACTAACGAACTGACTCAACTTGACTTCAGTATTTCACTCGAAGAAGAGGAAGCCAAATGATCAAGACGTGGATCGAGAAAGGTCGCAAGATTAAGTCTCGCGGCATTGCTCTCACTCACAAAGATCAGGGCTACAGCGCGAATAACCGCCACGTCAGCCTCCTGACCAAATCTGAAGTTGACCCTGACAAGCTCACGGTTGACATCCTTAAATCTCTCGAACAGGTTACGCTCACCATCTCCATGGAAGAGTACCTGCGCCGCTTCTTCCATTTGTGGAGTGGAGACGCTGAGTTGCTCACCAAGGTGCTTGGGATGAAAACCGAGTTCGAACAGTCCATCGAAGATAACCCGCCTAATGATGACTCATGGGAAGCGGAATGGAACGAGAAACACCAGGAATACCTGGATGAAAAACTCGCCTCCGTATCCATCATCAAAAAGGCCCGTGACGGCGCAGAATTGTCCCTTATGGAACAGTTCGAGCTTATCAAGGCCCGCAAGGACTTTGAAGACGGTTGCCGTGACTTGGGTATCGACTTCGGTGATAAGACTGTAACCGAACCTGCTCCAGAAGTCAAGCCTGTTGTGGAAACACAAAAGTCTACTGCTGAGGCACCAACTGAAAGCTCCGCTGGAGCATCTACCAACACCATCGAGGAGAATCCCGTGGAGAAAGAAGTTGACGTAACCAAATCCCAGCAGTTCATTGATCTGATGAAGGCCAATGAAGCTCTGGTTGCCCAGATGACCTCTATGCAGAAAACCTTTGGTGCTGCTGAGGAAATCGTTAAGGCTCAACTGGCAGCTAAACGCGCCGTAGCTATTGAGAAAGCCTCCGGCTTTTCCTTCGTAGCTGCTGACCAGCGTGAAGTTGTTGCCGATGTGATCGAAAACCCAGCGCAGGCCGTCTTGGTTTCTGTACTGGAAAAAGCTGCCGCTGATCTGAAAGCAAAAGACGACGCTCTTGTTGCTAAAGATGCAGAGATCGAGCAGATTAAAAAATCCTTCGCTGATGGCAAAGGCATCGGTGCTGACGGCACCCTGACCGAAGTCGCCAAGGGTTCCGAAGATGCACAGGCCCGTCTGGACCGTGTGATCAAAGAACGTCAAGCAGAACTGGCGAAAGCTTCTGGCTCTGCTGAATTCATTAACGCCTAATCTGGAGACCCCTAAAAATGGCTAAAGCACACGTTGCTACCCTCGAAGGTAACTACTCCGATATCGTTCTGGGCCGTGTTGTTGCCTTCGGTGACACTGGCTGGAACTTCAAAGAAGTGGATATGACCTTTATCGCATCCGGCGCGGCTGCGGATTCAAAAACTACCCTGTTTGCTGGCCTGTTGGTAAAAGAAGACGGTACTCCGGTTGCCGCTCCTGCTGACGCTGCTGACATCTACGGTGTTCTGGTTGACCGTAAGGTTCTGCCGGGTGTTGAACACTACGTTGGTGTTTTCACACCAGGCGAGAAAGTTCCTATGGTTCTGGCGGTTCGCGGCCTGACCCTGAACGCTCTGAAAGTCAAATACGCTGACGGCACCGCGATCGACGCCGCAGGTATCAAGGTTCTGGAAGCCCAAGGTAACCAGGTAACTGATAAGATTGTCGGCACCCAGTTCATCGGTTCCGTACTGTAATTCAACAGGAGATATTTAAATGCAAAACGGTGATTTCCAGATTCTTGACTACACTGGCCTGATCTCTACCATGCCACGTGTGGACACTCTGCTCCAGAGCATGAACCTGTTCTCCGAACACTATGGTCGTACCACTGTGGCTCGTATCGAGCGTCGTGATGACGGCGCTGGTGACATCAAGGCTGTTCAGCGTGGTGGTGTACGTCAGCACCTGGCGAACGATCGTAAAAAGATCATCAACCTGAACATTCCGTTCTTCCCACTGGACCGTTCCATCGACCGTGCTGATATCCAGAACTTCCGTGAGTTCGGCACCGAGAACGCCCCAGCCACGGTTGACGCTGAAGTTCAGCGCCACATGGCACGTATCCGTCGCAGCCATGCGATCCTGAAGTCCAAAGCCATGTATGCTGCTCTGAAGGGCACCTCTTGGTCTCCGGATGACCCGACCTGTGACTACGACTACTACGACGTTTGGGGTGCAACCCAGACTACGGCTGACGTAGACTTCACCAAACTGGGTGTTGACCCAATCGAGGTTCTGGAAGCTGAAGCTCGTGCTCACATCATCGACTGGGCTGGTGACAACGGTGACAACTACGAGATCGTCGTTCTGGCGTCCCGTCAGTGGTTCTCCGCTCTGATCGCTCACCCACAGGTGACTGGTGCGTACTCTCAGTACCCATCCACTCAGGAAATGCTGCGTCGTCGTCTGGGCGGTAACGCTAACAACCGTATCTTCGAACACAAGAACATCCTGTTCATCGAAGATATCTCCGGTAACATCCCGGCAGGTGAAGCGTATATCTTCCCACGTGGTATCTCTCGTATGTTCGAGATCTACTACGCTCCGAGCGACACCCTGCGTGATGCAAACCAGGTGGCTCAGGAACTGTACGTGTTCTTCAAAGAGTCCAACTACCTGCGTGAAGCGAAGATCGAATCTGAGACTTCCTTCCTGACCGTAAACAACCGTCCTGAACTGGTTGTTAAGTCAACAGGTAAGTTCACTGCATAATTGAAAAAGGTCACCTTCGGGTGGCCTTTTTTATTGGTTCCGGTATAACTGTACATTTTAACCAAAATAGTGTACCATTGTAAGATAGGCTTTTGATTCACAACGAAGGAGTATCCTATAATGGCACAACCGCATATGGAAGTGTTCCAGAGCGAATATCACATGCTGAAGTTCTTCGGTCAATACCTGCCGAAACTGGATGTAGATGCATCAGCCCGCCTGGCACCTTTCCTTTATTCCTATGACAATGAACTCGTCATGGGCCGTAACCTGTATGAATTCCTGACTCAGATCGAGGAAATGACGGCGTTGGGAATCAACACTGTCGCCTCTGTCCGTAAGGGTGCGGCGTTCCTCATTTTCTTCCATGAGACACCTAAGACCCCAGAGAAATTCTTGGCGAATGTCGAAGAGATCCGTGTGGCCCGCGCCAACGTTATCCCTCCTGACGTTGAGGAAGTTTCTCCTCTCGCTGGTTTGGTACAGACAACTGTAATCGAACCAACGTCAGAAGTCAAGGAAGAAGTTGAGGAAAAAGCTGTTTCTTCTCGCACTGATGAAGAAAAGGCAGAGATCCTCGCCCATGCAGAAACTCTGCGTGACGATACCAAGAAAGCTGCTGCAAAGGCCGCTCTGGAATCCTACGCCCTGACTCTGGGAATCTCCCTGAGCAAGGCTAAGACTTTCGATGCAATGTTGGAAGATCTGAAAGCTGCACTGTAATTCCCTCCGGCCCCTTCACGGGGCCATCTCTCCCATCCCTTCCCCGGAGAAGTAAGTAATGGCACAATACGAAGATAAGGTCGTAGAGGTACTGGTTACCGTACCAGATCCTTCTACGAGCACCTCAGGTGGGTCTGGTGCCCCTTTCACGGGGATCGAGACACAAGACACCGTATCTACCACACTGATCGGTGATGGTACTCAATCCTCTCCTCTTCTGGCAAATGTCAACGTATCCCGTCGTGCAGGTAACCGCCTCCAGGTGGTAAGCTCCTCAGACGAACAGGGCCTCTTTGTTGGAAGTTCCGACACCAAGATTTCCTCAAAAGAAGGGAACACGGTAACGTACATTTCTGCACAGGATGCAGCTAACGCTGGTAACCCAGCGCTGGAAGGAGTATACTCCGATCCTGTCAACGTATCAACCACGTCACCAAACAAGACTCTGGATATCAAAGCTGACCCTACCGGGAAGGCCAAGACTCAGATTGATGTGATTGTTGATCCAAGTGCTCAGAACGCCCTGAAGGCTGGTTCTGCTGGCCTGAATGTCCCTGTGTCCACTGCACAGGACAACATGCTCGAAATCCGCCAAGGCGCTATGTATGTTCGCCCGCAAGAGACCAAAATCTCTGCTGACCCGGCGAACAAGATCGAGATGAAGTCTGACGGTATTTTCGTCGAGACTGTCAAGGGTGATAAGGGCGACACTGGTGCTACCGGGCCGCAAGGTCCGATTGGTCCAACAGGACCACAGGGTCCGGAAGGCCCAGAAGGTTTGACAGGACCACAAGGTCCTCAGGGCGAAACTGGCCCTCAAGGTGCAACAGGTCCCGCTGGCCCAGCCGGGGCACAGGGTGCCCGTGGTCCGGAAGGTCCTAAAGGCCCAGCAGGGATCGGCATCAACGTCATCGACCAACTGAGTGATGTTACCCAGTTGCCACCAGTTGCGGATATGGAACTCGGCGACACTTACGTCATCAACCAGAACTTCTGGACGGTGGTAGAAGAGGGTGGCGTTAAGCAGTGGAAAAACCTCGGCAGCTTTGCTGGTCCTCAGGGTCTGTCTGCGTATGAAGTCGCAGTTAACGCAGGCTTCGTTGGGACAGAGGACGAATGGCTGAGTTCCCTGAAAGGGGCTGACGGCATCGGTCTCCAGATCCTCGGATCTTTCCCTGATCCATCCTTCCTCCCAATGGAAGGCAACAGCAACGGCGATTGCTACATCATCCAAGACAAGATGTATGTCTGGACAGGTGACACCGATAAATGGCAAACTGTAGGCCAAGTCGGGCCGGAAGGTAAGTCTGCGTATCAGGTTTGGCTGGATAACGGTCACACTGGTTCTCAGGTTGACTTCCTGAACTCTCTCATCGGACCAACCGGACCAACCGGGCCGAAGGGCGATAAGGGTGATCCCGGTGTAGACGGTACAAACGCCAACGCCATCAACATTCTCGGTAAGGTAGCAGACGAAGGTAGTCTCCCTGCCGGAGCAGATGCAGGTGATGCATACCTGATCGGCACGGATGTTTGGGTATCAACTGGTAACGGAAACTGGGAGAACCTCGGGGCATTCCAAGGCCCTAAAGGTGATACGGGCGATACTGGCCCTCAAGGCCCTCAGGGCGTGAAAGGCGACCCGGGCGCAACTGGTAAGGACAACTATGCTCTTGCGGTTGAAGCTGGATTCACAGGTTCGCTGAACGAATATCTTGCCAGCCTGAAAGGTGCAAAAGGTGACACTGGCCCTCAGGGTCCACGTGGTAACACTGGCCTGACAGGTCCTCAAGGTCCTGTTGGTGAAGGTGTAGCTATCCTTGGTGAGAAAGCGAGCGAAGCAGATCTTCCTGCAAATCCGGTGACGGGTGATGCATGGCTGATCGGTGACGACCTGTACATCTTTAACGGTACTGCATGGCAGAACGTTGGACCAGTTCGTGGTCCGAAGGGTGATACTGGAGCGCAGGGTCCAGCCGGGCCTAAAGGTGACACTGGCGCTACCGGACCTGCTGGCCCGGCGGGCGAACAAGGTCCAAAAGGTGACCAAGGTGACGTTGGTCCACAAGGTACTGGCCTGAATCCGAAAGGCACTGTTCCTAACGAAGCTTCCCTCCCTACCACCGACAACGTGAAGGGTGACTTCTGGACAACTGTTGACACAGGTGAAGGATTTGCTTGGGACGGCCTCCAGTGGGTTAATACCGGGATGGCACGTGGTAACACCGGACCTAAAGGCGACACTGGTGATACCGGACCTGCTGGTCCGAAGGGCGACACTGGCGATAATGGTGCAGGAGTAATCCCTAAAGGGACTGTCCCTAACCAAGGCTCCCTGCCGTCATCTGGTAACACCGTCGGTGATTACTACGTGACCGAGGACACCGGAACAGGCTTCTCTTGGAACGGCAGCACTTGGGTTAACATGGGCGTTGTTCGTGGTCCAGTTGGTCCTACAGGTGCCACAGGTGAAACTGGTGCCACTGGGGCACAAGGTCCTAAGGGTGACAAGGGGGATATCGGTCCTCAGGGTCCTCAAGGTGACATGGGTCCGGGTGTAGAAATCATCGGTAAGCTGAACAGCAGTTCTGAACTGCCGCCAACCGGGACGCTGGGACAGGGTTACCTGATCGATGGCGATTTCTGGGGTTGGACGGGTTCTGCCTACGAAAACTTGGGTCCTATCCAAGGTCCAATCGGACCTACTGGTCCTCAAGGTAACACAGGTCCTACCGGACCTCAGGGTGTTAAAGGTGATAAAGGTGACCAAGGTTCCTTGTGGATCGTGTTTGCCCGTAACCCTACCCCTGCTGATGGACGTGTCGGGGATTACTTCCTGAACTCCTCTACCCTTGAGTTCTTCCTGAAGACAAACGCAACCACTTGGGGTTCTCTGGGCCACATGGGTGGTGGTAACGTCTACGATGCACCTAAGGATGGTAAGCAGTATTCCCGTATCGACGGTGACTGGACACTGATCAGCGTTCTTGAAGCGCCTCAGGATTCCGGCTACTACGTCCGTTCAAACGGTGCGTGGAAGAAGCTTGACCGTTACGACCTCCGTGTGATGTCTGCCACTGGTGCGCTGGATGCTGCTGTGTCTAACGTGTTCACCGTTGACGGAACCACGTCCAAGACAATTACCATCTCCAACCTGCCAGCAGGCCGTGCGATGACGGTAGTTGTTAAGTTCATCGGTAAAGGCGGCTCTATGACGTGGCCTACCCCGATGGCTTGGTCAAACGGAACCCAGCCTGCGCTTGGTACAACCCGTACCATCCTGACGTTCTTCTGGGACGGCACGGACCTGACGGGTGTTCAGGCGATGACTGTAGACTAATACCAAAAGGGGCTTCGGCCCCTTTAAAGGAGATCCAAATGGCTGTAGATCCTACCAGCAAGGTTTATGCTTGGACACCGATGATTCGCATGTCCGACATGAAATACCCCGTTTACCTCAGTGACTTCCTGAAAGAGCATACCAACGTCAGTATCGGCTCTTATGTATGGGAAGCTGACATGCGTGACCTGTGGGGTTATTGCATGGTTCATGACTCAGAGATCCCTGTCGGTGATGTTGTCACAGAGGGAACTCCCAAACTAAATCCTGACGATGACCTCTGGTACAAGACTTGGGTAGCTCGTGATTTCTATCCTGAAGAGATCGCAGAGAACTTGGTCCGGGCCAAAGAAGATCATCGTAGCCGTGCCTACCAGCAGTATACCGCAGACCTGTCTGCCGGGGTAACTGTTGACGGGGATACTTTCTCGGTTGAGCCTCGTGAGCTTATCAACCTCGACACCATCAAGGCGTATGCTCAAGCCCATCCTGACAAAGACATTCTAATCCGTAAAACGGATTTTTCAACCCTTACTTTGCCTTCCGCAGACGCAGTGGCGAAGATTGATGCGATTATGGTCGCAACCGGGAAGGTCCACCAAAACCTCCTGGCCTACGTAAAATCTGTGTACGACACCTCTGTCATCACAGACATCCCTGAAGTCCCAACTACTTTTGTAGGAGAATAACATGGCAGCAATTGGCGGTGCATCACTCGGCACACTGACTGGTTACCAGATCATGGATCAGGCAACCGGGGAAACTAAAACCCTGACTGAACTTTTTGAAGGCAGCGGTGGCGGCGGCTCTGTAGCATGGGCTGACGTGACTGACAAACCTGCTGTTATCGCGGCTGGGGCAGACCAAGCTACTGCCCGTTCAGCGATCGGCGCTGGAACATCCGACCTTGTTATCGGTACAACTGGAACCACAGCAATGGCTGGGAATAAGGTTCCAACTACAACACAGCGTGGTGGGGTTCTCCAAGGAGATTTCCCAAATATCACCGCTGATCCGACAATGGCGGATTTCAACAATCTGCTAGCTGCTATCAGGGCTACAGGATTGTTTGCTCCGGGAGCATAATAAAGCCGCCCTTCGGGGCGGTTTTTCTGTATAAGGAGTCAGTATGGCAACACTAAGAGGTATTACGGGAGAGCAAAACGGTGTATACTTTGGGTATGCATTGTATGACCTCCAGTCAGAGACGATGATTCCTTTTGCCTCGATCGGTTCCGGGGGAGGAACTGTGGGACCAAAAGGGGATAAGGGAGACCCTGGCGACCCAGGACCCCAAGGACCAATTGGCCCGGCAGGCCCTACAGGCCCGGCGGGTGAACAAGGTCTGAAGGGAGACACTGGACTGACTGGTGCTACTGGGCCGAAAGGAGATAAAGGCGACCAAGGTATTCAGGGAATCCAAGGTCCGCAAGGGACTCAAGGAACACAAGGCCCGGCGGGAGATGATGGTGCCGTCTTCAGCATTGATGTTCGAAGAACAACTAACGCAATCACCATCACAAATGGACAGTCCCTTAACATCGGGACCGCGCCTGGTTGGGCACTGTTGGCGGACAGTAACGCACAGATTGATTTCAATTCCTCGACTGGGGTAGCCAAGTTCCCAGCAGTGGACGGCTGGCGAGATGTCCGATTTGTTGTTCGACTTCAAGGCGAACTGTCAGGCGGTGCTAACCAAGCCCGTGAATGGCGTGTTGACTTGCGTCGTGCCGACGGTACAACTCAACTGGCAGCAGCCACGAGGGTAAAGGTTTCCGGTACATCACTGGACAGGGGTGCAATCTCCTTGGACTCTTGGACCCACACCGTAACCGACCCCTTTACTGTGGATGGTTGTACCCTGTGGCTTGTCAATACCACCGGGGTTGATATGAACTTAACATTCCTTGAAGTTCAAATCAAGTTGTACACCAACTAAGTACAGCCGCCTTCGGGCGGCTTTCTTTTTGTCTGTCAATGACTTTTTGTGCAAAATATGGTAACATGAAGTCTACCCTTACTGGAGGCCCCTTTTATGACCGACGAACAAGTAATTGAGATCGTCCGTATGCTCTTGGGTGGTATCACCACCGAGGAGATTTCGGATGCGACGATCCTCTTCTTCTGGACCAAGTGGAAGTTGACGTATGACTTGGACAACAACCCGGATAAAACCCCACTGGCCCTGTACAACACCGTCGTTGACTGCGTCCGTTGGTTGATTGTTCAGGAAGTTTCCAGCGGTGCTTCATCTATTCGTGAGCGATTCGAGAAAATCGGTGACGAGACTATTTCCATCAAAGGCGGATCAAGCTGGGAATCATGGAAAGACTTCCTTGACTGGCTCGAACTGAACCCGGATTATGTTGACCCATCCCTTGGATTCAACAATGCCCTCGTGATCATTGGTGGTGTACGTAAAGATGAATTCTTCCGTGTGAAGAACAACCCTAACTCTGTGAACGGCTTTATGGAACAGGGTGTGTATCCAACCCCGGCGATCCCTAAGCAGTCAGCATGGCCTTGCAGCCAAGCGAGACGCAGTCCTTGGATGGTTCGCTAAAGCGTTGACTTTGTTGCTTTTGCTAACCTAATGTGGTAAAATAACTTTCATGGGGAAATACCGTGGCAAAGAAGTCGTTCACCGACATCTCTGAACTGAAGCGGTATTTCAGCCAACTCTCTGATTTAGCTGAGAAAGAAGTGGAATCTGGTTTTTACGACGAGAAACACTATTCTGGGCTGAACATGGCGACTCTTGCCGCCATCCATGAAGAAGGCTGGAATAACCTTCCTGAGCGTAACTTCATGTTCTCAACCTCCCTGCACTTCCAAGAAGGTCTCCTGAAGCATATCAAACGAATGCACAACGGGATCATCCAAGGTCGCCACTTCAGTAGCTACTTGGAGAAAATCGGAAAGGACGCAGCAGATAGTATTCGCTTCACGATCTCCACTGGGACATTCAGTAACCCTAAGGTATCAAAAGACTGGGCGAGCTACAAGGGGTTTGACGACGCAATGATTCATTATGGTGACTTGTCAAGTGCGGCAACGTACAAGGTTGTCAAGTACCAAGGCAAATAAGGAGTGACTGATGGCGATGCCAAGAGCTTATTCGTTGCTCTCAAGCCGTAACAAACTCATTCCTCGAATCGAGGTGCAATGCAGGAAACGTGAGTGGGTCAAGACAGACCCTGACAGTCCGTTCCTGAACGGCGGGCGAGAGGTGGTTTACACCCCCTTCACTGCCGTTGAATGCACTATCCAACCGATGCGGGGCAAAGCCATCCGTGACCAGAACAACCAGTTGATGATCGGCGGTGAAGAGGACTATGACTCCTACACCGTTTACTCTGAGACTCTTTTGTTCCGAGCACGAGAGGGCACAGAGCATCTTTCTGATCAGATGTTGCTGCCGGACTCCGGAGGCGGGCAGACGTGGTTTACCGTGATGAAGGCAGATATGTATCCGTCTTCCGGTGTGCCTCGCTACCGATACTACCTGATCGCAGTTCCAGTTGGAACTGAGGGAGGTCTGTAATGGCAGACCTTCTGGACTTTACAAATTCAGATGTCGTGATGGGAGCACTGACCAAGGCAATCGGTCGTCTCTGTTTGGACGTAACGGGCTATGATGTCGTTGAAGCTGATGAGACCATTCCAAAACCGGAAGGGCCTTACATCCTCGTGGACCTGTCATTGCTTACCCCTCTCGACTGGGCAACTGCTGAAGTGGTGGATGAAGACGGAGTCGTGCATACGGCCCACAACTACACCGCCAGCTATACCCTCACCGCTTACCGTGGGAAACCTCACTGGGCACTGTCCCGGGTGCATCAGGCATTCGGCCTGCCGTTCCTTCGTGAGAAATACTTCCCGACGGGTTCTCCCTATGCGTACTCATCCACATCGAATATTGCTCGAATGCGTGTCCCGCTGAACCAGCAATTGTTCGAGAATCGGGCGCGGACCATTATCACCTTCAACACGACGTTCGTGGAGAAAGATATCGGTACGTTCGAGGATATCGAGCACATTGTCATCGGGATCGAAACCGGGAACACGTCTGGCCCACCTGTTGGTATTGAAGCAGACTATGACGTGGGTGTCAAGCCCGGCGGTGATGATCCTGGTCTACCACCAAAGCCAAATCCTCCGATCGTCTACAACGACAAGATCGTGTCGGTTTGTTTGGAAACTCCGGTTATTGATAAGCCAGCGCTTATCAGTGACAAGACGGGGGAGTAATCCCCCACAAATTGGCACATTCGTGCTGGTCAATAATCGTTCAGAAGCAGAGGACACAAAATGGCTGAATATCAAGACAAGGTTGTTGACGTTGAGGTTAGCCTTGGCACTCAACCAATCGACACCGTTGGCTTTGAAACCCCGATGTTCCTGGCAATCCACAACAACTTCCCAGAGCGTGTTCGTTACTACGTGTCCACTGAAGGGATGGTTGCTGATGGGTTCGCTGTAGGCTCCCCGGCGTACCAGTTCGCCACCAACGCATTTTCAGGGAACTTTGCCCCTCGCCGTGTTGGTATCGGACGTATGTCTAATAGCTCTACCAAGGTGGATTTCACCGGGACCACAAACACCGAACAGGTTGTCGTTAATATCACCTTGAATAAGATGGTCAAGGCTGTTAAAATTAACGTACTGCCTGGCAACACACCTGCCCAGATCGCTACGGCGCTGGCAGACGCAATCACCAACGATGCTGACCTGACCGGGAAAGTTACTGGTGTTGCAACTGGCACTTATGTGACAGTGACCGCAGTTGACGACAACATCGTTAGCGTTGGTAAAGGCGCGGGCACCTACAAGATCGTTAACGACTCTGCTGAGACCGTGGCGACTGTTCTGCCTTCCGTCATCGCTGAGAACCATAACTGGTACTTCCTGGCGACAGAAGCCCGTGCTGATGCAGACATCGTTGCTGCTGCTGAGTTTGCTAAGGCGAACTACAAGTTGCACATCTACAACTCCACGGATGCTGATGCATACGCCCCTGAGAACTCATCCTCTTCTGTGTTTGACACGCTGAAGGCTCTGAGCTACGACTCTCTGGGAACTTCCGATGCTGGCGCTGACGTAAGCTTCACTGAAGGTTCCGTTATCGGCGCGATGGCTGCGAACGACCCATCATACGGCGACTCTCTGCACCTGAAAACGATGCCGGGAATGACCCCGTTTGTTGGATCAGACACCCAGCGCTCAAACGCTTGGTCTCGTAACGCCAACATCTACCGCAGCCTGTACGGCACTGGTAGCTACATCGAAGGTAAAACTTCATCCGGTCAGTACGTTGACGTGATTCGCTTCTCCCACTGGGTTAAGTTCCGTATGGAAGAATCCGTGTTTGCGTACATGAAACGCCGTTCTGACATGGGCCTGTCCATGAAGATGAGCGACGAAGACCTTCCAGTTCTGAAGTCTGTACTGATGAACAACCCGATCAACATCGGTATTCGTAACGGTGCTATCCTGACTGGTTATGACACTACAAACAAAGTGTCTTATGACCCGACGATCACCATTCCGAAACGCGCTGAGATCCCGACGAATGACCTCGCTGCACGTATCCTGCGTGACGTGAAGGTAGAGCTTGTGTACAACAACTCCCTGCACTACGTCAAGATCCGCGCCGCCGTTGTACTGGATCGTCCGGCGGGCCAGAGCACTAACGCTCAGACCCCGATGACCTCTTCTGCTGTAGGAGTGTAATAGATGCTGAACCAATCCAAAATCCTGACGCTTCAGGCGTATGACCCGGCAAAAGTCTTGGTCTTCATTGGTGGACAGCGTGTTGCTGGCTTCGCAGCGGATACGAAGATCGTTATCTCTCGTAACAACGACAACATCTCCGTCCATGCGGGCGTAGATGGCGAGATCAGTAACGCCCTGTCCCGTGACAACACCGGGGTAATGACCCTGTCACTCCAGAACACCGCTCCTTGGAACGGCTATCTGGCCCAGTGGCAGCGCCAAGCCAACGTAACTGGCCTGATTTACCTGCCAGTCCAAGTCGAAGGTTCTCAGGGTCTGTCCCTGAACACCATCGGTTGGATTCAGAAACAGCCTGACCTGACCTACGGTTCCGAAGTTGGTCAGATGGACTGGGAAATCGGCGTACTGGATGCGTGGCTGTCTCCTGATCAGATCCAAGGTGCTGTCGCAGGCATTACTGGTCTGGTTGGTCTGGACCAATAACAACGTGAGCCACAGGGATGTGGCCTTTTCTCACGGCATGGATTTTTCAACAGAAGACACAGGAGTGTATCATGTTTAAGGTTAAGAAGTCCACAGACATTATTCTGTGCGGCGGAAAGCGCTTTACAATTTATCACTGGTCACCAAGCCAAGTGATTCGTAATATGCCTAAGATTGGTCGCCTGGTGGCAGTACCGATGGGCACAATGGCTGGTTCTGCCTTCTCCGGCGGTCAAGGTCTGCAAGACGCAGTACCAACAGCGATCCTTTATATCCTCGACCAAATTGAGGATGGCGGTCAAGAGATTCTGGACCTGCTCTTGGAAGGGATCGAAGTAGACAGCATGGGTGGCCCAATCGACATCGACATCGTTTTCGAGGACCACGTTGAAGACCTGATCACTCTGCTGAGTAAGGTGGTTGAAGTCAACTACGGTTGTTTTTTCGGAAAGAGCGGTTTCGGGACCATCGACACATTCCTCAAAAAACTGGGGCTGGCACGAGCGGTGGATCAACTGGACGAGACGAACCAGACGGAAATCTGATCCCGCTGAGTACAGTAGAGAAGGCAATCGAGTATGCACGGAAGCACTCATCTCTTAAATGGTACGACTACCTCACTTACCGGGTGATGGAGCGATTCAAAGGTGTGAATGAACTCACCATTGAGGCCGGGGATATGGAAGACCTTCTGAAGAAGAATGAGTATCTTGATATTCAGGACTTCGTTCAGGAAGCCCAGCAGAAGGATATCGACCAGGCTCGCAGGAATCAAGAGATCGCTGCCCGAAACAAGAAGTTTAAGGGAGGTTAAGGGCCGGAGTCGAAAGACTCTGGCCTTTTCTTTTTTGGTGTGATAATATGTCTAAAACATACCAAAGAGGAGAGATACCATGATCGTACTGACACTGATGACCCTTATTTTTATTGCCTGTGTTCAAGCTGAACGCAAACACGGGCCTATGGTTGTTCCGGAACATCCGGAAGGCTTCGATCCGTGGAGACAGTAAACCTCCACGGCTACCGCCAGAGGAGGCGCAATGGCAAGTGGAAACGTGATCGTAACCAAAACGGTCAACCGTACAACATTTGAGGTCGATAAGGCTTCCTATAACCGTGCGGTAAAACAGATTCGCCAGGTGGGCAAGGAATGGGAGAAGGCATCCGATGCCATCACCAAGCCTAAGAAAGACCCGGCGAAAGCTTATGACAAGTCTGCCGCCCAGATGCGTTTGGTGAACAAGCGCCTGGCTGAAACCCGTATGCGTGAAGAAAAACGTGCATCCGACTACAGCATCGCCATTGCCAAAAAAGAGGCTCGTGCCAAAGAGGCAATCGCTAAAGCTTCTTCAGCCCGCATTCGCCAGAAGGTCAAGCAGATGACCGCACCCCGTGAGGGGATGTCAGAGATGAGGAAGTTCTACCAGCAGCAAGAGCGTGAGGCCAAAAAAGCCAACCGTAAAGCAACGACTGGTATGAATGCTGCATCTCGTCCCCTCAACGTTACCCGCATCAACTCTGTTCCTCTTCCCCCTCGTAGTGGCTTCGGCACCGGGATGGTGGGAGATCCGAACAAACCGTACAACCCAGAATTGATTGCTCGTCAAAACCGGGCAATGGCTGGTCGTATCCGTACTCAGTCTCAGGCACAGGATCGTAAGACAAAAGCAGAGGCTCGTCAACGTGCTTCTGAAGCTGCCCGTGCAGCCCGCATCGACGATGTGATGTCCCAGCAGCGAATCCGCCTTTCTTCAAAATACGGACGCAATTATCAAAGCTCCCTCGGAAGAGACGGTGCAGGTAATGGCATCCAAGAGTTGAACAAACAGTTCAAGGCTGGCACACTCTCAGCAGGTCAGTACCGTCAGAGCATCCAGGCGCTGGAACGACAGTTCCGTTCCGCTCAAGCGAATGCGGGCGGGTTTGGAGCGGCCCTTGGTGATATTCGTTCCCAACTGCTGAATGCGGGAGCAGCCTATGGGGTATTTGCATCCGGCGCTTCAGTTCTCCGTCAGGGTCAGTTCTTCCAGGGTATGGATGCGACTATGACGATGGTTTCTGATTCATCAGATGAGGCGGCTAAACGAATCAAGTTCCTGAAAGATCAGGCATACCGTTTGGGCTTGGATCTGAAGATTGCTTCTCAGGGTTACGTACAGATGTCCGTCAACTCCGACGGTATCTTGAACAAGGCTCAGAACGATGAACTGTTCAAAGGCTTCTCTGAGTACGCCACAGCCCTTCAGGTGGATCCGGTCAAGTTCCAGCGTGGTATCACCGCGATCGGGCAGATGATGGGTAAAGGCCAGATCATGGCTGAAGAATTGAAAGGTCAGTTGGCGGAAGGTATTCCCGGCTCCCTGCAAGTGTTCGTTAAGGCAGCACAAGAAGCCTTTGGCGATACAACCATCGACGTTGAAAAACTGATGGATATGATGCAGAAGGGTGAATTGAAATCTGCCAAAGTTCTGCCGTATGTTGCCAAATACTTCTCTGAAGCTGCCCGTAAGGGTGGTGCGCTGGATAAGGCGCTGAACAGCAACCGAGTGGCTATGCAGCAGATGCAGCAGACGTGGGTTAACTTCCAGAACGCCGTCTTCGAAGGTGGCTTCGGTGAGCAGATGACTCGTGTGTTCCGTGACCTTGCCAAGATCCTCGATAGTAACGGTGACCTTGCCAAAAACCTCGGTCGTTTCTTCGGGAACGTAATCGAAGGGTTCTGGGACATGGTGACAGAGATCCACGATGACTTCGTGCTCTTGGATCGTATCGTCAGCTACTACGCAGAGAAGCTCGGTTATCAGGGGGACATGCTGAAGCAAGTCTTCGATTGGGCCGGATATGCTCTCGGAATCGGGATCTTCGTCGGCGGGTTGAACAGAATCTTCAAGATCCTGACAAAAATCGCTGGCCTGCGTGGTGCCCTTGTTGCTATCCGTGAATCAATGGGTGGCCCTGCTTCCACGGGTGGACCAGGGGCTGGACCTGCGGGTCCTGCTGCCGGAACCCCAGGTGGCCCTGCGGGTCCTCCTAAGCCCCTGTCCTTCTTGGAACGTTGGAAGGCCCTCGGTAAGTTTGCCAAACTGGGTATCCTCGGTGAGGTTTACGCAGGCGGAAGCATGTTGAATGACCGCTTCGTTAAACGTGGTGACGAACGTCTTGCTGAAGCAGGGATTGACCAACAGGCAATGCAAGAGAAGTACGGTATGTCACTTCATCCCGTTGGCCTGATGGATGTCCTTGACGAATGGTTCAACAAACCTCGTAATCTCAATGCACCGACTATCGGGACCCCAGGCCCGGGTGCCGGGATCACCGGACCAACAGGAATTCCATTCCCAGCGCAGCCTCAGAAGGTCGAAGGTAACGTGACCATCGAGATCAAGGCTGGCGAACTGAAGAACATGATCCGTGCCGTTGTTGACGAGAACAACCAGTTCAACTTCAACATGTTGATTCAGGGTGGACCTAACTAATCAAGGGGCTTCGGCCCCTTTTTTATTGCCTGTATTCATGCTAAAATACTAGCACAGGAGGACTTTTATGGCAAGTTACGAAAACGGTGTTTACGTTCCGTCAACGGAACAAGAAAAGAAAATGAAGCAAGCCGTTGACGACTGGCGGGCTGGAGTCGATCGGAAAGAAACGGCAGTTGCTAATGCCAAGGCCCGAGAGGACATTCAGTACACCATGTTCGTTTCCGGCCTCCGCCGTGGGCGACTCAACGAGTTCGAGAGCAAAAACCAGACGGATGATCTGGCAATCCTCTTCGACTCCGTTACAAACCATTCTTACACAAAGGACTACAACAAGTCAAGCTATGCCGTGGAGTCAAAGGCAAAAGCCTCTGACCACGTAACCACGCAAGATGGTAAATTTTCTTTCACTGGGGTTGTTACTGACTCTCCTTACCTGATTGACCCCCGCAACATGATTGACCGAGACACCAACAAGGAAAACCCGATGGAGGCCCGCCGTCCGGCGAAGGCCATCGAGATCCTGGAACTGATTGCCGACTCGCACCAGTTGGTAACGTTGGTGACTGAAGATAACATCCTGACCAACTATGTGATCACTAACTTCCAAGTTGACCGTAGTTCAGAGACAGGATCTTCCATTACTGTACAGGTTAGTCTTGAGGAGTTTCGATTCAAGAATGCTAACCTGACGGTGCTCGCCCAGGCCAAAGTTGCGGACCCGAAGAAGGCGAAGAATGCCAACTCAGGGAACAAGCAGACGGCAGAAGGTGGCGCTGTGGATGATAGTGACAAGCAGAAGCGTCAGACTCCCTATATCGGGAAGAATGCGGCTACAAAGGAGCGCTGGGAGAACCAGATGGTTGGAACGACGGACTTCTCCGGCAAGCCGGGTGCCAAGCTTCCATTTGACCCTAACTCACTGAAGAGACCGTAATCATGGCTGAAACAAAAACAGTTGTCCGCACATTTGACTTTTCACTGAGCGGATACCCGGATGAAACATTCCGTGTGGTTCTGGACTCCGTGACTTACGAACTTCGTTTCATGTGGAACGAGCGAGATGAGTCGTGGTTTATGTCCTTTGGGGATGTTGGTGCCCCGGTGCCAACCATCACGTCTAAACTGACCTGTTACTCAGATATCTTGGCCCCTTATCGTTACCTTGACAACATCCCAGATGGTAACTTGGTACTGTGGCCCTTGGGAGATATCCGGACCCGAGCCGGGCGTTTCAATATCGGCCCTTTGTCTGGGGTTCAGATGACTTATTCATCCTTGCTTGAGGATGTGGAGGAAGAATAATGAGAGCGATGGAGAGGACATATACCTTGGTGATTGGTCGCCCGGTGTCGATTGGCGAAAAGCCAGTTAACATCGAGAAGTATACCAACACCAGCAAAGGCAATGCCTACGAGATCAAAGAGCTTCACATGGAATTCAACGTGAAGAAAGATAACTCGAAGGAGCCTAACAAGGGTTATGTCACAGTGTACAACCTATCTGATGAGGTTGTCAACTACTTGTCAGTAAACCAGCGAGAGTCCCTTGCGGTGATGCTCCATGCAGGATACAATGGCGATGAGAAGCTGATCTTCTCCGGCACGGTTGAGTATGTGGAGGATAACTTCGAAGCAGAGACCCGAGAAACCAAGTTCATCTTGGGTGATGGAACGCTGAACCTTACGACTGCCACAACTGCCCGGTCATATCGTAAAGGGACACCATTGAACAGTGTCCTTAACGACCTGATCAACGATTTGAAGCTGCCAAAGGGCCGTGTGATCGACTTTGGTAACCAAACCCTTCAGACGTCCATGGCGTTCACCGGGAATGCATCCCAAAACCTTGCTAACCTGGCAAAGAATACAGGATCTACGTTCTCGGTGCAAGATGGTGCCGTGTACTGGACAAGAGAGGGTTCTCGCTTCAATAATGTCATGTTCGAGATCTCCGAAGAAGGCGGCATGGTAGGGACACCGACCCCGAAGCAGCCTGCATCTTCCAAGAAGTTGCTTGCAGCCAAAGCCAAAGAGAAGGCCGGGGCGAAGCCCAAGAAGCCTTCTAAGAAGGCCAAGGAGCACGACATCAAGGAGGACGTGGGTATGACTGTAACCACACTTCTGAACGGCGCTATCCTACCGGAATCAACTGTATATCTCAACACCCGCTACCACAAAGGCTTCTACAAGGTGGCAGAGCTTACCCACCGTGGTGGATATGAAACTGGGGACTGGGTGACCGAACTCGGGTTGGTAGAGACCCGTGGCGAACTTATGCAATAAGGAGTTGACGTGGCATATACTGACCGCTATGATGCAGCATTCGGGATTTACATCTCCCGTTTCCTGCGTAACAACGTCCACACGAATATCCGTGGCAAAGTGGTCGGGGTGAATTACAAAGGGCCGTCCGTTGATGTTCAGCCGATGGCCTACACAGAGTTCCCCTCCGGCACCACTGACCGATACCCGGTCATTTATGATGTTCCCGTCCTTCTTCCATCGGGAGCGAACGGCAAGGCCCGTCTCACGATGCCGATCAAGCCGGGGGATATCGTCGGCCTGTCCTTCTCTGAACGAAACGAGGGGGATAACAACGATCAGAACACCCATCAGCTTTTTGCAGGTTGGGCTGTGACCCAGATCTTTACGGATGATAACTCGAAGGCTATTCACCCGGACAACGTCGTGTTGGAGAATGACAAGGCGGTTCTGACTCTGAAGCCCAATGGTGACGCCTCCTTGGCTAACCCGAAGGTGTCCGTGGAAGCATTGGCTGACGGCAACGTAAAGATTAATAATGGCCCGGGGTCACTTGTCATGGACCCTTCCGGGATGGTGACCGTTAACGGTGCCCGGATTACACCAGCCGGGAGAATCATTACGGCAAATGGTGTCGATGTGGATGACTTCTTCGAATACTTCAAGCGTCATAGTCACTTCTACACTTGGACAGACGGTTCTGGTTCTAACAACACCCAACCTCCAAATGCCTAAGGGGAATTATGGCTACTCAATATAAAGACCTGCTCCTCGATCCCTTGACCGGGGATCTGGACTTCGGTGTCCCGGGTAACCGGGGCATGAAGCTGGCCCTAACGAACCAGCTTTCTCTTCGTCAACGTCTGTATCTTCGCTTCGCCATTTGGTCTGGGGACTGGTACTTCGACGAGACGTTTGGCTTCCCTTACCGGACCTTCGTTGGGAAGAAAACGGTAAAAGCCGTTCTTGACGGAAGGATCAAGTCAGAGGTCCGTCAGGAGCCGGACGTTCTTCAGATCGTTGATTTTGACTCCACTATGGATGTCGTGGGCCGTTCCTATAAATGCTACTTTACCGTAGTCACTGCCGAAGGCGAGGAGATTAACCTTGCGTTTATCGGTGAGGACCAGTACCAGTATCCTACACCACCAGAGGGCAACGTGCAACTGTGTGGTGATGAAGGTGTCATCATCAACTTCAAGAACAAACTGTACTACCTTATTAACTTCCAACTGCCGAAATATGGCGACAGTACGTGGGTTAATACTTGGAAATGACAAAGGGAGCCTCTGGCTCCCTTTTCTTTTAATTCTCAGTGTAATATGATAAAATACGCTTATCGCCTAATTTAAGCGCAGGAGGAGTAATGGCGGAGAATTATGGTTTGACAGGCAGTGGATTTAACCTCCCGCCGATGGATGACCTTGTTCAAGAAACGAAGAAGACTTTCAAGTCCGCCTTTGGTGAAGATTTCAACACCGAGAGCAACTCCGTTGCGGACAAGCTGATTCAGATTTTTAACGAGCGAGAGTACCAACTCTGGCTCTTGATGGGGTCCGTATACTACGCCCAGACCATGCAAGGTGCCGAGGGCATCTACTTGGACGACCTGTTGGGCAAGCGCGGTATCTACCGCCTCGGAAAGACCCGCAGTACCGGGACAGTCGTCATGACGATCGATTCCTCAGTCCCGTACAATATGATTTATTCTGCCTCTACCTACACCATTGATACTGATTACGAGCTATCATCTGATGTTCAGGTGGCAGGTAATATTGTGGCCCAGCTAATCCGGGGTACGGATTTGACAGTCGGATCTTACCGATTCCAAATCCAGAACACAACCGACCAGACTGTAAAAACCCTCACCCTGAATCTTACGGCGACATCCGGACAGCCCCTGATGACATTCTTCGGGCAAATCAAGGACTTCATCGTAAATAACACGATCCTTTCCAACCAAGACAGGATCATCATTGATTCAGCCGAAGGGGCGTTGTACATCGGTTATGATTCTAACAAGAACATGATCGGCCTGTCAAGTCGAGTTGACTTCCGTACAAACCCGATGGTTGGCACAAAGACCATCTCAATGGATGTCCGCTCTATCGAGCCGGGCTACATCTCTCGTGATATCCACTCCGTTACCACCATCAACCCAACACCGGGTGGATTTGTGGCGATGGATAACCTGACGGCCTTCATCGACGGATCAGATGTTGAATCTGACAACGAATACCGAATCCGTGCCACTCAGTCCATCAACGAAGGGAAGGCTACCCGCCCGGCAATTCTGGCGGCGCTCCTGAACAAGGTGGAAGGCATTGAGAAGGTTCGTATCTTCAACAACAATACGGACAAGACCAACAGTTTGGGAATCCCACCTTATCGCTTCATGACTGTGTGTTATGGTGGAGGAACGGCAGAGATTAGTCAAGTGCTTTATGACACGATCGCTGCATCGAATAACACGTATGGTGACACGTTCTACGACATCACCACTGAAGATGACCAGATTGAACGAATCTGGCACACGAAGGCAACTGCCCGTGAGCTTCAGATCCGTGTTCGTTACCGTGGACGCCCACTGTCTGTTACGGAAGAGACGAGCATCGCAAACGGCCTGGCGACAGCGGTGAACGGTACAATGATCGCCGGGACGCTTTATAACGTTCGTCTAGTGGGAACTGTCATGAGTTCAACCTCCCCGGATCGATTCACACAGGTCTTTGTGGACATCAAGAACAAAGGTGCCCCTGATTCCTCCTACGTCAACACAGACGTTACGGCGGGGACGACGGAGGTCTTCTCTTTGGAACCTGAGGACGTGATCTTCAGTCAGATCGTGTAAGGAGTAAAAATGGCAGAGGAAGTTGTACTGAAGGATGTTAACCACATCCACCCTCTGCCGGATTTCGTGCAGGGGGGTATTGATTACCTCCCTTCCGGTATCTTCGACGGCAAAGAAAACTTCGAGAAGACTCTACGGATCTTGCTGGAACGCCTTGAATATATCGACAAGAAGATGGTCGAGCTTGCAGAACTGCGTACCACGCTGAACGCTGAAGACGCCATCCTTGATGAAATCGGCAGACAATTGGGCATTTACCGTAACGGTTTGAATGACCCAGAATATCGCGCTGTGATCATGATCTTGACCGGGAACAACTCCAAAAGCGGGACCCGTGCAGACATCATCGCCACCCTGAAGCAACTCTTTGGGGAAGACGGAGTTACAACCTACAAAGGCTACAACTACCGTCTCGATATTAACATTTTCAATACCTGTATGGAAGTCACGGATATCCTCCCGGAAATCATTGACATGCTACCTCTGGTGACTCACCTCCGTGTGGTTGAGAACCAAGGTTATCCATTCGGGTTCAGCGGGGATGCTCAGGCATTCGGATTCGCATCGGTCTACGACGAAGAACGCACTGGTGCGGGTGGTATGTCCACCCTCGTGTACGTTTCTGACGACGAAGAAGACTGGGCCTTCAACTGAGGAGATTTTAATGGCTAGACCAACGGACCCAATTTACGTCTGGGCACGTGAGGACGTAAACCTTCCGGGAACTGGCAAACCAAACAAATCTAAGCCTATTGACGACTTGCTCGACAAAGGCTATGATAAAGGACAGAAGCCAGCCACTGAGGAATTCAACTACATCCTCAACCAGTCCTCCGGGTGGATCGACTGGATTGTTAATGAGAAGTTCCCTGAGCTTGAGGCTGAAATTGCCCGCTTGCTGCAAGAACTTGAAGCCCGCATTAACCAGCAGTTGAACGTTATTCGTCAAGATATCACCAACCTCCAACAGAGTGTTGCTGATCTGAAGCGTTATGTGGACCAGAAAGTTCTTGAACTGAAGAACGAGATCCAAGGTGTTCGAAACGATCTGACTCAACTGCGTCAAGACTTTGATTCTGCCATTGCACAGGTAAACGGGCGTATTGACGAGCTTGAGCCTCGTCTTGTTCCGATCGGCGCTATCATCCCTTGGCCTGGTGCAACCCCGCCAAACGGGTGGCTGGAGTGTAACGGTCAGGTGTTTAACACCGGACAGAACCCTAAGCTTTATGGTGTTCTCGGACGCAACACTGTCCCAGATTACCGTGGCCTGTTCCTGCGTGGTTGGGCACATGGTTCCCCGGCATACGACGAGCAACCTAACCGTGGTCTCGGATCTATTCAGGATGACTCCCTGAAAGCTCACGAGCACTACCTCCAGATGGTGTACCAGAATGCCAGTATTCCGGCAGGTGCTTCCATCATTTCTGGTCCGTACCCGGCGGGGACTGTTGGGTATGAACTTAGTGGTGCTAACAAGAGCGATAACTACATTATCCGCTTGCCGCTGTCCACAACTAAAGCCATGAGCGAAGGTGGGGTGGAAACCCGTCCTAAGAACGCCGCCGTGATGTATATCATCAAGACGGATCAGGCGCAAAGCTCTGGTGGTCAGTCACCAACGGCTATCGTGGTTTCTCCAGACACCATCAGCAACCGTGTTGGTTACTCCGTGCAGGCCACAGCCAACGTCCTGCCGTCCTCAATTGCAGGTCAGTACCCGGTCACTTGGACCAGCCAGAACCCTGCGGTGGCGACAGTAAACTCTTCCGGCCTGATCACTCTGGTTGGTGCTGGCACGACGAACATCATCGCATCCATCTCCACCGGGATGAACTCCGTTATCCAAGTTACGAGCTACTCAGTCCTGACAGGTCTGTCTGTAGCAGACCCGGGTAACATCCAGGTCGATGAGTCTAAGATGTTGACGGTAAACAGAACCCCAAGCAGCGCGACTGAACCTTTGCAATACCTGACCAGTAATGCCGGGGTGGCTGTTGTGAACAGCGCCGGGTATGTTACTGGTGTGTCTCCGGGCACAGCGACAATCACCGTCCGAGGAACACTGTCTGGTGTTTCTACCACTCGTGCCGTGACGATTGTCCCTGAGGTTGTTACCCCGACACTGGAAGACATCAAGCTCGGCGTACAGCAGCGTGGTGACCCATTGCAGGCACCTCCGGGTTGTGTTGTAACTTACGTCCGCCAGAAAGAGTCTGCCGAGTACATCGAGTTTAAGGCGCTTCTGAAGCAGGTGAATGGTGAATGGGTAATTGTCGAGGGCTAATAAATGCGAATGAATAACATTCGCCCATATGACCCGGAGGAGAAATCCTTCGGGGAGGGCATCCAGTATCTTTGTGACGATAAGGGCCGTGACTTTTACCAGACACGTTCAAAATTCACGAAGAAGTACGTTGTTTTGTTTGACAGCTTCGGGGTCGTTCGTTGTGCAACTGAGTCTAAGAATCTTGTCTTTACTCAGCCCCATGGACTCTCCATTGTGGATATTAACGTCCTGCCGGAAGGTTTCAATCTTTTCGACAAGACTTGGATCTACGACGGTAAGAAACTCTACCAGGTGGATGTTGACCCATCGGTCCCAACATCTGTCAGAAAGGAGGAGGCTTACAAGAAGCTGAACTATCTGATTGTTCCTCTCCAGGATGCAGTCGATTTGGGCGATGCTACGGACGAGGAGGTTGAGAAATACAACGCTCTCCGCAAGCTTCGTATTAAACTAAACCGGATTTCTGACGACACCCCGGCAGGGGATGTTGACTGGTCCGAATTCACCACTGCATAACCTTTTAGGCCGGGCACTTGCTCGGCCCCAGGAGAAGACACATGGCTCTTGATATTATGTTGATTCTGAAGTCTCTTTGGGGTTTGGTGACTTTCCTATTGTTGGGGGTACTCAAAATCTTTTACTCAGACTTTAAGAAAATGCAGGAAAAGCAGGATGCTCTTGAAAAAGACATCATCCGGCTGCGTGAAAGCATGGTCAGTAAGGATAGTATTGATGATATTCTCGATCGTAAGATCAAGCATCTCACCGACACTATCACCGACATCCGCTCCGACATTAACGACATGCGTAAGGAAGCGAAAGAAGAGAACAACGCTCTTCAGAAAGACATCCGCTCCGTACTCAACGTAATGCTGGAGAGCCGTCGAAACAAATGATCACGTCCATTATCTTTGGACTCTGCTTCGTCATCCTGGCAACCCGCCCGGATGCCGGGGCCAAGGTAATGGCGGGGCTATGCCTCGCCTACCTTGTTCTTGAAAACCTGATGTTTTGGTTTTTCAGCGGGGCCGAGTTCTTCGACATTACGCTGTACTTTACCACAGCTTGGGCATTGGATTCAATACTTTTATTTACCGTGGCACTCTTTGTCCGAGGGTATCGTCAAATCGCCATTTTGACTTTGGCAGTGCCTATGATGCTGGTACAAGTATTCGCAATCCAATACCCGATCTTTTTCCCAGATTGGATCTACTCCTTCGCAGTACAGGATGCTCATAGATACTTCATTGAGGTATTCATCTTCGTTTACTCCTGGAAGGACAATACCGTATCCGAATGGCTCAGAACGGGTTCAGTTCTGGCATTTGTCCTTGTTGCCCATCTGGTGTGACGCATTGATAATGAAGGTGTTCTATGCTAAAATTCTTGAAAGACCTCGTAACCTCCCCGATTGAACCTGACAAAGCTTCTCACACAAAGTTTTGGTCAAACATCGGCATGGCGGCTATGACGGCAGTTTTCCTCTGGTACGGCTTCAGCAACACTCTCCCAGAGTGGTACGTTTGGGTGTATGCCCCTACCGTAGTAGCACCGCACCTTCTGAGTGACCTCATCAATCTTCGCTGGGGTATTGCCAAGAAAGAGGCTGAAGTTTCCAACAACGAAGATTCAAAGTAAGAGGAGATTCTCGTGTCATCAAATACTGACATCATCGCGTTGCTGAGTTCTGAGGCTGATCAGGCTGTTGATCAGATCATCGAGGACTCCAAGCGCCTCCACATCGTAGTCAACGGGGATGGCACTGCTCAGGCCACAACTGAAGATGGTAGCCTAATCCCCTCTGTCCGTAAAGCACTTTTGGACAACCTGTACTTCAAGACCCCGCCGTTGCCATGGCGCAATGGTGGCTCCGTCACCGAGTACAACCAGCTTTATACCTTCACCGACAGTAACGGCCTGACCGCTTGGTGGTATGCACCTTCGGCGACAACGTCAAACCCAGCGGTGATGACGGATGACCCTGCCAACAACAAAAAGTTCAAAGTCTTCCTTGACCGAACCAATATGGCGGACATCTACGCCCCGATCCAGTCTCCGAACTTCCGGGGTAACCCCCGCACACCTACCCCGGCGGCGGGCGATAACTCCCAGACCATCCCTAACACCCAGTGGGTGCAAACGGAACTGGATGTCCTTCGCCAGCAGATCGGCGAGATCGGGAGTGACAGTGATTTTGAGAACATCAACGTCCGCAACAAAACGACTACGAAAGATCTTGATGTCACTGGCAAGATCACCAGCACAGGGTCAGCTATCGACGCACTCAACGCCCTGCTGCGTGTTCGTCAAATTGAGTTGCCATCTTCTGCATCTTATGTTAACTTCACCACCACGGCCCCGTTCCCTGTTGGGATCACCCGTAAGACAAGCCTGACGCCGTTTGAGATTTCCACTGGGACAATCCGTACCGATGTGGCAAACTTCACTACGTTGACGGCTGGGGACATTAACAACGGGGGCGTGTCTGTAGACCTGAAAGGGAATGCGGCGGGTGATTACCTGCACCTGTCAGGTACAACCAGCGATCCGGTTAACGATCCGAAGCCACAACTGATTGTTGATGGTATTGCTGAAATCGGAACCCTTCGTGTTAACAACCTTGAAGGTTTTGTTGCCAACGTCGATGGTCAGGATATCCGCCCTCGTTCTGTTACGGCATCTGAATTCGTCAACAGCAAGAACATCACCGCAACCGGGACGACGACGGTCAAAGACCTTGTTATTACCGGAACGGTTACTGGACTTGACGTCAATGTCGATGGTAAAGATATCCGCCCTAACTCTGTTGTGACAAACAATGAAGTTAACGTCGGCACAAACCTGACCGTGGGTGTTGACGCAACAGTAACTCGCAACATCTCCGTTGGTGGAACCACTACCGTCAAGGATCTTGTGGTCACTGGTACGGTTACAGGTATCGACCTGTCTGTTGATGGGAAGGACATTCTCCCTCACTCTGTGACAACGACGAGTATGACAGTGACCGGAGCAACAACCGGGACGACGGCGGAATTTGATAAGGTCACCTCAGACCTCTTCAACATCCCACCAAAACTGATCGCCCTGACAAGCTCTGAGTTTACCCCAGATGGCACGTCAAGCCTTTATGATATTCTCGTTGATCGCAACGTCCTTGTCAAGCCTCCTGTCGGGTTGTTTACCGGGGGCGTTGGCGGCACAATCCTGATGTACTTCACTCAGGACACAACCGGGGGCCGTACTGTTACGTTCAGCCCGGAATTCGTCAAGATCGGCGACGGTGATTTCGACACATCTGCAAGCGGGACCACTATCGTTCAACTGCTGTATCGTGGTAAAGACCAGGTCATTGACACCGTCATTACCAGCCGCAGATAATACAGCCGCCTCCGGGCGGCTTTCTTTTTGGAGGTTTTATGTTCCCTATTCCTGCACTGACACTAACTGGTGGTAAGAAGTTGCCGCTTCCGCCGGGCATTGTAAAATCTGTGGCTTCGACTTGGTACGTCACCAATGGATACAAAAAATCGGTAGCCGTACTGCTGACCAATGGCGATCTCTACACTCAAGGCGACAATCTCCACGGGGAGCTTGGTGATGGAACCCTGACACCAAACAATAACACTTGGTACAAGACAGCTACCAACATTAAACGTGTTTTCGGGGCGAGTCAATGCTTTGTGACGGAGGATAACGGAGGAGCTTGGAAATTTGCAGGTTATCAGCCGGGGCTGACGGGGATCGGATCTGACGTCCCTAACTGGACAGCCTTGCCATCCACCATCACCTCCACTTTGGACATGACGACGATCAAGGATGTTCACGGAGGTCCTGGGGCCACCATGTGGCTACTTAATGATGGGCGTATGTTTGGTTCTGGTATCAATGCCAACGGCTGTATGGGGAAGGGTAGCCTGACAACATCCTATGCCACCCCGACAATCATCCAGAACACCGTCAAGCGTGTTTCTGTGATCGAGTCTCGTACTGTATACCTGAACTCCGCAACGGGCCTTGCATACGCTGCTGGACTCCCTGGTAACGTATTGGGCAATGGCAGCACCGACGTATCACCGAACTTCCGCCTCATCAACACCCCCGCCGGATTTTTCATCGAGGACATGATCTGCTTTGGTGAACTGACGATCTTCATTGGGTATATGTCGTCTGATCCTACCACCAAGATGATCTACTCTATCGGGGTATTGAGTAACTCAGCTTACGGGAAGGAGACAACCAAATTCGGAGCGGGGTTCACCAGCTACATGGTGCCGACGGGTTACTTTGCGAACTTCTTCTCTGTTGATGGTAAATTGTATGGCTATGGGACCGGACCTCAGGGTACACCGGATGGTCTTGTAAACACCACCCCGATGGAGCCGACATTCATGTTCCAAGGGGAATGGGATGTAACCAAGATCAATCAGATCACCATTCATCCTGACGGTGGCGCTCTTGGTTCCCCGAACGGCGGTCATTTCATGGTCTATGATAACAACCTGTTCTTTACCGGGACGGCGGATATCAACCAAGGTCATTATGACTCACCTAAGTTCAAGAACATTTCTGAGTTCAACGTATAATAAAAAAGGCACCCGATTGGGTGCCTTTTTCTTTTTCAATAAATCGGGTCATTGTTCAAGTGCCAATCCTTATGGCATCTGTCGCACAACCACATCACCTCAAGGGGTTTGTTGTAATCGCAGTGATGCGCCTCGGTGAATAGATTCTCCCGGCACACATCGCAATACGACGCCCTTGTCAACTTACCATCGCGGACAGCATTCCCCACAGCAATATGCGCCGCACGGATTTTAGGGTTCCTTTTGATATAGGAATCCTTTGCCTTTTGGATACTTTTAGCACCGACCTCAGTTCGGGCATAATCCTTTCTGGCCTGAACACGATGCGGGAGTTTATTACGGGATTTTTCGTATTCCTTGTAATACTCTCCTTTATCTTCCCTGTTCTCGCTGACATCCTTCTTTGTACAGGTCTTGCACTTGTTAAGATGTCCGTCAGCCATGCCTTTATGCTTATAGAATTCGGTGAGGGGCTTTTCAGCCCCGCACTTAAAACAAATCTTACAAGGCATAGATTGCATGATTAGGATACATCAGGCAAATCGGGGCAAACGGAATGTCATCATCGAAATCAATGTCCGGAGGAGACATATCGAGGTGACCGTTGTCGTTTACTGCTGGGGCCGTCTGCTGGGGTTCAGTTTTTGGCTCCAGTTTAGGGTCTGGTTGAGACTGTGCAGTCTGCTCCAAGTTGTTTGGCTGTTCACCTTTAACGTAGGCAGACACACCCGGGACAACTTCACTCATAAGGCCACGGGCATATGCCAGCAGTTTACCAGTGATCTCTTCCGGATTGTCATTTTCACCAACCTGAATATCTCGGGTTGCGTTCAGAACAGCGTGACCAACCATCGCGCCCAGATCGTAATCAGACATACCTTTGTTTGCCGGATTGTTCGCCGCATCCAGTTTCAGATGTTTGGTAACATCATGAACAACTTTGGCTACCTCAACAACCGGAGGGATAGTCAGGCCGCTACGGCGCAGGTTAAGGGCACCGTTAAGTGCATGACCTGTTTCCATACCGGAGTTATCTTTCTTACCGCCGGATCGGCTACCACCCGCCGGGGCCGAACCTTTCGGGCCGTATGCTTTGAAACCGGACACGATGGAACCGTCTTCGCCACGCTGGCCTGCCAAGCGACCACCTGCCTGAACTTGACCGATCTGCTCTTTGGTCAGGACAACGGAGACCTCATTACCGTTCTCATCCTTCACCACAGCACCTGTATCGCTCAGAGAGAGGATTTCTCCGTAAACCTTAGTGGTTTTGCCACCAGAGCTATTGGACGCCGTAGAGGACGCCTGAGAGCTTCCTGCGTTGTTTGCCTGACGAGGTTCACGAGCGCCAGAAGCATCGGTGATTTTGATCTTCGCCTTTTTACCTTCCGCACCGGAACGTTCTTTACCTTCTGCATCGGTCCACTTACGGATCTGAACCGGAACACGGATAACCATACCTTCTTTCAGATCGGTCCATTTGTCATCGACCTTAATCTGGTACTGGTTTTCGTACTTCAGGTTTTTGACTTCGTGGGTGCCGAAGCTGATCCACTCTTGGTCTTCACCATTTTTCAGCAGAATGGAAGCGCGGTGGGTCGCCACGATGGATTTACCAGCGCTTGGACCCTTGGTGATGTTGGTCACCTTAGGACTGCCGTCGGCATTGATACGTTTGATGGCGATACGCTCAATGGACCCAGTTGCGATGTGGACGTTAACATCGTTGATGGCATCATAGACGGCAGTAATTACTTTGACTTCAGACATTCACTTCTCCTTCGAGGATAAACAAGGCCCCAGAACGAGGCCAGAACAACAGGTTACCACATTTACTGCGATTTGCAACTTAGAAGATGCCGAACCACACGCCAATACCGTGGATAACACCGATCGGGGCCAGGATAGCGCCTGCGATCAGGAACAGCCAAGATGCCGTCTTGATACACACCACAACGTGGGTGACCCAAGCTGCAAACGCCGCGATCACAACTGCCAAATATCCCAGACCTAAACCTGCCAGTAATTTGTTCATTCTCTCTCCTTACAGATAGACTCGCTGCACCTCTTTGTCTGCTTTGTCAAACATCAAGTTTGCAGCATTAATGTCCTTGATCATCTCCTCCGTCATCTGATCCGGGCGATATGCCCTCAGTGAACGTTTGAAGAGGACTTCAGGTTCTTCCGTTACATCACCAGACAGGCTGTACATCTTGATGAGCATCTTAACCGGAACCTCACGAGACACCTGACCGCCGACGTTGATGGCGTATGACGCCCCTACTTCAACCTGACGCTGGTCCAGTTCGTAGATTAGGTTAAGGTTAACGTATTTGTATTCCTCGGAGCGAGTAATGTTCTTCTGTGCCTGAACACAAACCCAGCCCGGCTCAACAAAGGTGTTATCGAAAATGCTCATCTTATCTTCCTCGTCTGTTTAATGTGGGGCCATTATACATGGCCCCGGTTTTAAATCAACTTACTTTTGAAACAACCAGCTTCTTAACGTAGCCTCTCAGCAATCCAGACCCCACGCCGCTTACGTAGCTTCCGCCTACTGAAAGTCTTTCCCCGGCACCAAACCAGAACGGAACGTTGAAGTTCTGAATCAAACCCGACGTGTTATTCTTGACCCGGAGTGTTTTAGCAACCGGATCAGTTTGGATCGTCAGGTCAAATACCTGACTGACCGTACCGTTTATTGAACAGCGGACAAAGTTACCCGCTGCATCCGTTGGGAAAAGCTGGTGACTGCCGACACCCACCATTGCATAATGACCAAGCCCAGCAACAATACGGCTTGAATAATCCCCGGTACACCAGACCATCTGGGTAGCTGAGGAGTTAATGCTTTGGAAGATGATGTCGATAATCATTGGTTCCGTTGAAAGATCAACGGGGAGTCCTGTCTGGAAGAAGGACGACCCAACAGTGAAGTCCATTACCCGACCGATTCCAGTTACGTCTGCAATTTTGGCCCCTGTGCCGACCAGAGAGAACACATTGTTCCCGGTCCAGTCTGTCAGGGTCGTAGCACCCAAGGACTGCCTGGTTGCATCCACTTCCAAAATTACATTCCGTTTCTTCTGGCCCCCAATAATAAGGATCTCGTTCATGTTACTCCCTTCGAGGTTTTACAACACCTGCCGCCGACAGAGGGATCTCATCAGCATCTTTACCAGGTGGACCCGGTTCCCCACGAGGACCTTGGACAACGACGACCTCCGGGGATTTGTACAGGGAGAAAGCCAGAAGCATCACCCAGCCGAGGCCGACGAAGACCAATGTCGGCAGCATTGAAATCACCACCGACATTACGAAGATCACCACTTTGTTTCGGTGATCACGTTTGTAGGCGATGATTGTTGGCACCATCCAGATAAGGACGGACAGCCAAGCCCCTGCCATAAAGACGGTCCATACAAAATCAATCATTTCAAACCCTCCTGAATTTTAAGCTGAAGAATCTTTGCATCAACCTCGTAAGTGGCAGGACCACCGCCGCTGCCGGGCTGCTTGTCCTGATATCGGCAGATTACGGCTCGCGCCGACGAGTCTCTCACAATAACCCGGCTCGACTTGAAATCGGGCTGGGTCTGACAAGCCTTGTGGAGTTCAACAACCTGTTCCGGCAAGAGAGTCGGTAATGTGTCATAACGATCCGGCTTATCACAACCTGCGAGTGCCAACGCTGCCAGTAGAATTAATTTCTTCACATCCACCCCGCAAATTTAGAAATTTCTGTGGAGATCATGATCCCCAAGATATACGCCAAAGATGATGCCACCGTCCAATAGTAGAACCGGGAACCCGCCATGGCAACCAATATGAACAATATAACAAAAGTTTCCGGTGCTATCAACATTTTGTTTCTCCTACCTGACGTCCCTGTTCTTCTTCCTTGTCAACTTCGTCCTCTGCACGGGCCAAGATCTGATAGATCGTCTCAGGGTTTTCAAGAAACTCGGTGTACTTCTTGATCCGGACAGCAAGCTTACCGCGAACCTTACGCTCACGGGCCTGTTGGTTCTGCATAAATCCCTTCTGGAACAGGATGAAGTAATAGAGTTGTTTGGCTCGATTACGGTCCCCGCCGATGGCGATTGCGAAATCATTGAAGCAGTCACTGTCATGCTTGACCATGAAGATATCCCAGAACACCTCACGGGCCTTTGCAAGCTCCTCTGGTGTCACTTTTGGGAACTCCGGGTCCCCGTAACGAGGGGCCTTTTTATCAACACGTGGTGGTTTTGCCGGGTAAACTTTTCTTGTATTGCTCATTTCATCACTCCTCAAGGTAAAACGTTATTCCACTGAACGGGGGCCGAAGCCCCCGGATATTACTTAGTCACAGGATGAGTAGCTGGAGCCACTGTCATACGAACTGGAGTCGTAGGAACTGCTACTCGAACTGCTGCTGTAGCTTGAACTGTCGTCATAGGACGAGTAGCTCGAACTGTACGTAGAGGTCGCAGCGGAACTGCGGCACTCTTCCACCGGGGCAGGCTGCGCCGCCGGGGTGTCGTCGCTTAGGATCGTTGCTGCTGCATAACCGTACAGCGCGGCGTTCACTGGATCAATGCCGTGGGAGGCAACATGACCACCTGTGCTGTGCGGGGTGTCATCCAGGCGACGGGCCGGGGCCGGAGAGCCAGCACGCTTGATGTACTCACGCTTCGCCTTCGGCGGCAGGGTCTTACCCTTCGCATACGCTGGCAGTTCCACACCTTTAAGCTGTTCGTTCAGAGGTTTAGGTGGGGTCTTATGCACCGGGATCTCACGAACGGTACTGCGGGCCTCTACCGTCACCACACGCTTGGTTTGTTCTGCCAGATCCACAGCGACCACAACTTGATTATCATTCAGTTGATCATCCAGAGGACGAGTTTCTGGCTTGGTGAAGCGAACCTGGTTAACGGTCTGAGGTTTCGTGAAGGTAACCTCATCACCTTTCACCGTCGCCTTCAGAACCACGTCAGACTCGTCGTGGGTACGACGGGACTGCTTGGCGATGTATTCATCAACCTTTACATCATCGATCTTCGCTGGGGCGAACAGGGCCTTTACCCACGCTACAAACTTCTTGATCATACTTTCTCTCCTTCCTCGTTGAGAACGGTCAGTAAATTGGTGCCCAGAAGGCCAGCGGCGGTCAGGTCATCAATACCCACCTGTCCGGTAAGACCATCTTCAAAACAGTCTGCCAGGTTTTCATTCTCCAGCATCCAGTTGTTGGCGGCTTTTTCAGAGGTGAACAGCAAGCCTTCTTGACCGATGTCCCACTCACAGAAAATTTCAAACATTTCCTCTCCTCTTATCGTAAACTCCCCTCGCCCATTTCACAGCCGCTTCGATAACGTCTCCGTGACATGGTTGGGGATGACAGAAGCATACCAGATCTTTACCTTCCAAAGCAAGAAGATCTTCAATGGTAATTTTCCCGGAACGAATCTGTTCCCACAGCCAAACACGATAGCGCTCAATTGTGGCCCCTCTTGGCTCTTCTTTCGACAGCTTGAAGGGGTTTGCAAACTTAGACTGCTGTAGCCCGAAGTGGGGCATCCTGCGGCCTATGTATACAGCATTCTCCGGGATTACTTTACTCAGGTGGTAGAAGTTAAGGACCGCCATTAGTCGGCCTTAAACTTCTTATCCACCTCCGCCACAAGACGGTTTAACTCAGCCATCTCTTCATCGAGCTTCTTGTTGATCGGCTTCCCAAACAACCAGAACTTCTCTTTTGCGACAGCCACTTTGTCAGCAACCCACTGGCAACCGTCCTCCAGTTTCCATGCCAGCCAGCTACCGAAGGCAGCGAGCAGGCTGAACGGGATCAGGATAATCCTGTGCGGGTTAAGGACAATCAGTGCCGTCAGCAGAAGAATGACTCTAGCAAACTTCGACAATACCTTCAACATTTAACTACCCTTCTTATTAAGTTTATCGATCTCTGCCTTAACCTTGCGGTAACGATCAACACTCTCTTTGTGCTCTTCGTCGAGCTTTTCTGACAGAGTGTGGAACTCTTCAACGAGATCTTTACCACGCGCCCGGAGGACTTCAACACGATCCTTGTGCTTGCCTTTGTGGAAAGACAGATCCAACCACCACATACGGGCAACGACCCCGAGAAGTTCAAACAGAATACCAAAAGCCCTTTTCATCAGTCCTTCTCCAACAGTTCAACAGCTTGATTTACCAACGATTGCAGTTTGAGGAGGCCCTCTTTGTCGAGAAGAATGATGTCGCAACCATCATCCTCTCCGCCTTGATTCAGCCCGAAAGAAGCGGAGGATTTGCACACCCACACTTCGGTTTCCCCACCAAGATCCCCACCATCAATTTTGGCATGGTAAGTCTCAAACTCCGGGCGAATACTTGGGTCAAGTACCAGCTTCATCAGTTTCCCTCCAAACGAACCTTAGGATCTGCAAGGTCGTCAGTTTCGTAGTCCCAGAGGTCCATACCGAAGTGGCGCATACCATCTTCTGGCTCTGAGCCTTTCACGGTGCATGGTGACACCCAGATACCTTCGATGTCTGCCGCCTTCAGGCCGTCAGCCCCGACAACCATCATTGTGGCATAAGGGATCAGGATTGGGTTTTGTTCACCACAACCACAGTCACATACCCACGCTTTACCTTCGCCGACGTATGGTAGTTTTTCAACAGGTTTGAAGTCCAACTGCGCCAGCGGGAAGCGGTTACGAATAACCGCCTGGAAGCTGTACCCGAAGACATTGGAGAGGAAGACGTTAACCTCCTCCCGGTTCTTCTCGACGAGTTCCGCCTTATTTGACATCCAGAAGCTCCTGTTTGGTTTTGGTTGTTTCATTTACCTTCACATACGTGTTGGTAGGTTTCCAGCAACGGTTCTCTGAGAAGATGTACCCGGCACGTTTAGCAACAGGTTTCTCACACGTCTGGTAATGTTTCTTATAGTCATGATAGTCTGCCCAAGATACCATTGGGAACATGATGACCACCCAAATAAGGATCGAGACCCCGATGTGTCCCATGCGTTCTTTGAAATTATAACCTTCGAAGAAAGAGGTGATGATCCCAAAAACCGCCCCGAAGATAACGCAAGAAATCAGGATTGCCGGATTGTCGCACAGGTATTGCCAGAAAGTCATCATAATGTAATTCTCCTTAGAAATCAAATTGTTTAGTCAACTTTTTCATTGTGCTATGATAAGAGGGGTGCAGCCTGTAGTCACACCCTTTCTCAACACACCACTCTGAAGCCTTATTGCGTAGGGCTACCAGCCCGCACCATGCACACACTTGTTTCCCGGCATGTTTGTCCAAGTAGAAGTGGTGACGCTCATAATGGTACTCTTCCTTCTGGTTCTTGTCAACCTTCTTCGCCATAAGGATTCCTTTGCTCATAGAAGACTTCTGGTGGATGATTCACCTCGTAGATATCGTCACCTGATACCTCATAATCACCGAACGGGTATTCAGTTTCAGCCACCACGTACCGCCAACCCCAACGCTCATGACGATAAATCTCGATCACTTGAAGCGGGGTGTCTGAAGGGATGCCTGTTTTCAAAACATCCCGCAGGTAGCCGTCCGGAGCTACATCAATAACCTTCACCCAGTCAAACATTTGAATATCGTACTTTACCATCCGAATTTCTCCGTGGGAAGATAAACCTGCTGCTGGTTACGCAGCACTAAACGCAGATCCTTTTGTGGCTCAAGATAATCAGTCTCGGTCACACGAATAAGGTATCGCCAACCGGGAGCACGGGCCTGCTGTGCGGTGTGAAGTTCCCACCAGTCCCATTCAACCACCTGACCATCCGGGGAGTCATAGGTATCCAAGAGGCCCTTGTCATCCATCGCACAAACCTGGCTGGAGATCCCGGCATACAAGTTCGGGAGGTTCTCCGTCACGAGGTTGATGTTTCGTGAGGCAATGAACTTCGTCGGGCAGTCACCGCCGACAACCAGCAGGTGGTAGCGCGGAGAGTCCGAACCGATCTGCATGTGGATGTGCGGGGCACCTGACGCCGGGGATAGAGACTTCCCACCACGAGGAACGCCGTCAGTGTGCCAACCGGGAATCGCAGGGATCATACCCGGCATCAGCATGTGGGTCTTCACATCAACCACGATATGCTTTTTATCGCCACGCAGGTTCATCGCCTGGAGGGCCGCACGGGTTACGTCCCCGCCGAAGCGGAAAGCATCATCGAACGATGCGTTCCACAGGCCCTGTGTGTTCTTGATGTCGTCCTGAGACGGCTTCTCGATCTTATTTCCGAACTGTACTTCGCCACGGTTGAATTTCATCTTGATACCTCATTTGTATTGGGCTTTCCAGGTAATACGTCCGTCTTTACAGACGAACTTGTCTTCTGCCACCAGACCGCTGAACGCGCCGTCTGGTGCATTGATAACCGAGTTAACCATTCGCTGCTCCCCGGTCGGCTGACAGCCGTCCTTGAAGTCTTGGTACTCAGTCATCGCGTAATTCACAATACCAATAATACAGAAGATGACGATGCCTGTAAGGAAGATTTTGAACCAGATTCCGTTATTTCGCAAGATAAAATCCCCCGTAAATATCTATTGCCTCTTCCTTCGAGATATGCCCGTTAACCGTATGAGTTTCCTGCCTCAGGCAAGATTTACATACCCGTGACACTTGGGTCTCGTGACTTTCGGGGACCACATATGCTGGGGTATCATGACAGCGGGTAACTTGCAGAGCCTCTGTTACTCGCCAATTGTGTACACACATCGCTCTTGAAAACCAACCCATATTACAGCTTCCTCATTTTCTTGATGTTTTTAGGAGACACATAGGAGATGTTGTTGAAGATCTTCATCTCTTCTGTGGTGACGCATACATTTTCTGTTTCTGCACAGAACGTGCTGCCCAGCCAGACGTACATACAGCGCCCATCGCCGATGCCGAAGCAGGGTTTATCTCGCAGGTCGCCGAAGATAAAGTTTTCATCCTTGCTCATCGGCTCTCCGTCGATGAGGATCATGTATCCTTCGTCCTTCAATTGCTGGATCTCGAAGGCCCGGTCAAAACCTTTCATGAAGCGACGATGTGAAGACTTGTTCATGAAATCACTTTCGTGGATGATTGCAGAACTTACCTGCGTTATTTTCGTGTTGTTCATGTCTTTTCCTCTTTGTTGTCGATGAGAGGATTATGAGGGAAGTCGGAAAGGAAGTCAACACTTTTGTTTAAATAAAAAGGCCACCCGAAGGTGGCCTTTATCAAATTAGTTTCAGATACTCCTGCAAATCCTCGTAGGTCAGGTGTTGCCGGGTGGCAATCCAAGCCAAGAGTTCCGCAAGTTCTGCTTTGGACATGAAAGACTGGAGATGTTCCGCCAGTTCTTCCCTGCTCATTATTCAGCGTCCAGTGCCGCCAGTTCAGCGCGAAGCTCTTCCGGGGTCTTAGACTGAACCTCACGCTGCTCGGCTTCCGCCAGGGCGTTGATGAGTTTCTGGCGCTGTGCCGCTTTGGTTTGTGCCGCCACGCGCTCTGCCGCTTCGGTTTCTTTCACGCCGATCACGTGCTTAACGATGTCCAGCTTCAGTTCCAGATCTTTACGCACAGCGTTTTTGTTCTGAGACAGGAAGGACTCTTCCTTCTCCGCATTGATCTGGCGGTTGATGCCTTTCGCCACTTCGTCCAGTTGGGTCAGAGACAGATCGAACAGGTCTTCAGTAGCCAGTGATGCGAAGCGTGGAGAAGCGAAACGGATTTTTGAACGTGCTGCGATTTCAAAGATGTTGGTAGACATTGTATTTCTCCTCAGTAATTAAGTTCGGGTTCATTATGGGGCCTTTCGGCCCCGGTTGTCAATCAGAAAATCACTTTCAGTGTGCGGGTGAACGCACCAGTCACTTTCACCGTCAGTTCGTTACGCTGGGTGTCGGAGAAGCCCAGACCTGACAGTTGGTCGTCAGAGGCTGGAACCTTCATCTTACCTGCCAGATGCTCGAACACTTTACGGTGCTCGTTCAGTTCGTTACGCAGATACTCGTTGTAGAAACCGCGAGTAGTGCCCGGCTGTTTAGCACCTTCCAGCATGAAGAAGTAGTGCTTATTGCCATTTTCCTGACCGTCCCAGTGGTTAGGTGAGTTCATCACCACAGACACCTTCTGGAACTGCTCGGTGGCAATACCCCAAACCTCTTTAGACTGCTTGGTGTGAGGCATGGAGTCGATGATCTGTACGCCATCCTTACGGGTGTAGCGGAAAGTCACCACGTCCACATCTGCGTCGGTACGAAGCTCACGAGGGTGGTTGAAGTCGTACTGCTCGCCTTTGTAGTCCAGTTGGACAGTGAACCCCACACGGTCATGAGAACGCTGGTTGAACTGGTTTACCCACACCTTATAGATGCCCTCTTCGATCTGACGCTCATTTCGGAAGATGATGTTTTCGACCGGGTTGTGCTCATCTGAGCGATCCATGCCGTTCATGTCCAGATCCAACTCACCACCTGATGCACGACGGGCATAGCGAGCGTAGTGGATATGAGCACCGCTTGGGGTACGCATGTGCAGGTCCAAGTCGTCTGGGTTATGCCATGCCAGAGATACACGCAGAGCGCCCTCAACCGCACCGCCCGCCGCTTTCACACGCTCTTTGATCGAGTCGGTCACTTCCCCGTTGTAAGACCAAGAGAAGTTGTTGTCCCACTTCAGCATGTTTGGTGCGTCAGGATATACCGGGGCCACCAGAGATACCAGGTTGCCAGTGTGGCGGTTTTCTACCAACGCCTCGATGCTTGTTGCCGTCGGCAGAACATCTTTGATGAACTTGGCGATGGAGATCTCTTCGACCTTCTCCGGGCCTTTCACTGGCTTCTTCGCACCCCTCAGTAGGTCACCAAACACATCAGCGGCCTTTTTGGTATTACGGTCAGCAAACAGCACGTTGTTCACTGTCAGATCTTCCAGCACAGCATAGCGGCGCGGGAGGGAGTCCATCAGGCCCATTTCCTGCACGGTTTCCTGTGCCTTTTTGATCATCGCTTCGGTAACCAGCGCGGTTGGGCGCTTGTAGTTTGCCGGAGCCATAACTTTTTCCCAGCGCTTAACCGCAGATTCGATGTCCATACCGCCGGACAGGTCTTCCAGCAGAGTACCGATCGCAGAGTTACGGAACTTGCCACGATGGCCCAGCTTCAGACCTTGAGTCCACACGAAGCCTTCTTTCTGGTCATCCGGCATCGCGTCGTACTTGTTCTTCATTTCAATGAAGAGAGTAACAGAGCCGATCTGCTCGTTGCCACGGTACAGGGAACCCTGTGCGTTCAGTTCAAGAATGGTCTCCGCTGCATCCAGAGACAGTTCTTTCAGGCTGCGTTCAAACACCTGCACGTTGCTGCGGCTCTCGCTCAAGGTGGAGGCGATGGTAGCGTTTGGCTTCACAACTTCCTGCGGCAGAACGGCGTGGAAGTGGTTATAGGTCACAACTTTCCCGTCTTCCAGCACGTTGCTTTGGGCAGTGCCAACCTTCGCTTGGAAGTGCAGGAACTGGTCTCCAACCGGGGCCGTATTGATCAGCGCCGCCAGCGCGTCAACAACGGTCTGGTAATAACCCGGCACCTTGATGTCCCAGATGGTCACACGCTTGCCGTTGACGAAGGTCACGACACGACCTACATCACGGATGAACTGTTTGCAGCAGTTACAGTCGTACTCACGACGCTCACGGAACAGGTTGTTGGTGCCCGCAGGGAAGGAATCCAGATAGTGGTTCCAAACTTGGTCTTTATCCAGGGTGACTTCGAACAGGCCAGTTTTAGCCATTTTGGTCAGTTGCTTCTGAAGTGCCACTACGAAATCATGATAGTTATTGCTCATTTGAATCTCCTCAGTGAATGAAATGGGTTGCTTACTTAACTGTTACGAAGTCTACACCAACTTGCTCAAGGATGTCAATACGTAATTGACGTTCTTTTTCACGGTAAATATTTTTAATGGCTGCTCGCTGGTTTTCAAGACTCTCATACTCCCCCTCCGGGAAAATACGGATGACCGAATCAGCAGAGTAAATACCGACACCAACAGCCCGGATTCCTCCCGTATTGGTCAACTCCCCTTTTGTTACGGCATAATACGGGAAAATATCGTAGCCAACAATAGCCGCGACCGTTGGGTTAAGTGCATCAGGATTCATTATCTTTCTCCTTTACCTTCTGAAGGTCTTTGATAAGTTGTGCCAGCGAATAGTTCTTTGCTACCCAAGTGTTGTCTTTTCCGACTCGTTCCGGGTCACCAAGATATTGCATTATTTCTTCCAGTGTGTCAAATGATTTGTTGTCACGGGTTTTCATGACCTCGTTCTCCTTCCTGCAAATCCGTCATCAGATATCAATGCTTCACGGTCAATCTTAACACGGGTGTGTATTCCGAAGACTTCTGCATTAAAGTCTTTGTTGAAATAATACTTGTAGTATTGTCGGTTTATTCCTTTGCTGAACTCTTCATGAAGTCGAAACACAGCCCCCTCAGGAAGATCTTTGAACTTTATCATCAGCCCTCCGCCGGGGTGGTTAACCCCGCCATGTAGCACCTGGCAACTTGGAGTCCCAGCCTCTCCTGTGGGGTGGCTTCGTTGAAACCTTCCCCCATCATCTGCCTCAGTTGATACTGAGTCACGGCAGATTTGATAGTCTCCTCGTAGCACTCAATCTCAACCGTGAACTTCACAATCTTCTTCTCGGTCATGATGACCTCCTTTGTTTCGATGGAGGAATACTACCAGATTGATTCTGCACGTCAACACTTTTCTTCAGATAATAAAAAACCGCCCGAAGGCGGTTTATACGTAGGAGTAAACATTTGTGTTGTACACAAGACCTTTCTGTACCACAAGGCCCGTCTCTGAGTTTTGACCGAACCACAAGCCGAAGGCCGTGTAAATGCTGTTCACACTTGGCCCGGTGACGATAAGAGTATCGTTAACATACACCTTCACGTTGGAACTGGTCTTCTCTATACGAATCTTGATGATCCCTGAAGAAGTTACCGGGGTGAAAGTGTTGGTCCCATCGGTAGCCAAGGTCTGGACAGTCTGGGCGATCTGGCGCTTGGAGACAATCCAACGCCCGCCGATCCTGTTCGTCTGAGTTGCTGACCCGAAATGGATACCCAAGTGTGCGTTGTTGTTTGCAACAGCCGACTCCGGCGCTCCGTCAATATTAAGAGCCACCGCGAGAGTGACAACACACTGGTTAGGGATCTCCCCCGGGAAATAAAACACCCCTCCCGCCGCCCCGGTACTGGAAGCATCTTGACGGACAAATGTCAGACCTCCCCTCTCCAATTTGTCAGCCAAGAGACCGGACGTTGGAGTAGTGTATGAGTTACCCGCCCCAACACCAACAACAGATTGAGAGGTCCTGAAAGTCGGGAGGGTGGTTAGTGTTTGAAAGTCATAACTGGAAAGAAGTGTCCCGGCATGAGGTCCGGGATTCACTGTGGCATCGACAGGGGGCGTTGTCGATTTATAGATCATCAACATATCTTCAAGCATAAGTCACCCAAATAGTAAAATGGGGACCGAAGTCCCCGGAATGTAAGAATTTTATCACGAATAGCCTTAAATAGCTATTAGTGACAGTCACCCCAACTCGTACCAGTCAAATACTCACCTGTGATGTGGACTGGAGACTTCATCATCTTGGCGGCTTGTTCTACGCACTTGACCACCATCTGGCCCACTGGGCAGTGGATGATGTTGTACACGCCGTCCTCATCAGGATCACATTTAAACTTCCCTTCCTTCACGCAGTGACCGTCAAGAACAAGACCTTTTGCAAGGCATTGTTCAACAAAGGCTTTGGCCTTGGCTTCATCGGTGAACCTCCAAACCTTCTTGAACTTGTGCGGCACCTCAAGCTGGTATTCATCGTGGTAATAGATGATTCGGCGAACACCCTCATCATACCAGCCACGTTTAACCAACTGCCAGTGCAACAGAATACCAACCAAGTCGAACAGTGCGGCACCGCCGTTCTGCTGGTATGCGTTCAGCAAGGAGTGTTTGGAACGGGTATAGATCTTGCGACCATCTAAGCCATAGATAAAGCGCTTGCCCGTCAGTTCCCAGAACTTCTCCAGAGCTTCTTTACGGCCTTTCAAGCCGATGTTGCTATCCCAGAATGCGTCGATTACCGCTTGGGCCTTCTCCAATGAGATGCCGAGCATAGAGGCGATCTTCGCCGCTTGGGCACCGTACATGATGCCGTATGTAACGCCCTTACCTTCACCACGAGAAACTGGTTTACCTGCCGCTTTGGTGTATGCCTCTGCGTTTCGTTTGTGGGCATCCTCCATCTCCATGATCCGGAGATACGCACCACCGTCGAACTCATAAGCGCCCCAGGCTGCAATCATGCCCTCAAGGTTAGATCCGTCAATACCGACCTGATACTTCCCTTCAGACGCCTTAAACAGCGCTCGCATTTCCTTGCCCAGCAGAACCTTCTCGTCTGGTTTTGGCACGTTAGCCACAATCGTGTGCTTACGACGCCCGGTGTTGGTGATACCAGAATACCGTGCCGGAAGTTTCCCGTCAATACGCAGTCGTGGATGGTTCAGCCAACCAGTGTCAACCTTATCTTCCTTGAGCGGATCAAGTACAGAACGTCGGTTTCGCAGAGACAGCCATTTCACAATCTGCTTCGCCATGTGACCGTCAACCTTCTCCAGGTTAGGGCAAAGGCCGCTCATATCTTTCAACTGCGGTGATGTAGGCAAACCACGCGCCTTACGACGCAAGAGCTTGTACATCTTCTCCTTGTCCTGCCATGCCTTCAGGGTGATCCCGAGGTAGTCCAGAATAAGATCACGGTACTCAACCTGGTCCAACTGCTCGATGTACTCACGGACGAGGCCATCGACTTCGTTATCCGGGCGCTGCTTCTTGAACTGATCCTTGGTCACATCCTTGCTACGCCAGAGCGTTGGCTTCCACCCCGCATCACGGATCAGGAATTTCTTAACGTCATCCTGGTTACCGATACGCATCGGGATCATGATGTCCGGCATTGTCTGGTTCTTCAGGTCCAGCATTGCACGGGCCATGTCCTCTGGGGACAGTGGGATCAAGGTTGTTTGCTTATCGTTCTGATCACGGATGAACTGGGCCATAACTGACTCATCTTCAATGCCGTGTTCGTTACAGTATTTGATCGCTGCTGCGGTCAGGCTACCGTCGGCCTTAAACGCCTTCGCCGGGGGACCCTTGAAGTCGAGGGCCTCCCAGTTGATATTGTAGCCGAGTTTCTCCAGCCACTTCCACCCGGTCCCGGACAGAGACCCGTCACCCTTGAAAGGTTTGGATGGGAACGTAGGCTGCGCCGACTTAGCCATCTCCTTCTTCGGGAGGTGTGGTTCAACGTCGCCCTCGATGTCACGCATCATCGTATCAATGCGGTCACGGAGTTTAAGAGCGGCCTCTTCATCAAAGGTTACGCCTTGGATCTCCTGCTCGATCATCAGGTAGTCAGTGAGCATACCACGACGTAGGGCGTTCTTCCAGTTGATCAGCTTGTACTTCTTGGCATCCTTATCCTTCTCTTCATCCTTGTACATGAAGCGCTTATCATCGACCAACTTACCGTCACAAGCGATCTCTTCCATGAGGGCCGTCCACACCATTTCGTTGATGATGACGTCTTCGATGATACGATCGCAATACTTCCACAGTGGCAGGCCACGCCAGTCTTCGATTGCCACTTTTTGGTTGGCAACACGCATACCCCACGCTTCCAGGCCGTGAGGGCCGACAGGTTTCATCTTCCCGGTCACCGGGTTCTTCACCATCTCTGGACACCCACGTGGCAGCGGGCGGTCAGGGTAAAGAGTTCGAGACATTGACAGAGTGTCGAACAGGTTCACCTGTTTTCCGTTCAGGGTGCCCATGCACTTGGGGTCGCCGAACATATCATACTGAGTGCCCAGCATCTTTTTGAACAGACGCAGGTCGTAGCCGAACAGGTTGTGGATCGCAATTGAGCGAGGCTCAGTCTTAAACCAGTCGTTCAACTCGTCAAAGGTACGGATTTTGAAATTGTACCCCTTCGAATTAATGAACTTCAATGCCTGATCGTACCCTTCCCGGTTGGGGTCAAGGAAGATATTCCAGTTATCGACCTTATACTCCTTGAACAAGATTACGTGAAGCTGGTCCACTTCATCAAGCAGACCGTTGGCTTCCGCATCTCCTAAAAACAGCCCTTTCATACTCTCTCCTTTTTGGCATACCTCCACTCAGGATATCCCAATGCCTCGTAAAGATCAACCATCTTGCTCTGGGTCGATCACAAAATCAGGGTCTTTCCCAAGCAGGTAAAAAGAACACCTGCTACGATCATGGCTTATAACTCCGTAATACCCTACCCCCGCAGGTGGATCATGGGGTTCTGCTTCATAGGTTGAACCCTCTTGGTAGCCGGGGGATGACCGCAGGCAAAGCACCTTGACGTATTTCCCCATCACGACTCCAGCTTGACCATGCAGTCACCACTCTTCCATTTGCTGAGGACCTCCTCGATATAAGGTTCGGCCCCACGAGGACAGTGTTTGATTTGAACCCTTACCTTCGCTGCATTGCCTTGGATATTGTGGATAATCGCAGTCTCCAGAGAATTATATCCCCAATAGATAGCCACCTTGTCACCCTCTTTCAAGGGCGTTCCGCGATAATCATTCATCTTGCTTCCTCACCCCTAAGACGTACAAGACAAGGCACAGGAGGCCGACGGCCCCCAAGAATGCCAATCCAAACCAATCAGGCATCGAGCAACTCCAGTTCTTCAATAGAGAAGCCCAAGGTGTCGTGAGAGTCTTCACCACGCTGTACGATGATGTTGTACTCAGGGTGATCGGTCAGGACCATCTGGATGATGCCCACATCACCGATCTTCCACCCGTTGTCAGCCAAAGGTGAGTCTTCACTGGTGTCTTTAATGACACGAACTTTACGTCCAACAAACTCATTCATCCTTCCACTCCTCTTCGTAACCTGCTTCCGCCAGGGTGATGTCGATATGGCCCGGGTCGGCCCCGTCATACCAGTAATCAACGAACACCTTTGGCGTACCCTCTACCACAAACAGATTGGCAGTTGCCAGTTCTTGCCAGAAGTCTGCCATCAGGTCATTATCGAGGAGCATCAAGCCGCAGCCTTCGTAATCAGTCCGCTTATCCTTCTCGATGAAGACGATCATGTCCCCGCCATAAGTCAGACGCAGTTTGGACCCGATGTTCTCCAAGTGCTCGTTCAGATCGATGTGCTCAGACTGGTTGTAGTCACCAAAAGACTTCTCCAGCTTGGCAATAATGCCAACGGTTAAACGCATACCGCTCATTTCTCGACTCCCCATACCTCGTAGCTTGGCTCGAAGCACAAGGCTACTTTACATTTTAAAACCGTCTCGCCGTTCTCCGGGTTGAACAGTTCAAGAGAAGCATCTCCCCGGTTCCAAGTCTCCCAGCCGTCGTGATTATCACGGAAATCGGCACAGGCTTCTTCCGCAGCAATTTCGAGATCCCATTCGTCAGTGAGATCAAACAGCGGGTGACTCGGCTTGAAGGTATGCTCATAAGGGCCGCAAGGCCCTATGCTGATACGATAACCGATCATTTCTACTCCTTACCTGCCGCAATACGCAGCATTTGAATAGTTTTCTCCAACTCACGGCGTGGTTTCGCTACGAGTCGGCGATTATGGCGTTCTAAGAAGCCCTCAAGGAACTCCAGAGGTTTGAACGTCAACACGTTCTCAACAGCCTTGTCAACCTCAAACTTCTTCTGGACCATCTTGTAAACCGCAGGCTTGACGGTCACCGGGACATACCCCTTGCCGATCGCCATCTGAGTGACAACACGCTTCTTGCCATCCGTCCAGGTATCGTCGATTGGGAAGGCATCCGACCCATACTTGTTGGTGAACATAGAGACAGCCGTTGCTGCCAAAACTTCCTGCTCTGACTGACCACGGGAAGAACCACCCCACCAGACGCCACCAGTGGCCTTTTCCCGGCGTTCTGAGAACAAGGCAAGGTCATCGTACTCCTCAAGCGCTAAACGCGCCAGAAGGTCGATATCGTCGCTTTCTGACAGCAGGCGGTTTGCCTCGTACTTCACTTCGTACAGGTTGGCAGAATCACGGTCACGATCAAGGACAAAAGCCTCCGGCTTAAAGTCATAGTCGAACTTGAAATTGCCACGGACCCGGGTGACGAACAGGCCGTTGACGAAGAGGTTGCAGTCGCCGCCGATGGCGTTGCCATCTTCATCCTCTTCCTGATTGGCACCTTCCTGCCAAATCTTTTTGTACGCCTTGCCACGGGAGTTCTCGATCACGATCTCTCGCTCGGTTGTCGGGGCGTAGTTGTCCATAATCTCGTCCATAGCATCACGAGGGATACCTTGGATCTTGATCGTCACGGTGTTTGGATCTCGATCGGAGAGATTTCCCTCGCAGATATTGACAGCCAAGACGTTGGCATCCATAGCCTCATCATGGACTATCTCAGGGACCCACAGGTCCTTGCCATTCTCCATTGCAACTTTGGCACCTTCACGAAGAAGAACCAGAAAGCCCAGCTTCATACCCTCACCAAACTTACCGATGGTGCTGGAGTCGTTACGTTTGGTAGTGGCACCCAAAAGCAGAGCCTTAGTTGCGATAGCGCCGCCACGGGAGACGATTTTCATCGTCCCGGCATCATAGTCGAACTGGATGTCATAGTCCTTCGTGTCGATGGCGTTTTGCATCAGTTCACGGGCACCCTGCCACCAGGACCAGTGGCCCACGTAGTCTTCTGTGAAGCTGAGTTTAATTTGTTTCATTGTTACCTCGTGCTTGGTTGCATTTTTCATGAGAAAGGGCAAGATTGCTCATATCATCAGTCCCACCCTTGGACACCGGAAGGATGTGTTCGAGAGTGGCGTAACTCTCCTTGGTGATCGGCTTCCCACAGACGTAGCAGTTTACCACACCATTGTGCTTCATAGCCATTCTCCAGAGAGTCTCACGGCGACCCTTGCGAACAGACCCGTCGAGTTGTTTCCTAAGTCCCGGACTCATGATACGTTTTTTCTTGCCCATATTCTCACCTGTTAAATTGATAGACTGCCCTTGCGAAACCCTCAGGAGTCAAGGACCGTAACTGCTTGGTCCTCTCTGACTTACCGCCGAGGTATTTCCAGCCCCAGAAACAACCAATGTGTGGAACTGGCTTCTTATCCGGCATGATAAACCCATTCCCGGTCCAAAGGCAAGTCTTTTTGGTGTATGCATTCCGGTACGGCATTTTCGGGTGGTAACTTCCCTCAATCGGGGACAGATAACCACCATACTCGTAGGGGTCGAAGTAATGATCCGGCTTACGCCAGATTGTACTCATCTTCCCAACCGGGTTCTCAACCATCCAAGGGCAGTTGAAGGTGTTAGCGATACGCTCCACCATCACGGCATTGTCGATCGACTCCATCAACTCAATCTTCGTTCGGGAGTGCTTCGCCCCGGCCCCGGATAGATTGGTACAGCTTGGGAATGCAAAAATGATGTCGGGCTTAGGGATGCCTGATTTGGCAATGAAAGCCTCAAACTTGTCATCGATCCAGCAGTTAACGTACTGAATATTAGGATGCTCCCGGCGCAGTTCGTACTGCCCATGGTCGGCGGTGTCTGCGTTGAAACAGAACACCTTCCAACCGTTCTTGGCGTACTCATACCCCATGAAGCCGGAGCCATCAAAGAGGCTCCAGACCACTTTATCCATTAACCACCTCATCCACAGGGGCTACGATGAAGCACGGTACGTACACGCCGCTGTACATCCCGCCATCAACATCTTCTTTCAGGTAGACCGAGCTTTGGGCCATAAGAAGACTTTCTTCGTCAACAGCGAACATTCCCTCCCCATGAAGGATCAGCAGGCGGAGTTGACGGATTAGGTAGATAGAGTCAGTACCTGAACCTTCCAGCAGGCTTTCCTCATCATAATCTTTCATGATCCGCTCTTTGTCTAAACGTACCCAATATTTCATAAATTTTCTCCTTCGATATTGACCAGGCGATCGTTTTGGGAAATCGCGTAGCTTGAGCACCGGGTGTTCCAAGCTTCAAGCGCAGACATGGTGGTGTAATCACCCTCTATCTCGGCAAAGCATTCAAGGCACTGAACACGATCGTTCATCTTCGTATTCCTGTCACCCTTCGTCCAGTACGCCTTACAAGCGCAGAACGGGCAGGCTTTCAGGGTCATCTTCTTAGCCATGGATACGCTCCAAGACGATCCCCGCCTCTTTGGCCTCTTTCACCGGGACATAACCGCCGTACCAGTCAAGGATGAACTCCTTGCCTTGGCGAATAAACACCTGATAGCGCCCGTTGACAGTCAGAGCCGGGACCCGGCGAGTTGTGCTCACCACACGTACTGTGCCACCCATCATCGTTTAAATCCCTCCACTGAAGCTACAGCCAAGAACTGGAAGACCATCAGGATGCCGTATACAACCAGTAAAAGCAACATCCCAAACAAAATCACAGGCACAGAATAAATTGCCAACACCGCCAGCCCTCCGCAAATACCTGCGATAATTGCCTCAAGCCCCTCAGATATCCACACAATACGGTAAACCTTGTACTGATGGCGAAGGATAAGGAACAGCGCCACAGATGACGCAGCAAACCAAAGGAAAAAGAGCAGGGTTGGTGATGTGAATGGTGACAGGACTGATATCCACCGGTCCATACTGCCCTCCACCAAATCTGCGATGCGTTCAATCATGACCCGTACCTCGCTTCATAAAGGAAAGTGTCCAAATCGGTTTTGTTATCCCAATTTGGTTCCGAAACTGGCATCAGCCAGTCAGTGTTGAGGATCAACATATCCCCTTTGCGGTCAAAAGACTCCCACCAACCGTGCTCATCAGCTTGGCTCAGGAAGACCATCTTCCCGTGGAATTCTTTTGGCCCGCCGTACACCAAAGCGTACCCACCGGAGAACAGCGTACCTTCGTGCAGATTGCAGGGGTCCCTGCGGTCCAGATCACTCATCAGCCTCGACCTCAATAAAGTCCCCAAAGATGGACCCAGCGGCCCCGACAAAGGTGACATCCCCCGGGAAGCGCTCCACATTCCACGCCTTCCCGTTAGGTGCCGTGGCTACGATCTTATACTTCTTCCCGGCAGTGAATACGTCTTCGAAGCCTTTTCTTACACGCTGGCAGAGTAACATTTTCATTTCTTAACCTTCCTTTTCGATGGTGGTTCAACATAAGCCTTGGCTTTGTACGCAGTGTACTCAACGTACCGCCAGGTCTTTTTCAGGTGTTCCATGAGTTCCTTGAGATTCTCTTCGTCCCGGGCATAGCCGCAGACGTGATAGGAATCCCCAAGGGACATTCGACACTTCACACTGTAATGGGTTTCGAGATCCTTGTCAAGCACGATATTTCCCCACAACCTCATCGCCCAACCGGGCGGTATTTTTGATTTCCTCCAGAATGTAGGAGGCGTGTTCCTTACTGATAGCCGGGATGTTGAAGGAAAACTTTCTGCCCTCCACATCATACCACTCGATGGAGTATTCCTTCCACTCCCGGCCCTCTACCATGATGCTCATTTGATCAACTCCGCCAGCAATATCGTGCCGAACATAATTTCCATGGCACCGATCATGAAGGCAATTACCCACATGTAGTCTTCCACGGGACGGCGACCAAAACAGTGAGCCATCAACGTCATAAATAGAGTGATCATAAGCCGAGTTCCTCCGCAGAATACATATCGTTACCGACATAGCCTTCGAACATGACCATAGCCTCTTCACATTGCACAGGTCCGTTCATCCAACGGGTCTTCGGTGCATTAACCAGATACAGGTCTTCACGCACCGGGAATTTACGTGGCTTGCCTATGCCCGGCACAGACACCAAGATCCGGGAATATTTGGGGATCTTTTTAACCACCTCAACTGATGTGCCGACGGCACTTGGAATGCCAGTTCTTTCTGAAATAATATCACGAACTACAGGAACCATTAACTTTACCATAATACCCCCTCTATTAACTATTAATTCGAGTCTACACAAGTTTTCCTTGCACGTCAAACGAAAAAAGGTCCCCGAAGGGACCTTTTATTATTCTTTGAAGGGCACAGCCTCTTCAACCTCTGGTTCCGGGTCGAATACCCGGAAAGAAGTTTCCGTCTGGATATAAAAACTGTTCCCCAGGCGGACGAGGAATGCGTACACTGGAAGCGCCGTGGTGTTACAATGCTGCACGGTGTCCGCAGGGTGGAACTCCACAGACCGCTTACCGGATTGTAAAACAACCGTCACAAAGTTAGATACTTGGACCGAGATGATCTGAGCGATGAAATTACGCAGGTCCGTAGATGCCTGCTTGGTCCTGACAAACTCAGCCAGATCCGGGTACAGGTACTCCGGCACTTTTCGGTCAATCGGGTAGAATTTGGAGTCTTCCGTCACCACCTTGCCATAGGAAACGTCAATTGTATCCTTCAGGCCATCCTGCATACCTTTTTGGAATGCCGCCGTGACCATGTCGGTCAGTTCGATGGTTGAGTGGTCCTCTAACGCAGGCATATCAAAATCGTTGCGCTGACCACCACGTTTACGTTCAATAATCATACTCACCTCAAGAAAATGGGGCCGAAGCCCCGTTAATCAGAACGGACATTCATCGTTGAAGTCGTCTTCCGGCATGTCCGGGACTTCAGGGATTTCTGGATTACAGGTGTGATGAACTTGGGCAACGTTCTCCTCCACAACCGGATCAGTAACCTCTTCTTCAAGACTCAGATCTTGCTGCTCAACAACCTGAGGTTGCTCTTCTGCCAGCTTGGCCTCTTCCTGAGCCGCCAAGAACTCTGCATCTGCCGGAGGAATGTCATCCTCAGTCAGATCAGACCCGGTCTTATCCTGGTTCTCCACGGACAACGGCTGCGCCGCATTTCCGAGAGGCTCCTGATACGACTCGTTGTTAGGGTCATGCTCCGGATGCACAGCATACCACTCACGAAGAGTTTCATACGGGCTATCCAAGAAGCCTTCTGGCGGCTCCAGATAATCACCTGTGTCGATGTCATAGAACACCGGGAACTTACCAGCACGACCGTGTTTACGGTCATCCAGAAGCACAAACCACGACGTGTTTCTCTGCTTCATTGGAAGCTCTGGGTCCTTGTTACGCTCAATACCCACCATGTAGTAGGTGTTACGCATCATCGCACGGGAACCTGCAAACTGTGCCGACTGGACCTGACCACCAAACTCGTGAGGCTTACCCGCCTCTGGTTTGTTCAGGTGACAGAAGCAACAGTACCAGAATCCGAGTTCCTTCGCAAGCTTGGAGATCTCGTCAGAGAAGCGCTCCAGTTCCACGTTGGCCTCAGATGCCGACATACCCTGCACCAGACGGGTGATTGGGTCAATGAAGATATCTTCACAGCCTTCAACGATAACCGCATGGCGGATAGCGCCTTTCACCTCGTCCCAAACTGCACGACCATAGTTGTTGTAGTAGATGATGTTATCGCCAACCTTGTCCGTGGCTTCAATCAGTTCTTCCTGCTTGAAGTAACCACGTTGGCCCTCGAAGACCTCCTCACCCCAGATGTCACGGAAAGTACCGTCTTCCTGTGGGATCAGGACCTTCTCGGCGTTCACAAAGTCCTTGTGATACATCTTACCAGCAACCTTCTTACAGGTGATCTCGTTCTCTTCCTCGAACTTGAACACCGCAGCCTTACGGCCTTCGGTCCCGATGATATGCTCAACAAGCTGGTTAAGCCACTCGGACTTACCCATCTTAACCCCGGCCCCGACGAACATACCCTCGCCGAGGCGACGGCCCAGAGTCAGGCGGGTCATCGTAGGCCAAGGCCATTTCTTACCGAGCTTAGGGATCTCGTGCGCTTTCTCACGGAACTGAGAGTAAGTCGCAAAACCATCCGGCACGTATTCCTTTGGCTTCATCGCCGCCCAGAAAAGCTGGTCAGCGAGGCCCTTGTTGTACATGTCGCACGGGTCCATGTCTTCCGGGATATCGACAACCTTCATCTGTGGGATAACGGAATACACCGCTGCCACAGCGTCTTTACCCTTCATGATACCCTTGGCCTTCTCTGCTTCGTTCGCACGGTCAGCGTCGAATGCCACAATGATCTCTTCGAACTTGCTCAACAACTTATAGTTGTTCTTTTGAGACAGGTTCTGCACTGCGTTAGAGGTGCCGTTGGAGATGGACACCACCGTGAAGTTTGGCTTACGTGCGTTGCCATCCTTCGCTTTATACTTCTCACGGAGAACTTGCCACAGGATCGCCGCATCGTACTCACCTTCAGTGATGAAGATCATACGCTTGGATGACTTGTTGGCACCCTCCAGACCAAACAGATCACAGGCTACAGACTGGAAGCCGATCGTGCTGAAGTGGCCCTTCTGCTGCTTAGGGACGGTCAGATCGCGCTTCTTGAAGCCTACAATCTTCCCTTCCAGGGTGTACGGAAAATAGTGCGCTTCCGGAGTCATGCCGTCCTTAGCAGACAGCTTTGTACGAATACCGAAGCGTTCCGCAGTCTTCTCATCAATCCCACGTTCCGGGATCGCCTTGAAGGGGTACGTCTTTACGTCCTCAACTGTCTCTTCAACTCGCTGCACTCCGCCTCCAAAACCACGTGTGGTAGACGCCTTCGGGTTGGTGTACCCCGTCTTGTAACCACCAAACAATCCTTCACCAAATTGGCTCACTTCTTACCTCCTTTCTTAGGAGATTCGACCATTGTGGCAACATAAACCGTACTGCCATTAGGATTTGTCCCGATAGAGACAGAACCTTGTAAGGTGTAACCATACTCACGGGTCCACTTTCGGATCTGACGCTCTAACTCGCCAGGGTGAGTATACACCAACAGTTTAACATCCATCAAAAACCCCCATCTTCTTCCAAGAACGCTTGCTGCATTTCGGCATCACGGATCTGAGCCGAGATCTCAGAGTAGATCACTTTGCGGGGAATGTCAATGTCGAGCACATCACCTTCGTGATATACAGCAACGGAGATGATTTCGAGGTAATCCTCTGCATCCCAGTCGCTCTCGGCGTTTGGAATGCCCTTATACAGCATCACTTCAGCCTCGACTACTACTTCTTTACCGAACGCCTTGTGAAAATATGGGAACTCTACAGTTGTGCTACGCATGATAACTCCTTATTGATGATTTCTTAACTGATCTGTTACTTCTTGCCGGAAATTTGGTCTTCTCTGACCTGTGTTTTGACTCCATCCGGCATTTCGACCAGATAAGCATTGCAGGTGATATACTCCTGCTGGAGAAGGATCTTTCCTTCCCCTCGATAATCCCAGCGCTGATTGCCCTGGTCAAAGAGAACAACGTCGTTGATCTCATAAGCAAAGACAGGTTTCACCAGATGTGCTCCCAGTAACGACCATCGCCAGTGACGATGTGTGAATACCCAACCCGGATACAGTATACCCGGCACCCGCCGATGTTTTTAGCCGTGATCATCTTGAGGTACGGCAAACCAACCGCCAAGATGAACAAGGCCATCAAGAAAATTCCCAAGGGGATCAGCATAATCATCTGTACTCAGGCTCCGTCAAAATAGTGAAATTATCACGCTCAACCAGTAACTTCATGTACGCCGGAGAGACTGGCAGAATAAGCCTCATCTCATCCTTCGTGCAATCGTACAGGTTGATACCATACCCGAGGTCGCAGGCCCTGTCGAAGTCCCCTTGGGTCTTTTTCACCTTGCAGTAAGAATCACGTTCCATCTGAAACCCCTCTCAAGAGCATCGACCCCTCTGTAACAGGGACATAACCCTCGCTCTGGAAGTAATCAGACATCCCAACGGCCCACATGAACTCGTTAACGTCAACATGGGTTATCCGGTTTCCTTCCACCCTAAACAGATGTGCCGGACCTTCGTACAACCCGGGGTTGAAATATTTGTCGATTACTTTCTGACAAGGTCCGACTATTTCGAACTCTACCTTTGGGAAACGACTATCATACTCTGCCTTCACTTGGAAGAAGTCGTAGGGGGTGTTGTACCAACCCCCGGCATTGTTGAACAGGATAGCCTTTAGCTCTTCTGTGGTCAGCGCCTTTAAATCAACAGTTTTCTTTTTCATCATGGCCTCGTGTGCGGATGATCAGGGGCAATATATTTGGAGATGATCTGCACGAGGTGAGTACGCATCTGTTGCGTGGCTCCGTACTTATTCATCGCAAACATGATGTCGATGATCATTTGGTTGAACAAATGAGGCTTCAGTCGAGGAGTTTCATGCTCCCGCTGTAAAAGCTCCTCAATCGCGCTCTCAGCGATTTCTGCCATTTGCTGGGCGTTTCCATGACATGCCTCGTCAAAACGCTCCCAGTGGCGTTCTGCGGTCATTCTGACCCTACTCTGCTGCTCGGTTTCCACGGGCTTCGATCTCCAGCTTAATTGCCGCCAACATTCCTTCCAGTTCTGCCTTGTTCTTCTCCACACGGCGAAGATCATCACGGCCCAGATCGCGCAGGGCCAGCAAGTGGCTCATGGACAGGTTGCCAAGGTCTTTAGTCATTGAGAGACTCCTCATATTTTTCCACCAAGGCATCAACAAAGTGGGCATGGTGAACCCACGCAGATGCACACCCATTAAAATGAAGCTCTGCGGAGACTTCCCTGCGGAGTTCTGCCGCCGGGCCGTCAATCTTCCGGACGTGCTTGTCAAACGACGCCCAAGCGTTGGCCCGGCCCTCTTTACCGGGGTCTCGTTTAGTCGTGTCTATTACGAAACAACCCTCTCCCCTGCGGAGTTCATCCGACGCCGAGCGGTACATGGAGCCAGTTTTCCCACTGAAATAGATGGACTTTGCAGTGATTTTGGTAATAACGGCTTCTTCAAAGGGCTTGGCTCCTGCATTGCCCCTTGAAAAGGCGATGTGGTCCCCCACAATCGCCTGGACGCCGAAGCAGTCCTTAATCATTCAGCACCTCTGCGATTTCGCTCTCATAGATGGTGTAGGTATCCCCCGGCCCGCCAATTTTCTGCCCTGTGGGATCAATAAGCCATTCGAGAGAAACTTTCCAAGTCTCATAGCCCTTGGAAACAAGACGACCAACACCAGTGTATGGAAAATCGTCCTCCCCTGTCAACCCCTCGTCGATACGAACACGCATACCCGTTTCGTATTTACTCATCAACTGCCTCCACGTCTTCAATAAATGCGAAGAAATGCTCGCAGATAGACCCGTCCTGACGCAGGAAGTTTACGACAACATCGTCGTCGAAATCCACGCCGACAACTACCCCGATGTCACCGGGGCGGACACCTGCCGAGGTGTAATCTTCTTCCCACGTGTCCGACTTCGGTGCGAATCGGACGTTCTGGTTCAGTTTGAATGGGTTCTTTCTCATGCTTCTCCTCCGAAAATTTCAGGGAAGGTCTCGTCGTAGAAACGGCGGACCTCTTGATCAACAATAATGTCCTTCACACGCAGGCGCTTCATCAGTCGAAGACCTTCCGTGCTGGTTGCTCGGGACAACATCACATACGCCTGCCCGGCGGTAAAGGTGCCAAAGCCAAGGTCGATGTTCACTTTGCCAAGGGTAAGACCCTGAGCTTTGTGTCCGGTGATAGCATAACCCAGTTTGAATGGGAACTGCAAATACTTTCCGATCTCTTTATCAACCAGAACGGTTTGCTTCTCCATCACCTTGGTAACCTGTTTGGTCCCGTCAGGAAGATCAATCTCTTTCTCTACCTGAACCAGCTTTTCCTCCGGGACTTGGGTCACGTTCGTCCACTCGTACTTGCCGATATGGATCGGCTTGCCGTCGATGTCCACAATCACGAAGGTCTTGGCAATACGCTTGATGATCCCCACCGTTCCATTAACGTAGTCCGGAGTCTTCTTCTGCTTATCGTTGTCGTTAACAACGATCATCACTTTCAGACCCTCTTTGAGGTTCAGGACCTCATTGACCGGGCGCTCCGGGAACTCACCGCTGATCTTGGCTTCAAACACATGAGGCTCTGCCTTGATCTTTTCGAACTCGCGCTGGTTGATCTCTTCTGCCAGCTTGTTTGTGGTGGTCAGGGTGACCGCACCCGGCAGCGCCGGACCAAAACAATGTTGGTTGAAATAATCAACAGCCGCCGGGATATTGTTGCCAACACGGATGTTATTCAGGTGACCAGCAAATACCGGGTCCGCCTGTCGGTGTACCTTCGGCAGGTATGCGTTGGTGAAGTTCAGTTCTTTCCATACCTCGGAGCCGAACGGGATTTCACTTCCGTACATATCACGGAACAGTGCCGTTTCATCTCGCTTCAGTACAGGCTTGATCTGGAAACCATCGCCAAAGGCGATCACTTGGAGACCACCAAAAGGTTTGTTTACCTTACGGTGATAGCGAAGCTTCATGTCAATCTCTCGCAGCTTGTCGCTACGAATCATTGAGATCTCATCGAAGACGATCGCATCCAAGGCATCAGAGGCCATCAGCATAGCAGGCTTCTTCGATTTTGCCTTGTAGTCTTCGTCCGTGGTCACGCCGAAGGTCAGGCCGAAAGCCTTGTGGGCAGTGATCCCGGAGATGTTCAGGGCAGCAATACCCGTCGGAGCAACGAACAGGAAGCTGTCTGCGAAGAACTCGCGCAGGGAGGCGATCATCAGACTCTTTCCTGAGCCGCCCGGGCCAGTGACGAACACGTTGTCGCCATTCATGATAGCTTTCATCGCATCGTCATTACCAATTACTGTCTTAGCCACAAATAAACTCCTCAACTTCGTCGGGATACAGGGTGTATTGTTTCCCGTCACCTAAACTTTCACAATGATAACAGTAATCGAATCCGTGATCATCATATTCCGTATCAAGGACCTTGAAAATGTCGCCCTTTTTAGGGTGGTCATCCCGGTCGCTGAAATCAGATGTCAGATATACCTGTTTCACTCTTCACCCTCAAATTTGGTGGTGCTGATAATACGGGCCTCACTAATTTCAATATTCGTGTGGCCTTTCTTTTGGAGACGGGACGCTTTCAACGTCGCCGCCTGCGGATCTTCAACTTTAGCACGAATGCTTACGCCATATCCGGCGTTGGACGATACCAGAAAAACAGTCTTCTCTTCCATAAAACCCCCTTAATCGTGACTGATGAATGCCATAATAACCAGAGACAAGAACATCATTACCGCGCCCCAAGCCATTATCCAAGGGACCTGACTCCCAAACTGTGCAATAACTTCAGGGAAGAAGTAGTTAGCACCCCAACGTGCCGGGTACATCCAGACAGCCAAAAGTGTGATGGCCCAGATACATAAGTTTCTCATGTGGTGATCTCCTTGGGTTTGTAAAATACATGGTAGCCGATAGTGGCTGTTCTCGTAAAGAACTTTCTCCAATAAGGTTTGACTTTCTTCGTGTGGAAGTGGGTCGCACCATGAGTTGGGTCAAGCTTGTTATACAATACATCATTGTTCCGGATCTTGTAAAGGAATTTCGCAATATCCTGTGCAACCATCCAAGAATCTTTATCACGGACGGCGTACCCGCTACGCATCATTGTCCAAGAGAACTGTGATGATTGGTACACCACTTTCCTAACTGACTCCGGGTATCCGTCGTGCTTCAACCTGTTAAGAGTAACAAAACCAACTGCCATCTGTCCATTAATATTTTCCCCACGGGCCTCGAAATAAATATTACAGGCCAACGCATCCACAGAAGAATCATTCTTCTTGCAAGTGTGAACTACCGGGGCGAGCTTTTTCTTCGGTGCGTTATCTTTTGCCAAAGCTGTTGCAGGGGCGAAAGATAAAGCGCTGGCTGCGAATAGTGCAGCGATGCTCTTCTTCATGCAAACTCCTAAATAATAAAGGCCCAGTTTAACACTGAGCCTTTGGAAGTCAAGCCTTTTTGGAAGCTTGAGCGAGGACACCTTTCTTAACATCTTCCCAGAGGGAATTGAGGAAAGGATCGTTCTTAATCACATCGGGATACCATGGCCCGTAAATACGGTACACAGAATCCACAGTGATGGCGTACAACTGTCCGGAATGGACAGCAAGGCCCGTTACGTACCCGGTCCGGACCTGAGCACCTTCCTTACCTGTCTTCCGGCGCTTTGCCTCATTGAACTCGATATAGCCTGTCAATGTGACAATCTTCTCCGGGACCTGAAGGTCCGGGAGTTTTTCGTGGCTAAGAACCTGATTCCCAGATTTACATCCTTCCAGGCACAGATTCCCGCCGTACTTCTTCCCGTACTTACGGGCAAACTCCGCCATCTTGGTGATTGACAATTTCACTCTCCTTTAGAACGTAGATGGTCACGTCGAAGTCTTGCAGGCAACCTTCGATCATTCGGTAGATAATATTCCAATCACCCCCGGCAAGTCCAGCCCCAATTTTTGGTAGCCCGATCTTCACGTCGTGAGTAGATATGTCCAAGATACGGCATTTTGCATGGAGAGATACAGCCATCCCCATCAAAGCTGAACGCAGCGCCCAATAATCAAGGTCCATCTTGCCTTCTTTACGACCAGTGAAGGTGTACTGACTGTACAGATTATAAACCAACAGGCCGTTTTTAGAGAAGGCCGAGGATAAAGTCCCCAACTTGTCCCGAGATCCACGGGTAGTCATCTGGTCCGCCGCAAAGGCTTCAGGGAAAGCCGACGCAATTTTTGGGGCAATACCCGACTTCATGGTGTTCATGCAGTTACAGCCGTGAGCGATGACATTCACCTCCCCGGTCTGTGCCGCAGTGATCAGGTCACCAACCTTGTACCGTATTTTACCACAAGGCATATTAAAGTTCACCCCGCTTCGCTTTTTGGCACATCACATGAACGTTGTAGCAGGATTGCCTCACGATCCACGGCTCCCCACGGTATAGATTAACAAGTGTCCCATGCATCTCCTGCCCAGATTCCAGTTGAATGGTCTCCGGGTGGAAGTGGGACACGTTGTTCACATCAATACAGATCGGGGCATCCCCGTTCAGTTGGTTCAGGTAAATAAACATGGTCACCTCACGGTAAAGTGTAGACTGTAGACGGAGGAACCAAGCCCTTCGCCACCTCTTGCCAGGCTTCAGCATAGGAAGAGTGCCAGCTTTCATGGCCCCCGGTCCGGACAGCCTTCCACGGGAAGTCTGCGTCACGATCCTCTTCAACATACCCGACAGCGAGGTAATCACGAGCGCCGCGGTCGAAACGCTCCTTCTCTGCATACTTTTCTAATGATACGCTCATAAGTATTGACCCTCCAACCACTGCGCCGCCTCGTCAGGGGACTTGCAGTCTCGCTTCTCGTTTATGGTGAACCAGCCGTCTATGCAGTTACACGCCCAGTCTTCTTCGTCCTCTTCATCAGAACGTTCTTGGACCTCAACATGCCAAGTGTCATCCCAATTCTTGTCAATGATGATCTTGACATCTCCGTGGAGTTCTTTTTCCACCCGGTCCGCCACCTCATTGAAATTCTCTAATTCGTCCATTAACCCTCCAGATAAGTGTTTCCAAAGGCCCGGCCTACGGCCTTGTGGAGTTGTTTTTCGGTAAGTTCGGGAAAGAGTTCATACATCCTCTCGAAGAGTGGCTCTTTCTTGCGGTAGGCACCAGACCTTGCCAAGGTCACAAGTGTCTGAATGACTTCGAATTCATCATGCTCCACCTTCAACCTCCTTCAATTTACGGGACAGTTCTTCAACCTCCCTTTTCAATTCCTCTGCCCTCAAAGTGGTACGGGACCACTCTCGGGCTTTCTCCATGAGTTGGCGACCAATGGCAATAGCCTCGGTGGCGCACACAATATCACCTTTGCTGTAGCGTACCTTGATGGAAGACTTATACCCAACATCACACCAACCCACAGCCCCGAGGAAGGTGTAGTGGCTGAATTTGTACGGACCCCAGACATTCCCCGTTTTTTGGTTAAAGACCCAGAAGTCATCACCCCATTTCAGTTGTGGGTTCCAGCTTTTGTCGATCTCTTCTTGGTATCGGTAGTCGGTTGGTTTGTACTCCGGTCGTCTGCTCATTTCCCATCCCCAGTCATGTTCAGTTCACGACCTGTCCGCATCTCCAAGAATGCCTTCAGGTCACCAAACCTCCCTGTTGCCACCGCTCCCGCTGGCGCTCTGTTGTAGTCCCAGGCCTCCTTCGCCTCCTCGATATCACCAACACGGGCCTCGATCTGCTTACGGAACTCATAAGCGGAATACCCCGAAGTGATGATTCTGGGCGGAATGTAGTGAGAAACAGGTTGTCCATTAGGCAAATACTTGCTCATGTTTACCTTGTTCATGTGCATCTTGATGCACTTAACTACATACTCCTCGAACTCCTTCTTGAACGCCGGATGGATCAGTGCTTCCGGGGCATAGAAATGCACCACACGATATTGACCATCCTCACCTTTGAGATACTGAATCTCTGGACGACCAAATTGCACTGTCACATCAAAATCTTCAATCGTAAATTTCATCTAAAAAGCCCTCTCTGTTTCCAATGAGGGCAGATTACATGACTTACTCTTCGGTGTCAACCTTCTCGATGAAGGTAATGTCACCATACTTCAGCTTACGGCGCTTGTCATCGCTTGGATGGTTAGCGTTGAAAGAGCCTTTGCCGTTGGAACGTCGCCAGCCAGATGCACCTGTGAATTGCTTCACCAGGGCAGCGAAGTCTTCTTTCGTAACCTCGATGTTGTGCATTAGATGCTCCCCGGCAGAACCAGTTTAGGACCTTCTTCTTTCTTCGCTTCACGCAGGCGCTCACGAACATAGATCTCGATGTCGGTTGGACGCCAGATCTCTACAGGAACCACCGCAAAGCGGCCCGGGAAAGCACCCGGCTGTTTGTCCATGTGATTAGCCATCAGTTGGGCGCTTGGCTCGTCGGCGAACACCGCCTTAGCCAGAATGGTATCACCCGCATCAGTCGTCCCCAGGGGCATTGACGGAACGTTATGCCCGGCGGCAGTATCGTCAATCGCAAACATCAGGGTGGTGCCATTATTATTCAACATCAATTTTCTCCACTTTGTCACCAAAACAGGCCATGAAAGTACGACCCTCATCACCGCCGAACGGGATCATTACCTGAGTCCCGATCACAATTGCGTCATCACTTGCCAAAATAGGATGGCTCATGATAGCTTTTCCGAGTATATCCCAGTCACATGCGTACCGGAAAGTGTCTCCACACTTTATATCGTGTGCATAAACGTACATCGATCACCCCACGCAGACTTCGTACCAGCCGCATTTTGTGCATTCACGAACAAAAGCGTGGACACTCCCGGTGGTGATGAACTTATGCTGGCAATTTTGTTGCTTTACAGACTTCACCGTCATACAACGCCCCTTGGTTTTACCAATTCCAGATCCGATTGCGGGATGAAATAGAACCCGCTACGATAGAACCACTCGTACCCGTCTGTGCCTTCAGACACTTCCGCATCTGTCACGTAGAAAGACTTACCGTTGAACTTATCGCGGACAAAGTCCCCACGGGTGAATCCCGGCATACCGCAGACACGGACGTTATAAAGCTCATGTCGAACTCCCTCAAACGCCCCACGGAGATCCATAACCTCACGAAGCTCGAACTCCACGTCCTCTTCGTCGTTACTGATACCGTGGATCTTGGCATCGATCCGGGTCAGCAGATCCTCTACTGTAGCCCAATCTGTCATTCGACCTCCTCAAAACGAACGTCTTGAATCTCAGCCGATACTAAGACAGAGCCTTCCGCCGTGCGGAAAAACAACGCCCCTTGGTCGCCGGACACGCTGATTACCAACGAATCCTTAACAGCGGCGGTGTCCACCACCATATTCATACCGGAACTCTGCAATTCCAGCAACATTTTCTGGACAATCTGTGACTTATTCATCAGATTTGTCCTCCAGTGCCAGCGGCTTCATGCCGAGGGCCTTCATCCCGGTACGCTGGATCAGGCTGTTGATTGACGCCTCGATCTCTGCATTGGCACGGGCCATCACCGTCTCAGAGTGCTCGGTAAAGGTGTGGAGTGCATACGCAGTAACCTCTGGCAGCTTGGCATGGATGTTCTGGAACTTCTCCATCGCTGCCTGCAACTCACCCTTGTTGGCCTTGCCCTTAGCAATCAGTGCCGAAAGGACTTCAAGGCCCTCCGCATGTCGCTTCATCATGACCTTGAGGGATGCCTCAACCTCACGATTGGCCTGCTCGGTACTGGTGTTCTGCCCATCAATAAGCGGAAGATTGCCCTTACCGTGCGGAGTAATGTACCGCAAGGTGCATGGTACACCATTACCACTGTGGGATGCAACCAGACCCGCCCATTGGTACGCCGTCAGTTCCAGTTCCAGCACACGGCCTCCACGGCTCTGTGGCTGGCTCCGGTAGTTAGGAATACCATACGCCGTCTCTTCATACGCGAGGTCAATACGGAGCGCTATGCGCTCGTTATGGACGATGTCTGAACCGAACATCTCCGTATTACCACCTGAAGGATGCGTCAGGGTGATTCGACCGTATGCTGGATGTTCCTGAATAACACGATCACAGCCGGAACCTGTCATTTCGGAACGGATCGTTGGGCGCTCTTTCGGATATGGTTTGATTTGCTCTTTAGTCATAACGTGCAGCCTCCTCTTTGGCTACCTTGCTGTCGCACTGGACAGCGTATAGATTCCAATAGCTTTTCCCTCGTGGGAAAAATTTATTTGGGTAAATATCCCCGTTTTTAAGACGGGCATGATTTTCAAAGTTCAGGTCGTTGTTTGAGAGATGACCCCACGGGTCATTAACAGAAAACAAAATCTGAGCCTTACTCATTTCACCACCCTCACTACGTAGCCCGAAGTTTTCTTTGTCTTGCGAACCGCACCGCCTTCAGAGATGTACTCGATGATCGCCATGTGCAAAGACTTCGAGAAGCCGACAATCTTGCCACGGGTCATCCCGTGACGGTTGTATTCAGTAAACACCACTTCGTCGTCGATTGCAAGTGGCTTACCAACAAAATCATTCATTTCCATGGGATCTCTGCTCCTCAAAAAACAGGTTATCTGCCAGGTCATTCAGGTGGTTGGCTACCTGGCGGGCCTGCTCACGGGTCAGGCGGATACCCGCACTGTCACGGGAACCGTCTGTCTTGTCATTCATCCACAGTTGAATCAAGACCATGCCGGGATTGCACAGGGATTCCATCACTTCTGCACGACCATGGTAGAACTCGGTGTTCTCTTCAACTTCGAGATACTTTTCCATTATTTCTTCCCCTTACGTTTAAATTTGTTGTGACCCTTTCCACGACGGAGCTTGCTTTGCTCCCAATCACGGGCAGGTTTATCTATCTTAGAGATAGCGAAGAAATCTTCCAGGTTCCACGTATCCATAGAATCAATACAGACTGTTTCTGAACTGTAGTGGTCAGCTAACAGCTTCGCCATCTTCCCAAAACCAAGTCCGCCGCCACCTACAATAGCAACCTTGCGGAGCTTGCTTTCATACATCTCTATGGCCTTCTCCACAGAGATCTCGTCAAGCTGCGACATGTCGAGGTCTTCTTTCTTGGCACCGTACATCAAAGAGTACAAGGCTGTCTTTAATGCGGGCTTGGTGCCGAAGTAGATCTGCACTTTATACTTTCTTGCGAGCGCTGTCAACTCAGACATTACATCTGCTGCCGCCCGGGCTACAATGTTGGCATCGGGGATTGCTTCGATGAACATAGGCGGAGCAGGCCAGCCTATCATCTCTTCAGTCTGCTTGTTGCGTTCTAAGGTCTCTTGCAGGCGCTTCATCTCTTGTTCTTCTTCCACCAAGTCGGTGATCTTGAAGATCATCGGATGCTTACGTGCCTTAATAGCCGGGTCGTCTCCGGAAATATGCAGGTCCGGGCGTGGAACATCCGCCTTGCAAAGTTGCTCCAAACGAGACCAATCGATCTCACTCTCCATACAGATAAAGGCATCACCCTCTTTTGGTGGCATATACGTCTTGTTCACGCGCGGCATCTGGTGCAGATCCGGCAGGAACTGGTACTCCAAACGCCCGGTTGGGCTGCGGCCTTTCAGTACCTCGAAGGAAACAAACTCGCCATCCGCTGCCGTGTGTGGTGGAAGCATGGTGATCATGTCCATTAACTGATCGGCTTGGACTTCAGTTTTTGCACCGTGTACAGCCCGGAGTTGGTCCATGTCAAGAATAGCCCTGCGTACAGCCTGAGGGCTGTCACAACCAAAATCACAGGCCCATCCGACAATCTCCTTCACCTTGTCCATATCAAATCCCAAGCCCATCTCACGCTGCTTGCGAATATTTTCCAAGTGATTCTTGAAGAATGGGTCTTCGACAAAGATACCTTCGTCCATGTTTGCACGGGCTTCTTCGAAAGTCTGACCTTGGGATTTGTAATTGTTCATTGGTGTTTCCTCATTTGTGTTGGTATGGGGCCATATTACAGGCCCCGTTTCTTACTGTCAACCGAATTTTAATACTTCGGTGAATAATTGGAAGAGGACTTGCGGGAGGATAACAATCACGAACAGGCGCACAGGCATCCACACCGCCGTGTGCCAGGTGAACAGACCCCGTGTTGCCGGGCTGAACAGGTAGCGAATACGACGAGCTGTCGCAAACACTTCATTTACCCAACCGATGGCGATGCCAATAACGCCGAACGTCAGAACAAACAGCAGTGCTTCAGGCGGGGTGATGGTGAAGAAATTAATTAAAGCTTCCATAGGTCTCCCTTAGATCAGACTCACATTGATAGAAATTGTACGTCGGGACATAATACACCCAAGAGTGAAGTAAGTCCGACCAAAACATCCCTTCCACTACAAACTCATGACCCTCTGTAGAGGAGTCTCCGCCGCAGATAGCCACTGGCGTACCGCAACGGTATTTCGGCATCCCGAAATTCTTTATCGCCCAGCGATCATGCTGACAGAGTTCTTTCCCGAAGTAAAGTCCCAGATGATCCAGTTCGATCTCTTCAGTAACCATAGTCCACGCTCCGATCGATCACGGTGGTGTCGTAATTCTGCTTGTTCTGGTACGTACTGGTGGTCACCTGTGCGCCGGGGCAGTATACGACCGTCAGGGTTTGGTTGCCACCTTCACCTTCCATACGGTAGACCTTGCAAGACTTATCTGCCAAGTCTTTTGGCATGATGTAGTTCTCAGTTTTTTCTTTGGTGACGGCATCACAGCCAGCCAAGGCAAAGCCCATCAGCGCCGCCATCAATACCAAACGTGTACGTTTCATTCTGTCCCCTCAATAGTTAAACGGTCATTGACCTTTTTCTTATTCACCTTGTAGCCACGCGATTGCAGCAGCAAGACACAATATTTCTCCAGTGTGTCGGAGAACAGCCCCATGCATTCCAACTCATCCTTGTCGATCACAAAGCCGATAAGGCGCTTGTCCGGTTCGTTGGTTTTTGGCGCATTGGACAGACGCAGATTGATACGTTCTGGCTCGTTAATTTTCATTATACCTCCGGGAATGAGTAAAATGCTCTTGCAACCACGATCTCCAATGTAACATGAGGATTATCGCGTTGCAACTCTTTTCTGAACCTTTCTGCATTTTCAAGTTCCTTGAACAACTGGAACTTTTTGTTCAAGGTTGGGAGCTTGGTGCCTCCCTCCTCCCGGATGGCGAAATACACATCCCCACCCTTCAACCCTTGTCCAATCTTGTGCTGGAACCAAGCATCAAAGTGTTCTGGGTTGGTGTCAATGGGGTCAGGGAAGAACCGTTTCCACAAAAAGATTAATTTTTCTTTCATTTGTGGCACTCCACCCGGTAGTGCCATTCCTCTGACCAGTGGCGAGTCTCATCCGAAGAATACACGTAGAATACGGTGTTTTTGGAAAGCTGGCGACTCACTGTCCGCTCACTTACCGGGGTTCCGTCCTCAAGGAAGAAACCATCTAAAAGAATAGCCAAGCGTTTTTGGGTTTTGGATACAGTGATGTTGTACCCTTCGTCAACAATAGTATAAATCATCAGTCATAATCCTCATCGCCGTTAGCGTATCGACTACCCTTGAGGTTCATATTGAAGTCGCTCAAGGAGTGTGGGGAAATTCTGCCATCATTATTCCAAAAACGCAATGACTTTTTCTTCTCTTCATGCTGTCTGTCAACCAAGGCAAAAAGAACGTCTGGATTTGTCTTCGGCATAGCCTGGTGGCACTTACTGATGGCAGCATTGAACTGTTTGGTAATGATATCAACTTGGTCCATCATTTCCAGTTCGTCCATTGCATCTTTGCAGACACAACAGTGGCCTTTCTTAATATATTCGTAACGCTCTTCGAAATTGTCCCAACGCTTCTCTTGGATCGGTAATGCCTGCCGCCCACAATAGGCACAAGCACGGAATCCATCACCACTTCCTATTGTGGCAGTAGGGCGGAGACCCTCTTTGGTTGAATCCCATCCGCGTGTATTTCCACGACCGTAGGACCAACTGAAGAACCCCTTTGCACGTTCATCCACATGCTCTTCATCTCGATCTTCTGTGCGCTCAAACATTCCCCTCTCCTTTCATAAATTGAGCGAATGCCAACAAATCCGCCGGGGACATGTGCTTTACATATGCCCCGTACTTACCATATAGGTCCTCAAGGACTTCCGGGCATTTGCCGGGATGGAAGCCGAGGTTCTGGAGATTCTCGATAGTGGTGGCGATCAGCAGTAATTTTTTGAAGTCTTCTTCTTTCATTCTCAACATTTATCGTTCCTCTTCGTCAGTGATGTGTGAACTATATAGGGTCTCGATCAAGAAATCAACCCTTGAATTGTATTTTTCTTCATGCTACCTTATGCCCCACATTAACCAAAGGAGAACACCATGAACAAAGTATTATCCCCGGCAGAGCAGCTTGCCATGATGATTAAGTTAGCGGCGACACACCACATGCGACAGTTTGATAAGGGCGGGCGTCCTTATGTTCTGCACGTCCTGAAGGTAATGCACTACCTTAAAGTAAAGGATGATGACGAACTGAACTGTATTGCCGTGGGTCACGACATCGTTGAAGATACTCCGGTACAACCCTGTGATTTGGAACGGCTGGGTATGTCCAACAGGGTTATCTCCGGGATCGCCCGGCTCACCAAGGTAGAAGGTCAGACCCACGACGAATATCTGAAGGGTGTCCTGGAGAGTTATGATGCCTGCCGTGTTAAGCTGGCAGACTTGCGTCACAACACCGATATCCGTCGTCTGAAAGGACTGCGTAAAAAAGACTTGCAGCGAATCCAGAAGTATCATAAAATGCACATGCAGATTAAAGACATGATCGCATGGTACGAAGATAACCATCTGAGCATGTTCTCTTTCCCGGGCGATTATTTCTCTGCCCGTGATGAACAAGTGAAGGCAATAATGGAGTGTGCATACGATGAAAATTAAGATTACTGATGCCCCGTTGGGGCATAAATTTACTGACGACAAGCCCTACCACGTCTACGGCTTTACGTTGGGTGAACGTCAGGCTTACGTCTTCGACGATGACTGTGAGTCCTGCTTTTTAATGGATCTGGAATGGGAGGTTTGGGAAAATGAAACTTGAAATCGTAACGGGTATTAATGAAGTTCAACTACTGGATGAGCGCATCAATGCGACATTCGTATGTCCTCGCAAAAACGAGGTCGTGGTAATCCGTGGTGAGCGTTACTTTGTCCGCGACCTGATTCATATCTATGGTCGCCTCGAACAAACCCTGAAAATTTTTGTGGAGCCGGAATGAAAAAGACACTGAGCATTAAACCTGCGGTCTCCACATACCTCGGGTGCCCTGACCGCTACGGCAGTGCCGAGGTTATGGACGATGGTGATTGGTTGGACCTTGAAGAGGACAAGCAATACCCTATCACCCGTTTGGGTTGCCTGATCAACGGTAAGGAGCCGGAGGAGACGTACTGCATGTACTACTTCCTTCAGGCAATGAAGCCGGGCTACAAGGGCGATTATCAGGACGGTTGGACGTGGAACACGTTCTTTACCTGTTCTTGTGGTCACGGCGGTTGCGCCGGATATCACGAGAACGTCCGTATCCACCGTAAAAAGGCCACCGTCCGGGTGATGGGTAAGGTGTCTGACGGTTATAAAGACGGCGTGGTGGGTACTGGAGAGGCTGTGGTGTACTTCGATAAGAAGGAGTGGGATGCAGTCCGAGATTACTACATGGATCTGTTCCGCAAGAACCCGGATGGCATCTTCCAGGATAACGAAATCTTCTTTACCGGGCGTTACGGCCTGAAAGCATGGGGTTAAGATGAAGCGTACCAAAGTGATGAATAAGTCCCGCTTCCGCAAATCTTTCATTGGGTTTGCAGTGGCGGCGGCTGTTACTTTCACCCTCTCCGGCTGTGAGAAAGCTGACGAGACGGTGAAGCTGTACACGAACTCCGAGCAGTGTGCCAAAGAGAGCGGCAATACTCTGGAGCAGTGCAAAACAGCAGAGAAGGAAGCCCAAAAGGTTGCGGCAGAGACCGCGCCTAAATTCGGCACCTATGCTGAGTGCTACGAAGAGTTTGGCAATATGTGCCAGCACAACTCTGCCGCTGCTGCCAGCACGGGCGGGGAGTCCCCGTGGATGCCCCTGATGATGGGTTACATGCTAGGCAATATGATGGGGTCAAGCAACTCCTATCATGCTGCCCCGATGTACCAGAGCCGATCTGGGAAGTGGGTTGACAACAAGGCCCGCTCTTACGACATCAAGCCGGGCAAGTCATTTAAGGTGACAAAATCTGCCATTAAGCCGAAGGTAGAGGCACCACGATCCACTTGGTCTGGTTCCAAATCAGGCTTCTCTTCGTCCAAGACAACCACCCGTGGTGGGTTTGGTTCTTCAGTTGGTCGAAGCAGCAGTTCTTTTGGTGGATAAAAAGTATTGACTTCACGAACGGGCCATGTATAATGGCCCTCATTAACAACAAAGAGGAGATTTTCAGATGCAGAAGACGTACCAACGTGAAAAACAGACGATGTTCCAGAAGCGCATTTCCATTCGTCAGATGGAAGATATGGTAATGCTGGGTGCTCGCATCGGCAAGACCACCTTCTTCTATGGCGGTGCTGGCCTGGGTAAATCAGAAAAGATGCGTCAGATTGCCAACAAGATGTTCCCACATCGCATCGGCGATAACCTGTGTGACGTTCGTCTGTCGGACAAAGAGCCTCAGGACATCGCGGGTATCCCGCTCCCGATCGAGATGCAGGACGGTACTGTCCGTACCATGTATGCGGTGCCGGACTTCTGGCCTACCGATCCAAACTGGGAAGGTATCATCTTCCTTGATGAACTTCCTAACGCCATTCTGGGCACCCAGCACTCGGCGTATCAGGTAATTCTGGACCACATGGCGGGTAACTTCAAGTTCCCTAAAGGCTGTGTGTTCGTAGGCGCGGGTAACCGTTCTACCGATAATGCTGGCACTACTGAAATGCCGGGTCCGCTGATCAACCGTATGATCGTGTGTGAAGTTGAATACAACCTGGATGTGTGGATTGAAGACTATGCTGTGCCGTTCAAACTGCACCCGCATATCATCGGCTTCCTGAAGCAGTTCCCGGAACATTTCTACACGGGTGACGTTGTAAACCGTCCAGACAACGGCGTATTTGCATCTCCTCGTCAGTGGAAAACCACATCAGACATCCTGTTTGATTACGAGAAGACCAAAGATGAATTCATCACTGAAATTGCCATCGCAGGCACCGTAGGTGAAGGTCTAGAAACGTCTGTGATGGCGTACCATTTACGTGCGGCTGAACTGCCGAAGGTGGAAGACATCTTCTCTGGCAAGGAGACTAAACACCACCTGCCACGTGAGAAGAACGACCTGGTGTATGTACTGGCACAAACCTGTCTCCGTCACCTGGAGAAAGAGGTCATGGATAATAGCCTGAATGACGAGGACTTCATCCAACGTGCCTCTAACTTCATGAACTTTATGTTCAGCAACTACTATCAGACCAACAAGGATACGTTGATTGCACTGATGATCGGTATCTTCCGTGCGCCGAAGGATGGGGAGCAGCCAATTCTGCTTCAGAACCCTCGACGCGAGAAGATGATCCCGATGCTGCGTAAGCACTGTTCCTCTGTGGCGGATCTCGTAATCGAGTATCAGACTCGCTACGGTAAAATTATGGAAGACTTCCAAGTTAAAGCTTGACAGTCAATCCTGAACTGATAAAATGGGGTCATCTTTCGGGATGGCCCCTTTTTCTTTTGGAGGAAATATGTTCGACGATATTATGAGTGCAGAAGAGCTTGAGCTTGCCAATGCTGCCACAGATGAAGCTGAGAAGATCCTTGAGGCGGCAAGCCTGCAACTGATGCGGTACAAGCCGTTTTACGGCGTAATGCTGGCATCCATGCCACTGACCCGTGCAACAGAAACCATCAACACCATGGCTACTGATGGCCGAAACCTGTATTACTCCCCGGAGTTTATTGCCGGGATGTGTGATAAGCGAAAAGCTATTGTCAAGGGGCGCATCGACAAGATGGGTCTCGATAAGGCCAAGGCTGACGACATGAAGCTAATGGTGGATGTCTTCTACCGCAAAAAGACTGCCCGTGAAGTGGCATTGGTACTGGAGCACGAGTGTGATCACGTCGTGTCTGACCACATGTACCGTGGGAAAGGCTTCAACTTTGATGTGTTCAACATCGCAGCGGATCACCGTATCAATACGAATGCGGTACTCAGCCACACCAAGGCCGATGCCATGGGCACCGCCTGGTTCCCGCTTGGTGATAAAACTGTGTTTGATCCAAACAAAGAGTTTGGTTTCATGAAATGGGGTTACTGCGACTTCCAGTATGTGGACATGTACGCAGAGCAGATCTATGATTTGCTGATTAAGAACACCCCTCCACCTCCGCCGATGGGTGGTAGCGGTGGAAGTGGCACAGGTGGGGACAAGAGTGACCAGAAAGGCTCCGCACAGGGCCAGATCGGCACCGATCAGCACCCAAATCCAGATGGTACATTTGACCGCCCGGAAGGTGAGGATGGTCTGTCCAAAGCAATGGGTACAGATCCCGGGGCAATCAAGCCTTTGACCCAAGACCAGAAGAATTACAATGACACGGTTATGCGTCGTGCCATCGAGAATGCTGTGCAGGCAGCGGGGTCGGGAGCGCCGCCGGATGCCCGTAAGTTTATAGAGGAGTCAGGTAAACCGAAGATCAACTATCTTCGCCTGTTGCGCCGGACCATTGAGCGCTTGTTCAAAGACAACGTGACATATCGTCGTTTAAGCCGCCGTAGCTACTCCCTGACGCGATCTTTGCGGAAGGCAGGGTATCTCAGTACCCGGCAGACGATCGGCCTGCCATCGCACAGCAAGGCGAAGACAATCAGGGCGGACATTTTCTTTGACGTGTCCGGATCTTTTAATGACAGCCTACTGAAGCCCACGATCCGTGAGATCAAGGGACTTTGTAACCAGTATGACGATTTTGAGGTGACCCTGGCCTGCTGGTCCACAGAAGTCGGGGAAGTCAAGTCATATACGAAGAAGAACGTCAAAGAGATCTCTGACTATAAGATCAAAACGACGTTCGGCACAGACGTGAAGTGTGTTTTCGAGGAGCTTGATTCCCGTAAGCATGAGACGGATCAAGTGGTTATTTATACCGATGGGTATTTCTCCGATGTGTCCAAAACGAAGGATTGGGCCAAGAAGTACGGGCCTAAAACTTTGTGGGTCATCCTTGGTCGTCATGGTCAGGATTGGGAGCCACCTTTCGGGAATGCCATTGACTTCGACAAGTATATTAACTAAGGAGCAGTATGTCTCAATACGGTTATGAATTGGAGTTCGGTCGCCGGGGGGCGACCCTCTGCGTGTACAGGTTGGATAAGCAAGGCCGGGTGGAGTATACTTGGATCTCCACTTTCAACAGCAAGGGGATGGAGGTGGTCAGGTCAAACTCGGAAGGGGCAGAGACCAAGCTTGCGACCTTCGAGACATTCCTTTACCCGGATCGTGTAGAGGATGAAGAACTTGATTTTGTGGACATGTTGTCCATGGCACCTGTGAAGGAAGACCACGATTTCATCCGATTGTGCTCCTTCCTGGTGGCGAAGTGGGCGGCGGGTCACTCGGAGGAAATGTTCCACGAAGTGATTCGTCCCACACTGAAAAAGTGGACAGAAATGACAACAGAGGGTGTGTCCTAAAAGGCACACAAGAGTATATGATCTAACACCTTCGCTACGCTCACCCATCCGGGCCTTGGGTGTTAGATCTTATCTTATAATAAAACTTCCCCACTCACATTCGTTCGGAGTCAGTTTTATTAAATTTCTTCGAAATTGTATTGACACCAACATTTCAGTTATGTATGCTTGTTTTCAAGGGAGATGACTCCCAACACAACATCAAACATGAGGAGAAATAATATGAGAGTACGTCAACACCGTGGTTCATTGGTGGAAAGTCTGAAGACGGTTAAGCAGATCCCTGCCACCAAAGAGGCACTGGCAGATCACATTAACTCGGTAATGAACTACCCGGTTAATATCGGACCTGGTTCGATCTTCCTGATCCCACAGGGTTATGATGAGCGCATTGGTTGGAACACCTACCTCATCAATGTCTCTGGTCTGGGTGTGTTTGGATACTCAGATGAGGATGTAAAGTGAAACTGATCATCTGTGGTATCTTACTGGTGATCGTTGTGGATTTCTTCTATGCAAAGTATCGAAGGAATCCATATGGAACCTGGGGATAAAATAACAGAGTGGCTGATCCTTAGTGGAGGGCTGCTTGTTTTCTTAGGGGTGATCATGAAGGTCATCCTCCTGTTAATTTCAATGTGTGGAGGTTTCAGTGGTTAACGTGAAATGGTGGGCATTGGCAGCACCAGCCAATGACAACGAGGGCGGCGACGGTAAACGTGCATACGCCCAGCAATATTTTTGGTGGCCTTCTAACGTGCAACCGGGGGCCTAAATGGGAATGATCATTTTGGTGACCCTGTGGGTACTGTTCTCTGCATACAGCCTCTGGCGTATTATCGTGCTGATGTCTATCAACGGTAAAGTGAACAGCGATGATCGCTTCATGGTTCTCCTGGCGATGACCCCGGCGAGCTATCTGTTCGCGCCGTGTATTGCACTGGTGGAATTCTGCTTCTTCCTCGATAAGTGGTGGAAGAAATTCAAGCAGCGTCCCGATTACATAAGCTGGAGTCTTCAGCGTAAGATCCGTAAGCGCTGGCGTGGACCACTTGTACGAATTGTGGAACATCTCCACAACAAACGGAAGGAAAAGGCCCGTGAAGAAAACTTACCTGAGGTATAAATGGCAGTTCTGGGAGCGAACCCTCGTGATTACCGGGTGGCTCTTTGGATATGACCACGACGCTTACTTCGGCGTCAAGGATAATCGAAACAAGGCATACTTTGCCTATACCTTCTGCAAGGAGAAGTAAATGGTACTTGGGAAAAACCAAATCGGCGTCCTGAAGTGCCTTGGGGATGGTCGGTATGGTTATATCGCCTTCCCTTGGGGGTGCGGGTGGGTGTGGAACACCCGCCAAGGGACCATCAAGATCATTGAGACCTTGGTTAAAAAGGGCCTTGCCGATAAAGGTACGTACACTACCGAAGAAGGTAAAACTTATCCACAATATACCATCTCGAAGGCCGGGAAGGTATACCTATTAGGGCGGTAATATGGCGAGTAAAACCATTACAGCATCTGCTGAAGTAACCATAACCCTGAAGCTCCATGATCTTGGGGCTTGGGGCGAAGAGTGTACCGTCAATCAAATCCTCAAGCAGGCATCGGAGGCGGCTAAAACCCGCGCCCACAAGATGTTGTCGCCGGGCACTCAGTGCAATTTGATGGTCGGGAAGATAACCATCGTCGAGAACTAACGGCAAATTCCTATTGATAAAGAGGTAAATAATGGCTAAACTGACTAAACCACAACAAAAGTTCCTTCTGGCAGCACTCCGTGGTGAACACACCCGAGACCTAAAGGGCAAGGTACAGGATAACCTGTCAGCACTGGGGCTTATCCGTTATCTGCCGCCTTTTGGCTGGGTTCTCACCTCAGAGGGTGGTCAGGTGGCGCGTGAACTGGAGGTACGAAGTGCAGATTAAACGCACCACAGTAGAAAAGATCCGAATCGAAGACCTGCATGAGTCCCACCGATTAGACCCGGTAGAGGTGATTGTGGAGAACTTTGACGAGGGTGCAGGAAAAATCACTATCAGTTGTTATGGTGAAGTCTGGACCGGGTTCTGGGGCAGCATGGGCGGCACAGTCGAGGAATTCTTCCAACGTGTCAGCAATGACTATCTGATCGACAAGATGTCTGACTACCGCGCCATGGAGCCGGACATCGACGGCGATTCAGACTATCTGAAGTCTCTGATCCTGAAAGATCGCCGGGCGGGGAACATCACCAAGTTCCAAGCGAAGAATGCTTGGTACTACATTGATAACTACTCTCCAGACCGTAACAGCCTGTGCTACGGACATATCCCGGAGGAGTTGGAAATTATCGAGGGTATCTGTGAGCCGTGGCACTTTGACTGGCCCCAGATGCCGTCTCACAAATACGCATATCTTGAGCGTATCCTTAACCTTGTCCGTGAGGTTATAAAACCCGGAGGTAATGATGAAAGCTCGTTGCACGTTCGCTGAAAGAGAGATGGTGTGCCATTTCTCCGTAGGCAAAGAGTACGATTGCAGTCAGGATCACCAGGCCACAGACCCAACAGCCATGATTGTGGTGGATGAGGAAGGGGAAGAATGGTTTGCAGAGCGGACTGTAGGTAACAATATGGACCTCTTGGGGTTCACAGTAAAATTTGAAATTATTTAATCAAAGGGGTTGACTTCGGTCAGCCCCTTTTGCTATTCTTACCTCATCGAAACGAAACAGACAAAAGGAACAACAAAATGAGCATGAAGAAAAAAGCAAACGACCTGGCACGTGTAGCAGTGCAGAAAGGTCACATCGAAGCAGTTCGCCGCTTGCAGCAGGCTTTCGAACTGGAACTCCGCGCCGCTGGTGTGAAGGGTGTGGCAGTGAACGAGGCTCTGGCAATCATTAATGCCAACATCGGCTTCTACGAAGACAAAATCGGCGGTGAGTACGACAACGCTCTGTTTGAAATGGAGGAAAGCAAATGAGCATCTTTGACAATATCCGTATCCTTGAATCATCGGCGGTACAGTGTCAGAAAGACATTCGCCAGTATCAAGAAATGCGGGCCGGGTCGGCTGAAAGCTGGGAGATTGAGGCATTCGTCTGTGAAATGGATGATAACAACTACCACTTCACCGAACTGGTGCGTAACCTAAACTTGGATAACCAAGACCAGATGCTGAAGTTCATCAAGACTATCAAAGCTCTGGGTGCCGTTGAAGCCTTGGAGCGCATCCAAGAGGGTGAAGAGTTCTCCAACTGGGTTAACTTGGGCCTTCAGTCTTGGGTTAACCGAATCACTGCGGAGGCTACCGATGACTAAGTTGATCAGTCACAAAGAAGCTGGTAAACTCATCAACCGTGCATATGAGTTGACCCGGGCGCACCCTCAGTTACGTGTGGGACAGAACCTCTGGAACTACGTCAACGAGGATTACCCTGACGTTGCGGCGCTGTTTCATGGTGGGGAGCATGACTTCTTCTACCAACCCAATGCGGCAGTAGCCGTTGAAACATTCCTTACCTATTACGTGGAGAAATAAAATGGCTGACCTGAAAATCACCCGCACTATCACCACCGGGGTTATGTTCTTCATTCCTCACAATGAAGATCAGTACGACGAGATTGAAAACAAGATCATCGAAGAGTTTGCTGAACAAGACTTCGCTCAAGTGGTGGCTCTTAACGTTGATGATGCAGAGTTCTGCCAGTATTGGCTGTCAGCCGATGTAACGGAAGAAGTTGAGTTTAACAAAGCCTGCGTGTGGCTGCTGAACCGCATGGAAGAACTCGACACAACACTGGACTTCGTATCATGAAGACATACGTATTCCTGTCCAACATCATGTACAATAGCATGGCTATCCGCCGGGTCCGTTGGTGGCATAAGTTGTTCGGACACACTGGTGAGGTGGTTCTTGACCAGGTGGATATCAACCAGGTTGACAACGAGGATGGTTTCCGCAAGGCGGTCATCCATTTCCGATCCAAAGGTCTTGAGGCCCAAGTGATGGGCATCAAATTGCATGAGGGGATTTTATGATCTGCTACGATAAATACGGGAAGATGACCCCTGAGTTCTCTAAGTACCAGCAATCAGCATGGGATCGCTTGCGCCAGGTGGCAGAAGAGATCACGGCGCAGGCCATCAAAGATGGTGTCTGCCCACATGCTATCCTCGATACCATGACGGCGGCTGTTAATTGCGGAAGTCTGATTGCAAGTCAACAGGCTTACGTGGATGACCACACCAAGCTCAAAAATGAGCGGCCTGAGGGCTGGCATATGGGCATGGTAAAGGGACTTTGATAAATCATACCGGGAGAGGCTAGCGCCTCTCCTGATGCGTTACAGGAGCAAATAGAGCATGTCTTCATTTGATGCGATTTTCCTTCACGGTGTGATGGACTATTCCCGTGGGGCCAAACCAATGCCTGCCATACCAGACTTCAAGGATCTACAGAAACGTCTGTCTGGGGTCCAACGATGCGCCGACTTAGATGATGTTGTTGATGACGTCAAAGGTATTGCCAGCGATTTTGATTTCGATGACGAGATCGAGCAGTATGTGGAAAAGTCATACGACAAGATCGACCTCCTCCACCGGGGTATCCGAGATGCCTGTGCCTCGCTTAACCAAGAATGGGACCCGGACAACATGACTCGGGATGAGATGATTGCTTTTGTGGAAAAACTCCAAGGCAACCTGGAGGAGAACCTCCCATCCTCGAAGACAATGAAGGACGTTGCACACGCATGGTTCGGGTATCAGGTTGGTACGTTTATCCACAATTACCATGCCTTGAAGTTCATGCCGATCAGCTACCATACCGACGACATGTACCACGGATACCTTCGTGATGATGCAATGGGGCGTCTCAGCATAAAGGCTTGTTCGAATGGTATACTCCGTTTTGATTCTGAATGGAAGCCGGGCCACATGGTGTTTACTAGTGACAACAAAATTGTACTCAGTAGTAAAGATCCATCCCGGCAAAAGAGCGGTGCTTTCGTAATGCCTGTGGCTGACTTCATGTCCCACTTCGAGAACTGGGCGGAGCCATTAGAGGAAGAGATAGCCCTGTTTGATGTGGTACATCCCGGCGCTGACTGGACAGTTCTGCGATACCTGCGTGACTACCAAGAGAATAACTACGTCAGCAACAAACCAAAAACAGGGGCAGACATACGCAACTTCATCTCTGTAGCCTTGTGATATTTGTGAGCCAAGGACGGCTCAGTTTTCAGGTCGATTTTCGATTTGATATTTACCCTTGATATTTGCAAGGATATTTGAAACCAGATTTCAATTCGAAATTCAATTTGAGATTTGATTTGGGATGGCCCGCCGGGCGGGAACTCAGATCCGATTTCTTTTTCAGATTTATTCGCCAATGTACCAGCACACCCCACACGGGATCAGCACATGTTGCACCATAAATGTTACATTCGGGGGCTTATGCACCACTAATGGTACATAAACGTTACAATACTGGAGTTATGAACCATCAAGAAATTTGAGGGTCTCGATCGACTTTTCATTTTCCAAATCGTATTTTCTCTCGGGTTACTCGGACCCGGGTCTCGGTACAGCAATCGGGGTCTCGATCGGTTTTTCAATTTCCAGATCGTATTCTCGGTACAGGTACAGGTCTCGCGCCGGGGTCTCGATCGAAATTTCATTTTCGAAAACGTATTCTCAAAATCTATACAGAGGTGAAAATCGAAATGCAAATCGTTATCATTCTCGTCTCGCCCGGGGCGGAATGAGAATCGTTCTCATTTGCAAATGCAACTGATAATCATTCGCATTCAGGTTGTTGAATGAGAATCATTCTCATCTCCAGAATAGCGGGCAGGTCCGGTGTTTGTCTCCGGGTCAATTCTCCCCGCTATGTGTATAATATAGCCCCGGCCCGCCCCGGTTGCAAGCGTCTTTACGTTTCTTTACGAAACTATTTTAGACGAACTCCCGGCGATCCACCTTCCGACCTGGCCCCGGTGCCCGGTACGTTAGCCCCGCCTTTTCGCCGTGGGGTGGCGTGTCCTTTCCTGTATGTGATCATTATGGACCCTGGCCCGCCGGGCGTCAATACCCAAAATAAAATAAATTTTTGTTGACCTGCCAGGCAAGCCGGGCCACAATGCAGGCACACCAACAAAGGAGGCCGTAAAATGACCAATACAGAATATTTAATGAAGGCGCTAGGCTGGCAAGGCGGCACGGTTCACCAAGTAGCCAGCGCCACGGGCTTGACCGTGGATCAGGTATTGGATTTGCACACGGTAGACTATTGCGCTCACAATACACCCCGCCGCCGTGGCGCTTGGGAATCGTCGCAAGGCCGTTTATCTGGCAAGCCGGAGGACCTTGACGGGATTATGTTAATTTCTTATTGGTTTGGCGTCCTACAACATCAAAGAGGCTGGTATTAGTTGACACGGGGCCTACAAGGCCCCACAATAAGCGCTCACAAACAAGGAGATCGACCGATGCAACAGACGAAATATTTTATTGAAGGTAACGCCGCCGCCCACGCCGGGCAGATCCGCGCCTGCCGCTACAATAAAGAAGAGAACCGCCGGGAATGGTTCGCCGGGTTCGATAGTGTGGATCGTGGCTATGCCGTGTTTAAGATCCTCCCTGGTGTGGGCGCTGTTAAGCTGTCCGATTTGGACCCGGTTTATATTGGTGGCGTCAAACAGTGTGAGGATCGCGCCGTTACCCTGCAACAGGCGGACCGCGCCGGGCATTATGTCATTTACGATATGACCACGGGCAAGCCGTACCGGGAAAGCACAAAATTAAATTACAAAAAGATTTAAAATGTTGTTGACGCCGGGAACCGTCCCGGCTTATCATACAACCACACCAACAAACGGAGTCAGTAAAATGTTTACGAAAAACCAATTGATCGCCGCCGTAAAGTATAAAAATAATATTTCATTAGACGAGGCTTACAAAGATGTACGCCGATACGGGAAGATCCACCACCTTTCGGATGTTGACCAGAACGGAACTTTGGTAACGTATGCTTACATTGAGCACAAAGGGCTTTTCTGGGAGTGGGAGCTGGTAAAAGGTGAAGTTTTATCCGTTTCTTGGGCTGAAGAAAATAATTGGCCTTTTAAAAAATAATGCTTGACGGGGCCGACGATAGGCCCCATAATTCACCACATAGCGACGCACACCGCGCCGCATAAACAAAAGAGAGATCGTTATCATGTTACATTCAATCAACAAAGAGCAAAAACTGTATGTCCTGAAGTGTGGCAACGGCTTTACCTGCTACGGGTTCGAAGTCCTGGACAGAAACGCCCGTAAGGTTAAACAATGGTTAGAATCTGAAGGTGCAACAGTTGAGGATCTCCCATATCGCAAGGGCACAAAAAAGCATTATAAAGCCTGCCAGGATATGATCTCCGCTGGTTGTGCCTATCATGCCCGCACGGGCAAGCGCTGTCTTGCTGGTCTCACTAAGCAATTGAAAGGCCTGGAGGGTCGCCGGGTAGAAGTGATCACCATGTACGGCGAAAAGCGCCGCTTTATTGTGGGTCGCTCTACTGGCTGGATGCCTGCCCACCTGGAGATCCTCCGCGCCAACAGTAGCGGCGGCATGAGTGCAGAGCAGGAATATAAATCTGTAACTATCGTAAAATAATTGTTGACACCGGGGCCACCTGGCCCCATACTACAAACAAGCCCGGCAAATGGTGCCCGGCAAAATCAGAGAGTAAAGAAAATGGCAAAAGTAATCTATAAAAAATCACGTGGCGTTTCCTCTGTTAATCTGGCGGCGGTTGCCACCCTGCCCGCTTATCGTACCCGTGACGATGCCCGCGCCGTTGCTAACCGTTTACGCGCCGCTGGCGTGACCCCCACAACGCCAACCAAAAAGGCGGACGGCTGGCACGTTGGCGCAAAGCATAACGGCGGCACACTTTCCCGTAACACTCACCGCTAACCAATTGCAGGCCCCCGGCGGGGGCCTTTCGTGTGGAGTCAGTACCATGACCAAACAGATCCCCACTGTACAGATCACGCCGCTTTTCCGTTGCTCAATATCTTACGATTGCCACCCGCTGGCCGGGGAATGGTTAAGCGATGACAGCGACGAAAAACACCCGTACCCGGAATGGGACCAGCTTAATGATCTTGTTAGCCGGGCCGCCGAAGGCGCGGAGACAAGCAAAGAGGCGGAGACGTCCCACTTTCCAGGTGGCGCGGCCTGCTGGCCTTACATCGAAATTCTAGCGCCAACCTGGGCAGAATGTAAAGCAATGGGCGACGCCGTGATCCGTTGCATCCTGGACAATGGCGGGCGGATCGATCCTGTAAGCCCCGGCGGATCTTTTTATTAATTATTTTCGTTTAGGGGGTTGACGCCCGGCGGCGTTACCCCCATAATGTATCACATAGGGCGACGGAATAACCCGCCGCCAAAACCAAAAGGTAACAGTATGAAAAAGCTTTCCACAATTACCCATCATAATGAAATTTTCATGAATGATAAAGGATATGCCTGGATTCAACTCGAAGAGATGAAAGGTAACCGCCGCCGGACGGTAGTTAGAAAGGTAAAAAGTAAACCTTTCAGTAATCACTCAATCGACACTGTAAGAATTGACAACGTGGAATATCTGATTGATTCTCAGATAACCGTAAGCCCTACCGCCTCAGCAATGGCTCCATATTTTGCAAATTAATTAAAATAGTTGTTGACCGGGGCCGGGTTAGGCCCCATAATACCAGACATACCAAACAGACAAGCAAACGAGGCTTACAAAATGAATCTGACTACTATCGGCGCAAACCAAACCATGATTACCCTGGCGGACGGCTCACAGGTTTTCTTCTCTTACAACACCCCGGTAGCGGCATACCTGCCCGGTGAAGGCTACCTGGTAACCGCCACAAAGCACAGCGCAACCACCTCAAGGCATGTTAACGCTTGGGCCGGAAAAGGCTGCGAGACCCGCCCACAGGAATTTTTTGATAATATCATTAAATCCGCTTGACGCTGGTTTCTGCCGGGGTATACAATCCCCGGCATAGGCAAGCGAAAGCAAACAACCAAACCGAAAGGATAGTAAACGATGAATATCATCAACACTGTAAACGCTAACGAGATCAAAGAAATTTCCGTAACTGGTAAACGTTGGTTCCAACGTAGTGCCGGGAATACTTACCACAGCGCAAGCGTGGCGGCGCTGGTATCCGTTGAAGTGGCTGACCGTTTAGGCGCTAACCAATACGGGAATAAGTGCGGGGACATCTGGATTGACCTAGCCTATGTTGGCTATGCTTATGGATATGAGCGCGGATTTGAACAAACCGCCCTGAGTGCGATGATCGAGGCGGTGAAGGATGCCCCGGCAAAGTGGCGCAAAATGGTTTATGCTTGCCAGGCGGCGGCGGATCTCGGGGTAGTCTACACTGAAAACGTGTACGACGTAAGCCGCAAAAAAGATTTATAATTGTGGTTGACACGGGGCCGGGTTAGGCCCCATAATACCCGCACACCAACAGAAAAGAGATCCACACCATGATCAACGAACAGCAAGTAAACGACGTTAAACATGAGGCTTACCAGGTGGCGATCCGTGACGGTTCCCGCGCCGCCTTTAATCTGGTTGTTGAGTTGTACCCAGAACAGGCTGAAAATATTTTGATGCAGGTATCCGTTTTACTGGAGGCTACCCAGCACACTAAACTAAGCGCTGGGATCGACCGCCTCGCAAATAGTTTAAAATAATTGTTGACGCCGGGAAAACTCCCGGCCTATAATACCACCGAAGCGACGCACACCGCGCCGCACTAACAGAAGAGAGACCGTAAAATGACTACTACCACCAAAAACACCGCCGCTACTCGTTATGTTCGTGAATATGTTTTATCTGTTATCGACTTTGAAGGCACCGAGTCCGAAAAGCTTAAATTTTTCTTTGATACCCTTCAGTCTGAATATGGGCACGAAGTTAGCCGCCTGGGTATGCAACGCGCCATCACTGAATATCTCCGGGGACTGCCGACATCAATCAATCATGCTTTCATGAATCACGAGATCATTGATCTTTTAACCGACTGGGGTTACATTAACTTCCACACTACAGCAGGCCAGGAGGAATGGGAGTTAGATCAATATTGGACACGTTTGGCGGGTTCGCTGGTCATCTTGGGCCGTAAGTATGGGGTTATTGAATGATCACGATTCTGGTCATCTTGGGTTTAGTGGTGGCGGTTGGCTACGCCGCCAAACTTTACAACCGACGCCGCTGGAGGCGTAAAAATAGAATGTTTGGCTACTTTGAATATGAGTACAACGGGGAGATCGAAACGTCCCGCGATTATGGGCCGATGCAAGAGATTGACGCCATCGGGGCTATTAACTACCGCCAACAGTTGGGGGCCGTGATCACTTACGAAAAATTCTCCCCGGATATTGAGGAGATCCACGACGTGATCGATGAGCGCCAATATATGCACGATAAACGCAAACAGAGAAGAGGTTACAAATGATTCAGACTAATATCAACCGTGACAAACAGACCCGCCCGGCCCGCCTGTCATACGCTGAAGCAGGCGAGCGCCTGCAACGTGACAAAGCTAACAAACAACAGCGTCGTAAAACGCGCTATAACTGGGAGTAAGCGCCCGGCATGGAAACACCAGGCCAAACCGTTTAAACCGCACAGGGGGCCGCATAGGCCCCTTATTTTTGATCTATGGGGTACACAATGCAAAACCTTTACAGCATGACAGAATTTATCCGCCTGTTAGCAGGTCGCCCGATGGGCTTTACCTGCCTTTACCTGGTAACGGACGGCAAAGGCTACCGTATAACCTCGAAGTCATTAGCCGCCATTGCAGCGCGTGAAGGGGTGAAGATCTCCACCTCTCAGGCCCTGATTGTTGACCCGGCCACCGTGGCGACGATTGAGGCGATCCGGGTTACCGTGAAATAATTTAAAATATTTTCATTCCGGGGCTTGACCTATGGCCCCGGTTACCCCATAATCTACCACATACCGACGCACACCGCGCCGCACTAACAGAAGAGAGACCGTTATGACTTCCCCAATTTTCCGTATCAAAGCAGGCTTATCCGTTTACGCGCTGGCTTGCGGTTATGTCCAAGAGATCGACACAAAGATCACGGGCAACAATATCCGGGTGCAGCTTTTCATGGAACACGGCGCGTTTCACGTTAAGGCACACGATTTTGATGATGTAGGCCGGATCGAATGGGTTGTTGAAGACCAGATCGGCGCCGCCCGCACACAATGGACCGCGCTTGTCAATCAGCTTTTCGGGGAAGTGATCCGCACAATCAAAAAGGATAAGCGCTACACCGTGACCCGTGAATTTTCCGGCGATCCTTGCGGGGCCTTGTATGTTACCCGCTTTTGTGGTGAATTCGTAAGCCGCGCCGACACTATCCCCGGCGCTTGGGTAAAAGCCGCCGAACACAACGCCGTAAGAATGAAAAATTATCAAAAATAATTCTTGACCGGGGCCGCGTTAGGCCCCATAATACCCACAGACCCAAACAAAAGAGACAACCAAATGAAACATTATCTTGTAAATATCCCCGGTGTGGCTGGCCCGCTTAAAGTTTTCGGCTATGATGAACAGGATGCAAGAAAGCGCCTACGTGATCGAGAAGGTTACGGATCACGCCTCCCACGGGGCACAAAACTTTATCTACAAAACGCTTGACGTGTGGTTATGCCGTCCCTTACAATGACGGCATAGACAAACGAAAGCAAACCACCAAACGAGGCACAAAATGATCACTTTCGCAATTATTACCCTGGTATCTGGCAACGTGTTTATCAATGACACTTTCACCACTGAAGACAAAAAGCCAGGCGACATCCGCGCCGCTTATGCTGATTGTAAAGCTGAAGAGCGTATGTTATCGCCTTGTGTGCTTATGAGTGAACGCCAGGACGGGCGGATCGTGTTTTCCAACATTGAAGCGGGCTATCAGTTGGTAGTTGAAAAATAATTGTTGACGCTTGAATTATGCCGGGGTTATAATCTCCGGCATAGACAAACGAAACGCCACCGAATGAGGCAATAAAATGAAATCATACGCTGAAGCAATCGCCGCCCGTCCTGATCTCCTGGTGAATGGTGATCTATTCCTTACGCTGGAGACTTTCGATTTTTCCCGTGATATCAACGGGAACACAATCAACAAATACCGCGCCGCGCTTGTCTCAGGCGACGAACAAACCGTTTTAAACTGGTACGCCGCCGCCAATGAGCTGGAGATCTTAACCTCCCCTTATCGCCGCGAACAGTCACACAATGACGGCGCAAGTGCCGCCCTTCACCGCTTAGGCTTGCTTGGGTATGAACTGGAATACATAACCACACAATACGGCCCCGGCAAGCGCCGCGCCTATCGCATTTTCTATCGTGTGAAAAATGAAAAATAAACGTTGACACCCGGCCCGAAAGGGCCGATAATGTCAGACATACCAAACAGGCAAACGAGGCCAAAAACATGACACGTTATTTTGTTACAAACAACCTTTACCGTTTAGAAGATTCTGAAACCTCCGGGGAATATCCGAAGATCTACCGCTGGTCAAACAGTCTCCCCGATGGGCGAAAGGGCTGGCTTTACCGTCCCGGCTTTAAGCCGTCCGACCTGACAGATCACGACGTGATCGGGGCCGTCGAAATCACCGAAGAGCAAGCAACAGCTAAAATTGTTGAAATCACCTTAGAAGGGGCTGCAAAATGAAATCATCTTTACTTTTCGCCCTAGTTGACATCGTGATCGGCAATGGCTGCGGTCAACATACCTTTATAGCCAACCGCCCCTATCCGCTGAAGTCATTGCAGGCTGACGCCCGCCTAACAGCAGCGCAGATCCGCCGCTATTTCCGGGAACCACTCCCGGCGAAAAATTCAAAATAATTGTTGACGCCGGGCATCGTCCCGGCTTACAATGACCGAACACAAACAAACGAGGCTACAAAAATGCAAAAAGCAAACACCCTTTTCATCCTGTCCGGCGTGGCTGATCACGTCGTGGCGTCAATGTCCAACGTAGCGGGCACCGTGCAGATCATTTGTCGTCATATGGATGACAAAGAGCCGAACCGCCTGCAAATCAACGTTGACCGCCACGGCGCGGACTTTGTGATCTCTTACGATGTCATTTACAACGGGCGGCGCTATATTCAGAGCAAAAGCGACCCACTTCCGGCGGACTACATCAAAGAGGCGATCGCCACCCTGGTAAACGACACGATCCCGGCGGGGGCCACCTTATGAACCCGCATAAACTCTTAATCACCGCTTACCCGAGCAAGGCGGACCGCCGCGAAACTTTGGACCGCTTAACCCGCTATTATCAGGAGGCGGGGCATAGTAAAGCAACGGCCCGCGCTATGGCGAAAAAACATTTACGATTTGGTAAAAATTAGCTTGACGCCCGGCCCGAAAGGGCCGATAATGACCCCACACCAACACGAGGAGATCGTAAAATGATTACAATGATTCTGCAAAAGTCCCGCCTGATTGATGTTACTGTTACCCTGTCCGCTTGCGGTGACACGTCCCGCCGTGCGGATCACTACCAGGTGACCGCTGTAAGTGATCGCGGCGCGGTCCTGCTGTCCGAAGTTACCCCACACTTACACGAAGCTTTTAAAACCTATTCGCAGTGGAAAGGCGACGAAGAAATAAAATAAAAAGTAGTTGACGCCGGGGCCGCTTAGGCCCCATAATACCACCACACCAAACGAATAGAGAGAATCACAAAATGTTAAAATTCATCAAATCACTTTTCACCCGCAAGGCCCCGTCTAACAAATTGCCACCGCTGGAGGCGCAAGGCGTGATCGCTCGCAAGATGTCGGAACTGTTTATCGTGTCCCTTATCCACAACGGCGGGGAGTGCTACGAAATTATCCAAACGGGCCGCACGTCAAAAACTGGTTTCGGAAAAATCCGCTACGGTGAACGCCGCGCCCGTAATGCTTTCGAATCCGCCTGTTTTATGGTTGGTGCAAAATAATTATTGACGGGGCCGACGTTAGGCCCCATAATGTAACACATAGGGCGACACAACGCCGCCCACAAACAGAAGAGAGATCGTAAAATGAGCAAATACACCCCGTGGGAACCAATGTACAAAATCACCCTGTTCGAGTGCAGCAAAAACGAACTGGATGGAATTGTCCGCGCCGCTACTGCCGTGATCCGTGGGCTTAACTTCAAACGTTTGACCTTCAAAGAAGTAAAACAAATTTTTGAAATGCCGGATCACAAGGCCGCTTCCCGCTTGGGGCTTACTGTAACATCGCAAGGGCTTTACAAAGATCACGACCTGAAAGGGCCGCACGTGTGGCTTTTAGCTTGCGCCGTGGGCCGCACCATTGCCGACACTATCAAAGAGATGAAAGCGCTACGCGATGACGCAAAAGCCCGCCGGGCCGCGCTGGAAGTGGCACAAAAATAATTTAAAAATAAAGTTGACGCCGGGAAGCGTTACGGGCTATACTCTTTTCATCGGGTCACAACAGACCACAACAAACAAAGAGAGAAACAAAATGAGCGTAATCTTCCTGGTATCTGTTTTCGTAGCAATCGCATCCGCAACCGCAATCTGTGTAAAAATGGGATACTAATAAAATGACTACTTTCAACGCTTTACACTTAAACGCTTTTATCGCTGGTTACATTGAGGCGATGTTATTTGCAGAGACTGCCACCGATAGCGACGGTGAAGAGATCGAAAACCTGGCCGGGTATGAGTTAAGCGCTGAAGCGCTGGACGCCTCCCGCATGGATTGTGCCCGCTTTATGGACGTTGCGCCGCTGTTACTCAAAGGGGCAATGCTGGCGGGGGTTGACTATGATCACACCCAAGCAGGCCGGGATCTATGGTTTAGCCGTCAAGGTCACGGCGTGGGATTCTGGGATCGCGGGCTTGGGTCAATCGGTGACAAACTTCACGACGTGGCGCAGACTTTCGGGTCAAAAAATCTGTTTATCAACGATGCCGGGTTTATTGAGGTGGAATAATGAACCTTACAGATCTGAAGTATTACGACGAACTGACCCCGGCGGCGCAGGCTGAAGCCCGCCGGAATATTGCTGCAAGTGTGGCGTTATGGCGTAAAAGAGACATCAACGCCTTACGGGGTGACTACCTGGTGAACATTCACCGGGCAATAAACGACCCGTATCACATCCGCCGATTCATCAACGGGCAAAGTGCCCACAATAAGATCCGGGATCTGGGGGATACCTATCTGATCCCATACATCCGAGCAAACAAGGTGATCTTTACTGAGTGCGGGGCGTATGTGTACTATCTGGAGCGTTTTATGATGGTTATTGAGGGCCGGGAATGGCTACCCACAGACCAGGATCAAAAAGCGCTCAGGGGGCCGTATAACACCGTTAATGAGCGCGGCCCGGCTTTTCACGATTGGCTTTACGGTATGCACCACAAAATAAAATTTTTCATGATCCGGGGTTGACACCTGGCGCAATAGGGCCGATAATGTCTCACATAGGCCGGGAACATCTCCCCGCAAATGAGGTAAACGAGAATGATTTGGTATCAGAATTTAGAAAACGGGAACTTTTACCGCATAAGCCGTAACCGGGTACTTTTCCGCCGTGGATCTGGTATGTGGGCAAGGCATGAAACGCTGAAGCCTTGCGATCTGGCACACTTCCCATTCATCGGGGTAAATATGAGCCATCCGAGGGCCGAACCATGATCACAGAATCCGAGATCCGCCAAACGTTAGCCGCCTTGCGTTACCTTCACCGCTTGCGCCTGGGGAGTGATCCAACCTATGCCGGGTCATGCCTGGCGAAAGATGCCGAAAACGGGATCGCCACCCTGAAGGAATTAAACGACCGCATGAGAGACAGCGACCGATCCGACTTTATCGGGGGTGAGATATGATCCGCTTTTGTCACGTCATAAAGAATCACATTTTTAGCGGAAACGGCTTTAAAGTGTTTTGGTCAATCCGTGGGCGCTGGACGGCATCCACCGCCGCCGGGTCATTGCCAGGATCGGGCCGGGGTTATGTTGAGGCTACCGGGGAGACAATCCCCGCCGCCCTGCGATCCCTTGATGACCTGTTAGAAGCCCGCCGGGCCGATCTTCTGGAGAAGATAAAAGAGATTGACAACGCATTATTTTACATTCGCTGCGATGGGTACGAAGCCGAAGCCCTGGACGGTATCGCAGAGAAACGGATCGCCATAGACCACCAGCGAACAGCAACAAAGTGCTGATCAAATAAACAGTGTTTCCAGGGGTTGACTTGTTCGCCCCTTTTTTGTTATTCTTATGTCATGCGATGGCACCTGATGCAGGGGGAGACAAACACCGGACCTGCCCGCTATTCAGGGAGGCGGACCGGACCTGGGCCGCGCTGGGCAAATGAGAATGGTTATCATTCCCAATCAAATCAAGTACATACTTTCAAACCGTTGTCAAATTTATTTCACTCCACTGTATAAATGTACATGCCCGCCAAACGCTCTAAAACGCGTTTTAAGCCGTTTTCCCCTTACCCGGTATCCTACATCATAAAAATATAGATCTCCCGAAATCGGACTTTCGCACTTTTTGCCCTTGCAAACGTGAAAATTTTATGTTAGACCTGAAGGGCTGAAAGCCGGGTTTACGTTGACAAAACTTTACAATTCTCCCTATTGCATCGATCCGCCATTGTGGTATTATTTATCACGTAGGGCGGCAATGACGCGACGGCCCACAAAGAGGAGACAGTAAAATGAACCTGACCAACTTCAACCGCTACTACATCCGCGATGAGCAAGCAAATCATTTCGGTTATGATCGTTCGTTCGAAATGCAACAGCACGTAGGCGGCGCAAAGTTACACGTTGAAACTGTTACCTTTGAAAACTATTTTATGGCGACCTTTGACAATGGTTTACAGATCTCCATTGAGTACAAAGGCGGCGTGATGACTCTCGCTACTGAGGACAAATTCCGCAAAAAAGACCTTTTGAACCATCCGGGTTTTGCCAGCAACAAAGAATTATTGATTAAAATTTATATTCGTTGGGTTGTGGGCCGCATCGCTAACGAACAGCAGATCGCCGCCCTGGTGGATCTGGCCCTGAACCTGGATTTAAATTAATCGTTGACAAGGGGGCCGAAAGGCCCCATAATACCCACTCAAGCAACAAACACCCAAAACACTGGAGACCGTAAAATGTCCAAATCAGCTATCAACGCAATCGAAAAAGCTTACGAAGTGATCGCAACCTCCACCACTGGCGCACAGGTCAACCTGATCGGCTACCTGAAAGATGAAAACATCCGTAAAAACTGGCGCAACGCCGATCACCTGGCTTGCTTGCTGATTAACAGCGTGGCAAACGCTTTTCAGTGTGAGACATCCGAAAGCCTGAAAGAAAACATGTTTGATAGCATGGATCAAGCGCTGGAAAGTTACATCGAATCAAACTTAGATTGTTGGAACGGTAAAACCTGGCCGGACAGTCTGAAGGATACAACTGACCAACTGATCCGCCTGGCGGTGATGATTGAGCGAGACAACAACCACACCCGCACTTTCGGCGCATGATGAACCGCCTTTTTAAAATCAATCTACCATTGTGGGCCGCTTTAGCGGTCCTCATTGCCTTTTCTGGCGATACGGTCAACAATTGGATTTTGTCCGCTGTACTTGGACCCGATCAAATGGTCACAACATTTTTAAACGTTTTTGGCGCTACACTGGCAACGGCCCGCCTTGCCTATCGTGGCAAATCAATAAACCGTTATGATCTGGCGCTATCACTGCCCGCCCTGGTTACCTGCCTAAACTGAAGAGACCCGCCACCCCGGCGGGCTTTTCTTTTGTCCCAAACGTGGCAAGCCAGCAGGCCCGGCCCGGTATCGGTCCGACTCCCCCAACTCTTAGATCCTTTCCCTTATCACCTCCAATTGTGGAAATCAACATCTAATTTTATTCACTTTAAAGCGCATAATTGAATAACTGAAGCGCTAACCCACTAGCCAGGGTTGAGAATAGCGGCCCGCATAGAGCCTTACAGAGCGTTTTAGACCCTATTGACTTCTATCTGCAAACGTGTATCAGGCCACAATTGACTAACTCACCTTTTCTTTACATAACTTGACACTATTTATTCATTTATCTGCATAATGCGAGAATGATCCTCATTTACTATCAATAACTTAACTTTTTATTGACTTCTGAGAAAAGCCGGGTTTTACGTTCCCACGGATCAAGGGAGGGCGCGCCGGAGGCGCGACCAATAGAAAACAGGTAACGGATCAACCCCCGTTGCTAACTCGCAACGGTTTTTGCTCACGTTCCCACGGTCAAGGGATGACCGCTTATACCTGTTTTCTATTGGTCATTTGTTGAGGCTTTAGCCTTGAAAGTCAAGAGTTTATTACGCTTACTTTCACCCGGTAAACCGGGCTGTAATCTAGTGCGTAAACGCACAAAGTCAAGTCTTATCTGCAAAAAGATTATGAATGAGAATGCATCTTATCTGCATAAAGATGTCTGAAGAGGCGGACCCGGTACGGGCCGGAGGGCCTCAGATGGTAATGATTATCGTTCGCAAAGTGTACAGATATGGCGTAATTGCCTGGCAAAATTCGCTCTTCGTGTCAATAGAAAAATAATTTTTATTTTGTTTTTGCGTAAACGATAATGGTTCTCATCCGCGAACCATTCTCAAAGGGCGAGTGCGAATCATTCTCATTATCATGCCACAAGGTGAGTGAGACCCATTCTCATCTGGGCCAGTGCTGGCGGGCCTCTCCACGTGTTGGGAATGATTATCATTATCCCGGGTGCGTATAAGGTGTATTATGTTAAATGGGTATCAGCGGCGTGATGCACAGTCAGACCGATGAGTCAATAGGACAAGTGTAAAGATGGGCAAGATGGTAGACATTTTGTGGAGTTGATCACGTAAAGCGGGGACCTCCCCGGTTCGATTGGGCAAAGGCTGAGAAGGGCTAACTCATTGATTCATAAGGATATTTGGGGAAAATAACGAGGCCCCTCCCCACCCCCTGATCGCCATGCCTGGCAGCTATATCCATACGCTGGGATATTTTTCTGGTTTCTGGGCAAGAAGGACCACCCCTGATCGCGTCCTAAAAATTTTGGCGGGAGGGTATTTTGACATAAAAAGAGGGCACAGCGCCTTACAGGTGAGCCTCTCCGGCTCCCTTGATATTTGGGCAATGTGGGAATACAGACGGGTACGTCTCTGTGGGAACAGGTATAACGGATTTATCCCGGCGGGAGAGGGCCTCCCGGACGGGGTGGTGCGCCTCTTCAGAAAGGTCTTGACAATGTGGGGAGAAATCAGGAAATCTTGTCAGCCATTTTGGGCGACATTCGGGATTGTAAACCATTTTGGCTGACGCCGAAGTTATGCACAGGTCTGCCTCTTCAGGCGGTGGGTTAGACTCAAGTGTGCCTCTTCAGGTCTACCAGTGTGGGAAACAAAATCACGGAGGGAAGATACAAAAGAACCGCCCGGAGGCGGTTATATGTGGACGTAGGCTGGCTCTGCTACAGAGTGTGGGAAATACTGGAGGTGTTCTCTATTGTGGCGCATGAGGCATACCTTGATGCCGTTCCACTGACCCGTTGTGGTTGGGCCATTGGTAACCCATTCCCGGATGCGTCTACGGAGTATCGGGTACTCAACACCGACTTTTCCCTTACTGGTGCGGCAATGGATGATGGAGTCACACAGTTCCATATACTCCCTGTACCGTAAAGATTTGGCGTACTCCTCATCGACACTCTTCTTCATGGCATCTAAGTCGGCCTTGAGTCTACGGCGCTCCCGTAGGTCAGCGCCCCACAGGTGAGCCACGGTAGGCGCGACCTGGGTGTAAGTGGTCCGTCTCTTTAGGCAGGTTTTCATAGGTGTTCCTCTTTGGCATGTTTTGGACATGTGGGGAGTATACCGATATTTTGGGATAGGGTCAAGGGCCTTTCGGCCCTTTTATACGAGGGAGAAATAGGTGTGGAATTCGACATCGTTACCGATGAAGATCCAATCCCAGATACCACGTTGGGCGTCACCCTCCACCTGGATTCGTCTGTAGTGACCACGGTCGTAACAGTCGGAATTCTGAAAGAGGTACTTGGACCCCGGTATAAATCCGTGTGGATTCTTCTTGACGCAGGTGACAATACCACATGCCGGAATATCCATTTCAAGGCGGGCCTTGAACAGGTCTGCCTCTTTACGCTTTTGATTCACCTTCCGGAGGATTGGACTCCATCGGTGTGCAATCTTACTCACAGGTAATCCTCCAGCTTTTTGAGCCAGTAACCGGACAGGTCCCGGCGGTATTTATCCACGGGGCCGCTGTCCATAATCTGGTAGATCACGCCGTCCCTCTGGTCCTCGAAGATACGCACGTCACAGTCCACGTACAGGTAACGCAGTTCCTTCTGCGTGAAACCATACGTCGGATACCACTCGGAGACCTTGACCTCCATCGGCACCTTAATCATTTGACTCAGCCCCTGCCTGATATGCGTCCCATAAATCCTCAACGTACTGCTTGTCAGGGTGGTCGGACGGCTCATATCCCGTCAGGTCCTCGAAGAAGTCGTTGAACTTGTCCCGGAGGGTGCGGGGCGCCCGATTGGGCGCCACGGTATAGTCTAAATAATAAGACATAAAAACTCCTTACAGGTTTCGAAAACCGCTCACCACATGGTCTCCCAATGCCCCACCTACCCACAGTCGATAGAGGTTGTGCTCTCGACGCAGGATCTTTCCGTACACTGACATCCCCGGTTTGAACTCGTCGTACTTGTAGCCGTCCTCATCCTGATACCAGATACGGATAGTCAGGCCCTTCTCCCAGCATCGGCCCAAGAGGGCCATCTGGTAGGTATGGACATCATTGAGGCCCTCCTTGAAGATGAGGAGGTCAGTGTACGAAAACGACGAATGCACATTGAACCGGGTCGGCGCATCCGACGGATGAAAGTTTACAATATTCACAGAAACCCCTTAGTTATCAACAGGTTCGGTAGGAGTATCCCGGTAGTCCGGGATGACCACCGCCGTCTTATCAACACCCGAGACCACCCTGTAGCACTGGCCTCTCTGAGGTGCAGGCTTGTCAAGCAGCCCACGTATTTCATCCGGGGTGGCTTCCCGGCACGTGTAGTTCAAGTCGGTTATGATGCAGAACGTTTCGCCAATTTCTCTTGCTATCTCCTTGTTCGGGCAGACGGCGAGCAGTTTACCGTGGGGGTCCAGTACACTATGTGCAGCAAGCATCAGCAATCCCCCAGTCGGCGATTGAAGCTGGCTACATCGTCTTCGTTCGCCGGACGAATGGTGCAGGTATTCATCATAAACCCGTCCTGATACCGACGGAACTGGTGAGCCATGATCCAGTTGTAAGTCAGACACAGGATGTTGCCGTTGATGTCCTCAACCACGTGAGGAACGTTCAGTGTTTCTTTGCATGGTTCGTAACTCATTGTTTATCCTCCAGTTCCGCCAGCCGGGCGGTGTCTCGTGCGATACGTTCTTTGAGCAGAGCAATCTCTCGATCGCGTTCCTCTTCCTTCGTTGCCAAAGGATACTCCACTACCAGCCCGGTAGACAGGATCTTCAGTTCGGTGCGGTGCCCGTTAGCATAGTGAATGATCCGGGTCCCGGCCTTGTACATCTTGTCTAAGTCTTTCATAGGCCCTCCACAAAAACACACCAAGCCCCGAAGGCAAAGGCCGAGAGGAGTAGTCCCCATGCCACCCAAGCATACCATGCAGGCCAGAAATAGAAGTCGCAGTTTTCCCATTCGGCGTTCGGATTGTTAATCATTTGTCCTCCTCTCAATGACTACCATGCCCGAGGCACAGTTCACCATACAGAAAGATCACCGCTGCGACGCAGGCCATGAATACACAGAACCCCATCATTTCACGAGTCCCCTTTCTCCAGCTTCCCGCAGAAGCTCTATCAGTAAGATTGCCAGCTTGCCGTTAGGCGGCAGGCCGTTGCGAGAATCACGATCAATCCCCAGTCGCGTCAACTGGATTGACAGGCACAGCTTCCCGTTGGTTTGGGCTTTGATCTTCTCTCGAAGGGCTACCAGTTCTTCTGTTGTCATCGCATCAGTCCTCGTGAACGTGCCTCTTGGCACAGAATTTCCTTCACCTCAAGATCATCAGCACATATCGTGACGTGGAGACTGGCCTTGGTGTACGTAATGATTAGTTGTAGCAAAGTCCCCTCGGTAAGTTTACGGATATTTTCACGTACAACCTCTTTCTCTTCGTTTGTCACAGATGGTCTCCTCTTCAGTTGATGTATCCAATATACACCAGTATGTTTACGCTGTAAACATGTTTCGGGGTATTTGTCGAAAAAAGTTCATTCCTTAAACATGAAAACCGCCCGGAGGCGGTTATTTGCGGAAGATTTCCACCTGGACGGGGTCGTATGCCCCCTCAGGGTTGAACGGGTGCCTCCAGCACGAGAACAGGTTCGGATCATCCTTGCTGTCCTTGATGCGCTGCCGAACCTCTTTGAGGCTGGTGAAGTACCCGACGTGGACGATGTAGTCTTCTTCCAAGATAAGATACTCAAGTTCGTACAGATATGCCTTCATGTCATTCTCCGTATTTTTCTTTCAGTCGGGCCAATTGTTTACGCTCTTCCGCCTCTTGGCGACGAGCCTCCGCCTCAACGTTTTGCTGCTGCTTACGTTCCTTCGCTTCCCGGTCTTGACGGACCTTGTCACTGTACAGTCGGGCTGCACGTAACTGTGCCTCGGAGAACATCTCGAAGTGCTCTTTAAGGTAGTTATCGTACACCTCGTCACTGGCGACATCAACCGAGTGATCAGTCCCGAAGTATCCGTTGATCCCAAGGACAATTTCAGCCGCTTCGGTGTAATCGTAGTCCTTGTTCATGTCACGAGTCTGAGCCACCATGTCGATGAAGATTGACCGGGCCAGTAGGTCGATAGCCTCATCTCGGTCCGCCACCGTCCCCAGGCGGAAGTCGCTGTCGGTGCGGCCTTCGCAGTAACCACCACGGAAAACCTGCCCGTTCTCACGATAAGAAATAACTGTGTACACATCAACCCCCGCAGTATTTGTTTGGGTCCGTACCATCCTCATCGAGGTCACGGACTATGTGTTTAGGCCCATTGTACTTGGTCCGGAGTTCCTTTGCAACCTTTATCGCCTCGTCGAGGAAATAAATCCGCAGGTTCTCCGGGTCTGCGTGACAGTAGTGGCGCTGCACATAACGCCACGGAGACCACCAGTTGAGCTTGAACTTTACGTAGTAATACTCATCCGTCATCCCCGGGTACTCTTTCTTGTGGTGCTCGATCAGAATCTTCATCATCCCTCCAGATCAAAGAAGTCTTCGTACTCTCCATGCAGGATGTCACTGATGTCACGCATGTCTTTCCGGATGGAAAACTTGTGTGCGTCCACAAGGGTCTGTAACATTACCTGTTTCCCCGGTAAGGCCGTCAGCCCCTCTGCGTACTGGGTGTACAACTTGTAACAGTGCAGGTCGATCCCCCACAATTTCACAAGGCCCGGGTACTCTGCCTCGATTGCCACGGAGAAATCGTAGTATTTGTCCAACCAGTAGTCCGGATTGAGAAGATTCTTCAGGCTTCTCATCAGTTCCGGGTCGCTTTCTGCGTCAGATACCATCTTACGTACATCATCAACTGTTACCATTTTTGGCCTCCAAGGTATCATTATTTTGCAGTTTTGTGCAGAAAAGTGCCAGATTTTTGACTTTTACGTGCAAAAACGGTACTTTTCTACCTGATTTGTGCAGCATACGTGAAATAGGGGTGGAAATCAACCACTCCATACATATCCAGATTCGCTGGGGACATGATCCTTAATTTCCCGGGTTGCCAGTAGAGACTCCCCGAAGGTGCTGTTCTGAAACACCATGAACCCGTACTGAACCTCAACCTGGTGCCGTATGTAAGCAATCCAGCCGGGGTACAGTATCTCGAAGAACTCCCCCTCATCCGGGCACCAGATAAAGTCCTTTTCCCCAACCTGCTTTATGTAATCCCAGATTTCTTTCGGCAACCGGAGGCTTATCTGGTGACCTCCGTACTCAAATTCATCGTGCTCCAGTTGCCCATTGTACGGAGGTCTCCCACTAGACCGCGACAAACCCATCCTCGTTCATCAGAACGTGGTTCGGTGCCCAGAAATCGTGCCGGGACTCAAGCCACAGGTAGAAGCGGCGCTTCTGGGATAGTGGGTGAGGCATGGTCTCGTAGGATACGAGGGCCGTCCGGCCCTTATTTTTCCCACGGAGGATACGCACACGCTGATCCTTTTTCCACTGAGACTGTACCCGTGGTGAGTCGAAGCATTTCGGTAAGCAGTCACCCATTAAATCTCTCCTTCAATGCAGCGTCCACACCATGCAGGCCGGGAAGCAATTGTTCTATCTGAGCACAGATGCCCGGATAAAGAAACTCAAGAAATTCAAGCTCTTCGTTCCGTATATCTGTGCAATCCTCGAAGAACCCTGTCATTGGGACAGGTGGTTGCCATACCTTGTCGGCAGCGCGTACCTTCAGGAACAGGTCGTCGTTTGGCATTGCCATCCAACTGATCCTCTCCTTAGGTCCGGTAGTTGAGATGCTGAAATGGCGGGGGGTTGTGGTCGTCGTACCCCCGAGATAGTTGCCGATCTCAAACTTAAACTTCACCTCTGGCTTTCCAACACGCTGAACCACCCGGTTGTCCTTCCTGTGTGCCCCGTATGATGTCCAAATTAATTGCTCAACATACTTCCGACGGCTAAGTTGCTTCCACTGCCACTCCTTGAACAGCTTGTGCAGAGTGGTCTTAGTCAACCTTGGGATCATCAGTGTCCTCCGGCAGGATCTCAAATTTGGCTACACCCAGAACCACTACGTGGCCCAGCGACAGAACCCCGGTCCACGGTGTACCATTACGCTTAGGCCGGGTCCCTTCAACATCACAGAAGCCGTTTTTAAGCTCGGTTGAAGTGAAAACCTGGCCCTTCGGAAAGACCTTGTTGAAGTCCGTAATCACGTTCGTACATTTCAGCTTCAATAGACCCTCCTTCCAGTTTCCAAAGACATTTCGATCGCCTCGATATCATGAGAGGCAGCGGTCAGTTCCGCAGAGTGCTCAACACGTTGCCACGGGGTGTACTCGTCCGTATATGTGTTTACCCTGACTGCCTTCTCCAGCCAATCTTTCAGTAGCGAAAGCTCCAATCTCAATTCTTGGCGCTCAAGATTGTTGAGCACCTTCCCCGCAGGGATATTACCGTTAGACATAGACCTCCTGTATCCCCTTCAGAGGGTAATCAATAACTTATCCCCTAAAAGGGATAACCAACATGACCAGTATACACGACTGTTTACGGATTGCAAGCAATAAAAAAAAAA